ATTTTTGAGAATTGAAAACAGGGTAAAAAACATGATTTATTTAGAGAGCCTAGAGAAGAAAATCATGTTTTTTTAAAAGTTATGAAGGATAGTTATGTAGGACTGAAAAAAAGGCACTACAGACCAATAAGTTTAAAGGTTCTGTACTTTTTCTATGTATCATATAATGGTACATAATGATACATATTTAGGCACAGAAAAGCACGAAAAAAGCACGAGCAAATATCATTGTGAAAAGTGTGACTATTCTACGTGTCATTTAGGATTATGGAAAAGACATATTAACACGAAGAAACACAATGGTACAAAAATGGTACATGATGATACAGAAAACGCACCGAAAAGGACAACTAATACAACCTCCGTAACAAATACTTATGTTTGTGAATGTGGAAGAAACTACAAGTATCATAGTGGTTATTACAGACATAAATCAAAGTGTAATTTTATAATCAAGGAATTATCAAACACGGTTATTTCAAAAAGTAATAATACGGATTATCGTGAGAGATATGAGCAAAAATTAGAAGAAAATCTTGAACTAGCTCATGAGATAATACGTAGTCAACAAAAAGCATTGGATGAAATAACGGTTGCTTCAAATCAGAGTAATAATAGTAATAGTTTCAATACAATAAACAACAATGTACAGATTTATCTCTCTGAAAATTGTTCAACAGCTATGACATTGGAGGACTTTGTTAAAAAACTTCAAATAACAATGGAGGATTTGAAGATTGCAAAATCTGATGCAGCAAAAGGTCTTGCTCAGATAGTAAGTAATAATTTAAAACCGTTGGCACTTACTGATAGACCTGTACATCATGTATCTCAAGATGAATGGTTTGTGAAAAATAAAGAGGGTTGGAAAGAAGATGATGGAGAAAAATTATTATCTCAAACACATGCTGGGTTGAGAAAACAGTGGCCAAATGTATTTCAAGATTGCAACCCAAATTGGATGGGAAATGATAAATTATCAAATGAATATTGCGAGCTGGCTGGAATGGCAACAAAAGAATTATCAGCCAAAGAAAAAGGTGATGCAAAAAAGAAGATTAGTCAATCATGCAAAATCGACAAATAAATCTACTTTGATTTATCCTGTATTCTCTCTAACAATTCTTTGTTATAAATAAGATTTCCAGTAGGTTTGTATGTATCAATCGGTCTGTAATCCTTATTCGTTTTGGTAACAGAAATATTTTTAGTTTTTCTGCCTAATATTAATGAGTTAGGATCATTTTTATCGAATCCATTACTACTTGCATCATCTTCTTGATTTTTTGGAGTTTTCTGATTTCCCCATCCATCGAATTGCATACCAGTTTTTTTTCGGATTTCATCGCGTACATATGTAGGAGTCCACGTTTGCCATGATATAAAAATTAGATTTGGGTGTGTATATCTTATAACAAATCCATTCTCTCTGAGTTTATCAATAATATAAGCAGTACATGCACCATGATCATATTTTGGTACACCAATAATCATTTCAGGAACAACATACCAACAATGCTGATCGTTAGGATTTATACGAGCCTGATGTTTAATTTTAGTGTGAATCCTAGTAAGTATTTTATTATAAACCTTGAGTGTATTTAAATCACTTTGTTTCTTTCGCTCATAAAGGTCATCTAAGTTAATTTTGGTATTACCAACCTCTTCATCTCCTAGTGTAAAAATAGTATCCATATTACATTAGTTGAAGAAAAAGTAATAAAAAGTGAAACGTAAATATATATAATGGTGATTAAACACATTGTAATAGCTGGAGGCGGACCAACAGGGTTGGTATCATATGGAGCCTTGAAATATTTAAATAATGTAGGATTCTGGAATAAGAATGAGATAGAAACTATATATACTTCATCAGTGGGCGGTATTATAGGTGTACTTGCCACACTAGACTATGAATGGGATGTTATTGATGATTATTTAATAGAGAGACCATGGGAAAAGGCGTTTGCTCCAATGAAAAATGATATTCTTGAAATAATGTATGACAAGGGGATTGATGGACAAGAGATGTATAATATTTGCTTAGCTCCATTACTTGCCGGATTAGATATGAAATTAGAGACAACATTACAGGAACATTTTGACCGTACTAATATTGAAATTGTATTTACTGCAACAGAAATAAATCACGATAAATGCTTGAAGGGTGTATTAATTTCATATAAAAATTATCCTGATATGATGTTAAGTCAAGCACTAGCATGTACTAGTGCATTTCCAATGCTTTTCAAACCTATATTTGTTGGTGATGAATGTTTTGTAGACGGTGGCCTAATTCACAATTATCCCCTTAATCATTGTTTGGAGAATACGGAGTGCGGAATAAATGAGGTGCTTGCTCTTACAAATACAGTAGGCGAGAAGCCTATTAAACTAGATGAATCATCGTCATTTTTAGAATATGCTAGAATGATGATGAAAAAGTGTCATTGGACACTTGAGACTTCTAAGGATCAGCCTCTGGTACCAAATAGTATAATTTCTCATACAGAGGATATATCTGATATGACAACATGGTTTGAAACACTATCAGATAGAACATTGCGAGTATCATTAATTACCAGAGGTGAGGAGGATGCTAAACAATTTATTAGAGAGACGTCTCAAGAAACTGATTAAGAGTATCCATGTCTGGCTTTGCGTCATATTCAATAACCTTTTTATTATGGCTTAGCTTAATGGTAGGATAACCTTCAACATTAAATCTCTCTGCTGTTTCAGGATCTTTATCACAGTCAACCTCAATAAAATTGATCTTCACTCCATTTACTCCAGTAGATTCTAGATTTTCTTTAAGTTTCTCCCATACAGGTAATGCTTTCTTGCAGTGTGGACACCAAGTAGTATAGAAAAAGTATAAATCTGCGGCATCCGAACCACTTCCATTATCTTGGATGAACTCTTTGTTTGGAACATAAGCAGCGTCTACTCTGGGCTTTACATAGCTATTATATACCCAAATTGCTACTGCAATAAAAATTGCGGCTAAAATAATAACAACCATTAGTTTTTTGTTTTGCAACACATTTACCAAACCTTCTCTGATCTTTTCAATCATATAGTATTACTTATTAAAAATCTTATAAAGGATTAACGAACTAGCCTAAAGATTTCATGATCTATATATTATCATGATTTTCAGGGCATTTGATGGTTCTATTGTTGAAGTAAATAGACGTGATTATAAAGACGACAAAGAATACTATGCAACTATTGCAAATGTAGTTTTAGGAAAGCGTTTTTCTTCAAACCAACCTACATTTATAAGTAAAACAATTGATATAATCAATAAAAGACCGTATATGTAGAATATACTACAAGCACAAATAATATCACACAAAGTAAACATCCTGCAAATATGTTTTTTTTGTACAATGCATGTTCAGGTGAATACATGATATCTGGAGTTACTGTAAAAATTGTGTGAATATTTTTTAAAAACATTAATGAAGCATACATCATTACTAAAGTAGCTATGAATTGAATCAGTTTACCATAACCACCAATGAGGTTTTTACTTAAAGATGATAATGCTAAAAATGCTAGCGCTACACCTATCATAACAGAAATATCTTTAGTATTATCAGCAAAGTCTGTAAATGCGGTCATAAGTATAATATTAGATGATAAGATTTTCTAACCATACACTAATATGGCTAGAAAAACTAGGAAGTTAAAAAGAAAGACATCATCTAAAAAAACTCGCACGTTTAAAAAAAAGGACTTTAAAAGTGGAGATGGAATGCTTACAACTATATGGGGACCTAGCATGTGGCATTACCTACATACAATGAGCTTTGGTTATCCAGTTAAGCCTACTAAAGAACAAAAGCGGGACTATAGACAATTTGTTTTAAACTTGCAGAATGTACTGCCATGTAAATATTGTCGAATTAATCTTAAAAATAATTTCAAAGTACACCCAATTAAAATGTGTCATATGGCTAGTCGTGATAAGTTTTCAAGATATATTTATAGATTGCATGAAATTGTTAATAATATGCTTGGAAAAAAAAGTGGTTTGAGTTATTGCGATGTTCGCGAACGATATGAACATTTTAGAGCCAGATGCACAGAAGAAAACCCAAAAATGTTTCGGTTTAGAAAAACAAAAAAAATAAAAGAAAAGGGATGCACCGAACCATTATATGGTAAAAAAGCTAAGTGCATAATAAAGATAGTACCTCACGATGAGAAATGCAAAACTTTAGAAATAGATGAGAAATGTATAAAAACGCGTTTATAATTATTATCTATTAATAAAGTATAGATATGTCAGATCAAGCAACATTACAACAGGCAGTTTTACAAATTGCCAGAGAGTTTGATACCGTATTATCAAGCAGTGAAGTTCCTGGACAAAATAGCGCAGCTTCTATTATAAAAGGTCAGCAAATCGCCGCTTTAGTAAGTGTATATTCTAATGGAATTGGTATGTTATCAGCAATGATGGAGATACCCGTGTCCCACGTTATGCAAATGGTTGATCAAGCATCTGGAAGAGGAGCCACTATTAATACTTACATTGGTGGAGATATGGGAACCAGTGTAGGATTTGGGTTAACAGATACAAAAAATCAACTGGCTACTTGTGGACCTCGTCGTGGCGGAAGGAAAGGCAAGAAGGGAATGAAACAACATGGCGGTCTTGGAATACCAAACAGATATGATATATTAACTATGATTTTATTGGGCACTGCTGGTGCCCAAGCATTAAGTGCAGCTGGAGGGGCCTCAGCAGTTTCGAATGGAGGACTAGCTGCATTTAACTATGTAAGTAATATGGTGATTGATTATGCAATTAGTATTGGTTTATTCAAACAGCCTTGTGGAGGACCTGCTGCAACTTCATGGAATATTTTATTGAGAGCTACGATAGGGGCCGGCGGTATCCCAGTAGAATCTTGTGCAGATAAGATTATGTATAATGATCAACAAGTTATTGCGATAAAGGCTATGCTTGTTACCCTTTGCGGCACCCTCGGAGGTGTAACAGCTGCGTATACTGCAAGCTCCATTGGACGTGGGATGAGCTACGTATATCAATCAATTAAAGAAAATATTAGTAAACCTATTTTTGATTATATCATGCTTAAAATTGCACAGGGAGTTAATGCGATTCGTTCAGGTGCACTTACTGTTTGTCAATATGTAACCGGGTCCAGTGGACAAGCTCCTGCCACGAAAGAAAAGGCAGACCAGGCAAGCAATGCAGGTTCACAATTGGAGGCAAAGGCATTGACGGAAGCTGAAGCTGAGGTTCGTGCATTAATTGCGTCTGTAGTAAAAAGTGGTGGAGGTCTTTCACTTGCACAGGCGGAGGCAATTGTAGCACAATTAAAACAAGCAAAGATTCAAACTGATCCTGTGATGGCTGCGACATTTCCAGAAAGGTCGGCTGCCGAGAAGGAGGGTGGCAGCGGGAAACCCCGTCGTAGACGCACCAAGGCTACTACCCGCAAGGGAAAGAAAGTAAAGAAAGGAAAGAGAGGAAAGAAATCTAAAACTGTAAAGCGTGGTCGTAAGCCTAAATCTTCTCGCAAAGTCAAAAAGGGAAAGGGCAAAGCTACTCGTCGCAGTAAAAAATAAATGATATCATTTGTATAAAAATTGTAATACATATGATAAATTACATACCAAACTGACTAAAGTCAGAGAGAACCGGTCTAGGAAGATAAGAATCATCGTTTGCGCGATAATTAGGTACTTTTTTGCATTCAAATGCTGGCTCTGGGCATCTTGCACATGGAGGGCATGGTGGAGGTGCTTCCGTGCGCGGACATGTACTATTAGAAGGGCATGCCGGACATACAGGGGGTACGATTTGTGACTTTAATATGTAAAGATCTTCATCTCCTGCAGGGATCTGATTTGCATATATTCCGTTGCTGGAAACAGTTGAAACAGAATTACCTTGAGGTCCGGTATAAGTAGTAGCGCTTCCATATGCATTATTATATGAAGTAGATGAGACATCATTGCTGTTATAGCCATTGTAGTTATCACTAGAGTCAGCAGTGACAACATTACCATTGGGACCTACAGCAGCAGATTTACCTGTAGCATCATTAGAATATGTATTTACTGTATCTCCAGCTGGGCCAGTATAAGAACCGGTTTTAACCTGATTAGATGTAGTAGATAAATCACTTTGCATTCCTTCACGCATGCAACCGCTCAGTCCTCCTAAAAACGAACATAGTATTAGTGAAAGGATAAGGATCATAAATAAATGAATCGCACGTAGTTTCATTATATTGTATGGTTGGAAAAAAGTTTGCTGTTAAATTGAATGATTAAAAGAAGTAACCTATATATTATATACACAGTTAGTAACAATATGCAAGGACTACGACGTAAATATGCTGATGACAATTATATTGAAATAGGAATAGATGAAGCCGGAAGAGGACCAATGTTTGGTAGAGTATATGCTGCAGCAGTAGTACTTCCTCAAACAGATGGATTTAAACATGATGATATGAAAGATAGTAAAAGATTTCACTCAGATAAAAAAATAAATGCAATCGCTGATTATATCAAATCAAATGCACTCGCATGGTCGGTTGCTTATTCAACTGAATCAGAAATAGACGAATATAATATTCGTAAAGCAACACATATGGCAATGCATAAAGCAGTTAAAACTGTAATGGAAGATCTTGATGAACAAGATAACAATATTCATTTAATTGTAGATGGAAATGACTTCACTCCATATACAGTATTTGATGGTAATTGCATACTTCCAATAAGATACACAACAGTTGAAAAAGCAGATAACTTGCTTACTAACGTAGCAGCTGCATCTATACTAGCTAAAGTTGATAGAGACAATTATATACTAGAGTTATGTAAAGAAGAACCTGAACTAAATGAGCGGTACGGGCTAATTAAAAACAAAGGATATGGAACAAAACAACATATGAATGGGATACTTGAATATGGTACTTCAAAATATCATAGACATACATTTGGGCTATGTAAAAATTATGCACATGAACATTTGAAATAGTCGTTTGTATAAGTAATTGATTTATTTTTATTATAGAAAATTGAAACTATAACATATAAATAGCATTACAACATACAAGACCTTCAAATGAACAAAATGCAACAGAATAAAAATCATCAAAGTTTTGATGGTTTTAAATATTATCTTGCAACAAAACCCATGAATAACAGTGAATGGCATTTCAGCATTAAACCATTTGTTGTATTGAAAAACTACAATTATCTTATAGGTCAATTTCTAACTACATTATGGTATAATCAATTATGTGAGCATGACCAATGGACATGTGAAGTCGTGGTTATACGAGTAGCGAAAGGGGCAAATAGCGAAGAGTTTAAAGCAATTAAAACAATTATGAATGGATTAGCAGCACTAGGTAATGGTTATGATAACTATGATGCAATTGTCATGCATGGATCCCTAGACAGTTCCAGTTATGTAAATGGCAAACATCATATACTTGAGAAACTTCAAACCTCAAAAGTAGGCGACGCTGTATCGATTAAGCGTCAACTAAAAATGTCGACTTCTGGTATCATAAATATGACTTTGCAAGGTTCTTACAACGACAGTGGCGAATGTAATATTACATTAACTTTGCCGTTCTTTGAAATATGCTTAGATCATATGTAAACGGTACAATATGACAAACTCTTATATTTTTCTTTACAAAATTGATTATAAATTAAAGTAATATTGTTGTATACTAATAGTAAAAATGAAGGTAATTGTATTTGATACAGAAACAACTGGTCTCCCAGAAGGATGGAATACCTCTATTCTTGAAACTGATAAGTGGCCACATATCGTTCAAATTAGCTGGGTATTGTTTGATATCGACAAACAGGAAGTAGTTAATATGGAGGATCATATTATAAAATGTAATGTACCAATTCCAGAAGAAAGTGTTAGGATTCATGGTATTACAAAGCAACGATCTGAAAGAAAGGGTGTACCTCTTCGCGATGCAATGAATCTCTTCGATAGAGATTTACAAGAAGCTGATGTAGCGGTAGCTCATAATATTTCATTTGATAAACGAATGTTAATGGTAGAAGCAATAAGACATCATCGTAAACAATACTTTACAAGAGATGGAGTCAAGAAGCAAGAAGTTTGTACAATGAAAAGTACAAAAGATATATGCAAAATCGAAAGAAATAATTCTAAAGGAGAGGTTTACAATAAATATCCAACATTGTCCGAACTACATAATCATTTATTTGGATATAATCCATCAGGAACACACGATTCAATGGCAGACGTGCTTATTTGCTTGAGATGCTATTTGCTACTCGAAACCGGAAAAGATATTATAAAAAGTAACCGTGGGCAATTATCAAGTATTTATGAGCTTTACTGCGGAAGTTATTAAATTATCATATGTTAGTAAATTGATAAAATATGATATAATTTTTTATTTATGCTGAGCACATCAAGCATGGTTCTTCTTCTCTTGGTATATCTTCATTTTGTGTAGGATCAATTGTAAATTGTTGGGGCTGATGTCTTGGCTTTCTACGAAGATAATACATACCTGTCTTAAGTTTTTTCTGCCAAGAATAGAAATGCATCGATGTAAGTGATTTATAATTTGGATCTTCCATCCAAAGATTGAGACTTTGTGATTGACAAATAAATGCACCACGATCGGCAGACATATCAATGATATCCTTCATTGGAATCTCCCAAACAATTTTATATTTTTCCTTGATATTATCTGGTAGATCTTTGATGTGTTGAACACTACCTTTATTTGCAATAATACTATCTTTCAAATCTTCACTCCATATTCCTAGGTGAGTTAATTCTTTAATAAGATGTCTATTCACTACAACAAACTCACCTGCAATTGTTCTGCGAGTGTAAATATTACTTGTAAATGGCTCAAAACATTCATTATTACCAAGGATTTGTGATGTCGATGCAGTTGGCATAGGTGCAACTAGAAGCGAATTACGTGTACCATATTTACAGATATCAAGTTTCAGCTTTTCCCAATCATATCGATCAGATGGTGTTACATCCCACAAATCGAATTGAAATCTGCCCTTAGATAATGGTGAACCAAGAAATGATGAGTACGCCCCTGCAGGAGAACCTCCTCGAGCTGCAATAATTTCAGCCATAATCGGTTTAGCCCTAATTACAGCTTCTTTGCATTCCTCTCCCATTTCTTGACAATAATCTCGTTTTACATTGAGACGATCCATACCTGGGGTATTTTGTTTGAATATTGGTTCAATTTCATCCCAAGCTGATAGTTTGCGCATATCACTGTCTCTTTTTTTAGAAAGTTCCATTGACATTTCTAGTGATGCATGGTAAATTGTCTCAAATATTTTTTTATTTATATCCTTAGCTTCATCTGAAGTAAATGGCAAATCCATCATAGCAAATACATCTGCCAAACCTTGTATTCCTATTCCTATTGGTCTATGTAGCAAATTGCTACGCTCGGTTTTTTCTGTAGGATAATAATTAATATCAATTACCTTATTAAGATTGGAGGTAACAGTCTTAGCAATTGTATGTAGCTTATCAAAGTCAAATGTTTTATTATCAATATTAACAAACATTGGAAGACCAATACTTGCAAGATTACATACTGCAGTCTGGTCCTTGTCACTATATTCAATAATTTCAGTACAAAGATTGCTACTTTTAATAGTACCTAGATTTTGTTGATTACTCTTTAGATTTGCAGCATCTTTATAAAGTAAATATGGTGTACCTGTTTCCATCTGCGAATCGAGAATCTTAAACCATAGCTCTCTTGCTTTAATTTTTTTTGTAAACTTTCCGTCAGCTACATAAGAATTATACAACTTATTAAATGTTTCCCCATATGTCTCAGATAAGCCCTGACAAACATCAGGACACATAAGATGCCATTCTTTATCATTTTTCACTGCTTCCATAAATAGATCGGGTACCCAGAGTCCATAGAATAGATCACGTGCTCTCAATGCCTCGTCGCCGTGATTTTTCTTTAGATCTAACCAATCAACAATATCATTGTGCCATGGTTCTAGATAAACAGCAAAACTACCATTTCTTTTACCACCACCTTGGTCTACATAACGAGCTGTTGCATTAAATACCTGCAACATAGGAGTAAGGCCATTTGATGAACCATTTGTTCCGCGAATATGTGTTCCTCTAGCTCGAACATTATGAATATGAAGTCCGATACCACCTGCCCATTTTGATATTTGTGCACACTCTTTTAGAGTATTATAAATACCATCAATAGAATCTGACTCCATTGCAATAAGATAACATGAACTGAGTTGAGGTCTTGGGGTACCAGAATTAAATAAGGTTGGTGTTGCGTGAGTAAAATATTTTTGTGACATTAGATGATAGGTTTGAATTGCAGCATCAACGTCATCCAAATGAATCCCAAGAGATACTCTCAACCACAAATGCTGTGGTCTTTCAACGATTTTATCATTAACTTTTATAAGATATGCACGCTCGAGTGTTTTGAATCCAAAATAGTCAATAAGAAAATCTCTATCATAGTCGATAATAGAATCGAGTTTTTCTGCATTTCTCAAAACAATATTATATAGATCATCGCTAATAATAGGAGAACTCGCCCCATTATGGTCAATAAAATTATAAAGCATGCCCATTGTATCTGAAAAACTTGAACTGGTGCTTTTTTGGTGATTAGACACTACAATACGGGCAGCTAAATCACCATAGTCAATCTTTGTAGTAGACATTGATGCACATTGTTCAGCAACAAGCTCATCAATCATATTTGTAGTGATTCCATCATGGAATTGATCAATAACCTTCATAACCAATGGTGCGTATGTAATATTTAATTTAGGATTAATATTGGTACTAAGATTTCTGAGACGCGTTAAAATCTTATCAAATGATACATCTTCTTTAACTCCATCTCTTTTTGTGACTTGCATCTGTTGTTCCATATTGTATGTATGAATAAAAGGGATAAGTTTAAACCAGTGTGTCAAAATATTTATTATTTGTTAAAAACAATTATTATAATTCTATTATAGGATTATCTATTACAGGATTATCTGTTTCGGGTTCAATATGTATTGTATCGTCATTGCATATAATATCTGAACAACATTCAAACCAACAAATAAGACAACCACATGACACTATTAGAAATGCTATTATTATTATTACTGATTCGGAAGACATTATTATTATCACGCGCAGTCTCTTTAGTTGATTTTATATTATAAACGATACCTTGAATAACTAAAATAACAAAATAATATCACTATAAACTATACATGAATCAACTAAATAGTACTGGATTGGTTTCATTAATAATGATTTTTGTTATTTTAGGTGTAATTTTGCCTTTAATGACTAATAAAGAGGGTATGTCAGCCGGCATTTATCCTAATGCGGTAGAGAATCCGTTACTTTCTGATTCATATAAAGTAAATAAATCTCCTGGATATGATTGGACTTCTAGTGCCAGTAACATATATGTTGACTATCCTAGTTTTTCTGCAAACCACTGTGGTACTAATAATATCAGATATTGGAGACGTCCTACAAACGGACAATGCAGTCCTCCAGGAATGTGTCAGGGACTTTATGATTTGACTGAACAAAAAATACCACCACCTCCAATAGGCCCTTCTTTTTCTCAAACACCTCGTGTGAATTATTTTGTATCAAACGATTGATTTGCATCACTTAGTGTTTGAGTATCAATATCCATGATAACAATATTTTTATTTTCATTTTCATTGCTGTCATTTTTAGGACTTTCACTAGTTATTTGAGTATCAATATCCATGATAACAACGTTTTCATTTTCATTGCTGTCATTTTTAGGGCTTTCAATAATCATCTCTATATCTTGTGTTTTTTCATTTGTGTTATTAACTGGTTTATCATCATCATCTAATTTGATCAAACAAATGCCTCCAATAATAGGCTGTTCCTTAGAAATACGTGGCCTTTTTCTTGGCGCACGATGTTCATATCCATATTCCCTTTCATATTCTATTGTTTTCCATAAATCATCTAGTATAGGCTTAGCAGTATGAAACCATTTTCTTGCACGTTTAACAAGAACAACACTTACTTCATCCATTTTCCAATATATTGTTTTTAACCAACTTGCTTTTCCAGTCATTTCTGCCATTTTTTCAATATTCCATTCATGAAATCTGTCTTGATCTGAGCCAATGTCAAGATATTTATATATTGGATTACTATCACTATCAATAAACAACATCATAATACCTTTTACTTTATTGTCCGATGTATGGGTAAATGTTCCGTCTGAAATAAAGGTATCATAATTTTCATACTCAATAAATCTTGTTTCTAAAAAGTCGCATTCAGATAGTTCACAAACTTCCATTTGAATCTGCATTTGGATCCAATATTCATATTTTGGGATTCCAGTAATGTCACGATTAACAATATTTTTAACTTCAAGCATTCTACCATATTTTTGTGAGTTCATATCTATATTAATGCCATCAGGAGACGCTGCAAGATAATCAAGTTCTTTATGAGGGATGCATCCAAAATCTCTTACGTTTGTTGTATATTCTTTTTCGTACCAGCCAATTGACACATCTTCATATTTTTGACCCCAGTGAAGCGGCGAGTCTAAATTAACACGTCCGTACTTAGCTACATCTAATGGTGCACATTTCCCATAGATTAATTGATTTATATTACTTTGGCTTGAGAAAGCTTTCCATAAACTACTTGCGGTAAGGTGTTTATGTCTGAAATGATACCATTCGGTTGTCCTTTGATCTGGCTGTGGTACATTTGTAAGATAGTCCAATTTTAAAGACATAGAGTTCATATTTATTTTACCATATATCTCGGCGTTCTTATAGGATCGTCTTGGACTGACATGAGTAAAGTATATATCAAGAGCCTCTTCTACAATTCTTGCAATTTCTACTTCAACATCATCAGTATATATATCTTTTATATTATTCATAAGTTCATCTATAACCTCAGCATACACTTCATTATGATATGTTGGTTCTGCCATTTGAAGATAATTACATGAAACATATTCATGAATTAACTCACCCGTAAGTTCTAGTATGTTAAGATAGTCATCGTGATTTATAATATCAGGTGGTGTTAAATTATCCAAAATATTTATAAGCGACGAGAACGGTAGCATAGCCATTATATATTATACAATAGTATGTTTATATCTACTTCAATTTATCATTCAAATGAGTATCCTTCTTTTTTCGGTTACCTCTTTTTTTTCTAGTACTTTGAGCAGACCCACCGTTACCAAGGGATGAAAGCGTGGACACTCGTTTTTCGCTTCTCCTCAATGTAAACCTGCGAGTATCTTTATTGAAAAGCAGACATGGGATGTCTTCGATTATTTCGGTTTCTTTATTATATTTAACTTCCCTTACTTTGTGAAGACGATTGCGCTCAAGTGCAGTATTAAGATACTTTGATAACCTCTGGCGATCTTTATCAGAGAGTTGATTCTTTTTTGAATAAGTTTCTGCATATTCCTCTAGTTTTCTCATTTTATCACTTCTATCGAGTCTACTCCATGATATATTTTTATTGAGTGTCATTTCTCTTTCAAGAAGCTTTTCAATACCAGCGGTATCATCAGATGTATTTTTTGGAAGTAAAAGCGTTCTTCTACCTTTTAATAGCATAGTTTTATATTGCAGATTTTTTAGGTCTTGACATTCTTCGGGTTTACTTGTTTTGTTTTGTTCTTCCATCTTATATTAATACATGAAATGAGTTTAACCTTTTTTAAGATAAGTTCTATTTATGTCTCTTTTTTGAGACTATTGTATATAATGTCTTCTTCTAGAAAGATTGTTGTTGTAACAGGAAAAACTAATGTAGATAGCTTACACGTAGATAAAGAAAAACGCATACGTGTTAATGCAATTGCAAAAGAATTAGATAAAGAACAAGCATTAACGATGCTTTCATTATTAAAATGTGGTAATACAGGTATTCACTGCGAAGAGGGTAAGAAAGCAATAGGGCAAAAAATAAATAGTTATAAGCATCAGGACATTAAAAAAAATATATATAATGAGTTATCATTAATTTCTCTAGAAGAGGTTTTTGATAAGCTGATAGAGAGTTCTTTATCCTGTCAATATTGCAATAAAAGAGTAAAGGTATTATATCGACAGGTTCGTGACCCATTACAATGGACATTAGATAGGATAGATAATGATAGTAACCATAGTTGCGATAATACAATTATATCATGTTTGGGTTGTAATTTGAAGAGACGGTTGACAGATAAAGATAAGTTTGAGTTTACAAAAAAGATGAAGATTGTTAAGGTTGAATAATAGATAATAAGTCTAAGCACTATCTATTAATGGAACAATTAATCTGGAAATCAGGTGAAAATCCGGAGAAAAGTCATAAAAGTGATAACCCAAATATTAAGAAGGAAGTCGTGACTCCGCAGTCAATTGCTATGCAAGAAGGAGAAACTTTCAATGAACAATGTATGTCTACTACTGGAATAAGTAGAATGGAAATGGATTTAGGTATGGCCGAGATGAACCAAGATAGCAATAAAAGAGACTCGATGAATGGTAAACTAAGTGATAGACGAATGATTCAACAAGTAGGACAAAATCCTTTTCATATGAGTAATAATTATCTTGATGATCTTGATATACAAGAGCAATTTCTTAGACCAAAGAGCTCTCATACTGAGATTAATGAAAGTGACCGATAAGCATTTAAAAGCGTAACGATGCATTTAAATAGATATGGCAACTGCTAGAATGACACAAAACTCCCTCATTTTAAATAACTTGATGACATTTTACAATGCTGATAGTAATCTTGAGAAAATCCTTAGCATTATCAACGGAGATTCTTCAATCTCTCTTAGAATAGTTGACTGGTTTGCTACAAACTATTCTAAACAGTATTGTGTTACATACAAAACTGAAAACTACGATCGATTTAAAGTTTATGTTGATTACAAGCTCAAATTAAGATCATACTCTAAAAAACGATTCGATCCATTTTGTCGATGGGAGAGAATTAGCATCCCATATAAAGATTCAACCCATATCCAAACCACAATTGGACAACTTAATTTTTTTAAATGGGCTCTAGAGAATGATGTTATACAGTATATTCAAGATCATTATGAAGAGATTGAGGCAGATATGAACTCTAGAAATAGTACTAGTAAGCGTAGAAAAGAACCAGTTTGTAATAAAACTAGAAAGAAGAGAGAAGAATTATCTGTTTCCGCATCCAAATCAATTTATCGTGAAGATGTGAAAATTGTAGTAAAGTTCGATTAAGTTATGTTATGATTTAAATATTCTGTTAGAATCCTAACATATACATGGGTAATAGTTACTCAATTAAAAAAATTAATTTTGAGGATATGCAACGATTTATAAAGGACACTGAATGCACTATAATTAATACAATGACTATTGATAGACAAGGTGCTTTGATATCACACACAATTGATGCTTCCAAAGAAACTTCTACTATTAATACTCTTATTAATACAAACCTGGAGAGAAAAATAGTAATATATGGAGAAAATGCATGTGATGATGGAATTGTTAATAAGTATAATCAATTAATTAAACTCGGCTTCTCAAATGTACATATATATCCAGGCGGAATGTTTGAATGGCTTCTTCTTCAGGATATTTACGGAGATGATTACTTTCCAACTACAAAAAAATGTTCTGATATACTCGCGTTTAAAGGCAAACCGTTTAGTGATTGTCTAATGATAGGTTATTGATCGCTTGTATGTCCATCGCTTCATTCGCCATTTCATCTGCCCTTTTGTTATTTTCACGTTTTACATGCATAAACTCGATTTTATCAAACTCTCCTTTTAATTCTATAACATGTTTGAGTATAGGATTAAGATTTGGTGCTTTACATTTCCAGATACCGGTTGTCTGATTGATAACTAACAAAGAATCACCATATACTGTTATGGTTTTATAGTTTTTATCTATCGCAGACATTAACCCCTGTTCTAACCCTTTGTATTCAGCATAATTATTTGTACATCTACCAAGAGGAGCCATCCCTGCATAAATCTCTACTCCACCTTTACATAAAACCCATCCACACCCACCTGGTCCAGGATTACCGCGAGAACCTCCATCAAAATGCAGCGTGTATTCATATCCATTAATTGGCATAACTTTCACTTTACATCCCGGTTCATCTATGTATTTAAAGAAATCTGTAATTTTCATTGAAGTGCTCATTCTTATTGTTAGAAAGGCAATATGGTATCAAAATGTATCAATTTTTGATAAAAAATGTTCTTTCTCAACCAATTTTATTTTTTATTTATATTAAATCATTAATATGTGGCATAAATCTCTCCAAGTTAGGTTTTATTAGTTTACTATAGTCAATTCGTAGACTCTTATCTCCCCATGTACGTGGTTGAAGACCATTTACTTTAATAGGATAAGCCCAATGTGAAGTAGTTCTACGTTTTTCAAAATATTCCCGTCGTTTATTTGACATAACGCCTGTGTTTTTTGGATGTTTTCTAGGTAGCATAGAGACATATTGCACATATCTCTCTTCGCAATTTTTAGAACCATATTGGTTTTGATGAAATATCCTGCTATCCCATAATGCTATACTCCCGGCTGGCACATGAAGTACTTTTCTAATTGGTTTTAATAAATCTTCATGTCTATTTGGTATTCTCTGCCATGCTCCAGCTTGATTTTCTCTTCCTAGTAACTTGAAGTACTCGTGATGTATAGTATGTGTTTTTTCCCATACTACTAAAGTACGTTCTCTATTATCTGTTAATGCTACAATGCCCTGTACGCAAATCCTACCTTGATCTTTGGGGGCTTGATCTGAATGACACCAGAAGTTATCCTTTCCCTTGAAATCTTTTGGTATCCAACAGCAGCCATCAAAACTAACTACTAAGTCATCTGTCTTCCATATTGCGGCAAATACCTCTTTAATTTTAGGTCGTGTTCTTATAAACCATGCGTGTTCTTGATGACCTGCTTCATGGTGTTTGTATATGCCATGGGGGTCACATTTTCGATGTATTGTATCGTGATTAGGTATAGTTTTTTGCCAAGCTTTGAATAAAGCCAATGCTTCGTCTACCTCAGTATTTGATAGGACGTTTGGTACTACAGTGTACCCTTTTTCGTTTAATTCGTTCATATAGGTTTCCATAATTTTTATTTTTTTATTTTTCTTACTGGATTATGTTATAAGAAAAATACTTTTCATTTTTCTTATAATCTGACTGTATTAACTATGTTTTTACTTTGTCATCTAAAAGTTATTCATATCTTGCAAAGACGTCCGATTGATTTAATGATTGTTTTCTCGAGATGAATTGATTAATTTTTAATTCCCAATCATTAATTGTATTAGGGTTTTTATGAATATCTTGATTGCCATCTAATACTAAAACATTTGACTTTGAGAAAGAATCAATCCAATTTTCATGATATCTATGACAGTCGGCTAAATATTCTAAAGGGATGGTTGATTCACCTTCACGTGCTCTTTTGGCTACGCGTTCATGTGCAACCTCAGGATCTGTTTGAATATAAACGATGTTTTCATATGGAAACTCGCTCTGAAACTCATCAAACCACTTGTTATAGATTTGAAACTCTACATCTTTAATTTTGCCACTATCATAAAGCATTTGACAAAACACATTTTTATCAGTTGCAAGACTTCTTTCAGTTATAATTATATCATAATTGCTTTTAAGAGCGCGTTTTAATATTGCTAGCCTTGAAATATAAGCCATCATTTGAAATTGAAATGCATATTCTTCTTGATTTCCATAGAATAATTCAAGAATTGATGTATTATTAGAATCGCGGATTTTCTCCCACTCGCTTACCGGTTCTTGGAGAAAGCATATGCGCTTTTTTACACCAAGAACCTCCTTAAGCTTGGCAACAAGTGTAGATTTACCACTTCCTATGTTTCCCTGAACACTAATAATAATAGCCATGCTTTGTATTAGAATGGTACTTAATTATACTAGTTTTACCTTGTCAATTTTTTAACATTTTCAATCAAGCAATTCATTTTCTCAAAAAGTTGAAATTGTTTTTACTTAGAAAGTAGTTGATATCTTTAAACAGAAACCATGGATTTAAACCAGCGCAAACTTACACGTGACGAGTGGAACAGTATAGAAGTTCCCATCTCTTCTGATGAGAAAAGGATTCTCAAACTTATACAAGATGGCTATAGTGATGTCATGATTAAACGTAATACTACCCCTTCGATGCTCCAGCATTTGAAGGTAGATGACAATGATGCCATTGACATGTATGTATTCACCCGTTATATTCAGGATCCCATGATAAAAGCAATTAAACAAGCAAAAACATGTTCTGTCCCTTTTATAAAAGAAAAACACGACCCGAGCAGCGTAAAAAAGAAGGATTTATTCAGATTTGGTAACACGGATTCTCAGATTGAACAGGTGAAATCATCTGTCTTTGAGTTTGTACTACTAGACATTCTCAAACAAACGCTGAAGTCTCGTGAAAAAAACAATAGCGCATGGGTAGTTGGATTCTTTACGCTAACTAAACTCCTCGGCTATAGTGTCTCCGCATGCAATAGAACACTATGCAGTAAACTCGACCGTATTCTTACTCACCTGGCCGCTGGGACTGAGATAAAGAATATTGTTTATGGTGCTGCAGAATTGATTGAACACAACCCATATTTACTAAAGTATGCAGATGAAGAATTGTATGATCACCAGCGACGCATCTTTACTCAGTTCAAGAGGGCAAATGGAACACCACAACTAGTACTTTATATTGCACCAACTGGTACCGGAAAGACATGCACGCCCATTGGTTTGGCAGAAGGATATAAGGTCATCTTTGTCTGCGCAGCTAGACACGTTGGTCTTGCCTTAGCAAAGTCGTCTATTAGTAGCGGCAGAAAAGTAGCATTTGCATTTGGTTGTAGCTCGGCGGATGATATTCGATTGCATTATGGTGCAGCTGTTGATTTCACCCGAGATCGAAGAAGTGGATCAATCAGAAAAGTCGATAACTCTAAAGGTGAAAAGGTTGAAATCATCATTAGTGACATCAAGTCTTATATTCCTGCAATGCACTATATGTGCGCATTCAACAAAAAAAAGGACATCATTACTTACTGGGACGAGCCGACGATCACATTGGATTATGATACACATCCTATTCACGAAATAATTAAACAAAATTGGGAACAAAACATTATTCCAAACATGGTATTGTCTTCTGCAACACTCCCGCAGGAAGAAGAACTGTCCCCGACAATTAGAGACTGGTGTTCTAGATTTGCTGATTCAGACGTGACATCAATTGTTAGTTTCGATTGTAAAAAGACAATTCCTCTAGTTAACAAGGCAGGATTTGTTGAGATGCCGCACTTCCTTTACGATACATATGAGGCTGTTAAGACTTGTGCAGATTATTGCAAGACAAACAAAACACTGTTACGTTACATAGATTTGGAGCAATCGGTTACCTTCATTGAAGCAGTGAACGAGAAGTTTCCAGATTCGATCACATCTAGATATAGTCTAGAGCGACAATTCCCTGAGATCTCTGATGTTGACATGTTAACGGTTAAGATTTACTATCTTGAACTTATTAGTAATATCAATCCAGAGTATTGGCAACGCATAATTGAATATGTGAAAACTGGCAGAAATCGCAGGCACGCATCCAACGTCAGAGTTTCAACACATGATTCACATACGCTTACGGATGGCCCTACAATCTTCTTGGCAGACGATGTTGATAAAATTGGGAAGTTTTGTCTCCAACAGGCGAAAATCCCAGAGACAGTGCTTGCTGATATCTCAGATGCAATCCAATTCAACGGAGCAGTCAATGAGAAGATTTCCGTCCATTCTAAAAAACTGGAGGACCTGACTGCTAAAGACGAAGAGTCTGGAAACGACAAGAAGTTGTCTGACTTAAATAGAGGTTCTCCTGAAGTCAAAGAGCTTCGACGTAAGATAGATGAACTTAGAAAATGTATTAGAACAGTCGCACTTCCTGACGAGTTTGTACCCAATATGGTTGCTCATCAGAAAAAGTATGCCTCTGATTGCAAAAATCCTGATCAAATATTCAAGCCAAATATTAACGAAGATGATGTAGAGAACATTATGTTGATTGATGACATTGGAAATTATTGGAAGTTGCTGCTTATGATGGGAATTGGGGTATTTGCCGGACATGACAGCGATCGCTATACTGAAATTATGAAGAAGATGGCACAAGAACAGAAATTATATCTAATTATTGCATCAACTGACTTCATTTACGGTACCAATTATCAGTTCTGTCATGGCTACCTCTCTACTGATTTGGTATCAATGAGTCAAGAAAAAGCGATTCAGGCAATGGGGCGAGTTGGACGAAACAAGCTACAATTTGATTACACAATTCGTTTTAGAAATGACGAAATCCTTAAAAAATTATTTGAACACGATTCATCTAAACCAGAGGTAAGAAATATGGAGGTTCTCTTCAATTCATAAACACATAAAAAACTATAAAAACTAAAAAATACTTTAAAAAAGGCACTAGCCATTTTTTATTTTGCTTTGGACTCGAGTGCATTTTTTAAGAAATATTTAGAAAATTGAAATGTCAAGTTTCTTAGTAATAATATAATAACAATGCAATCTTACACAAGCACGAACATGAACGATACTACTACTACTACTACTACTAACACCGGAATGACTCTTCGCAGTGGCCAAACATATAATAAGTCTAATACTACCTATGGTAAGCACAATTATGATCTTGATGGCAATGACTTCGTGCCTCTATCTAGTCTTACTGAATACGGATGGAATTGGGCACAGAAGGTTCATGAAGTAATTAGTCGAACTGGCGATTGGGACGCACAAACCTCATATAATTTCCTCGACTTGCTAGAATCAACTAGTAGCTCTTGGTGTCATACTGCTTGGGCAAATGATTCTTCTGACGACACGCGCGAGTTTGGTGATTACTTGATGGAACTAGTAGAATGGCTACATGATGAGGCCTACGCCATGAAGAAATATCCTAATACTCGTTCTAAGAAGCTAATGATGTCCGAGGAGAGTCCTGGTTATTGCAATGGCATCATTCGTCTAGCAAAGGATATCCAGACTGAGTGGAATGTAGCATCTTATATGGCAAATAATTATGATAATATGGAGATGAACGAGAGTGGGAGTGAGAGTGAGAGTGAGAGTGAGATTGGGAGTGAGGGTGAGGAGGATAACGCCGAAGTATCTGGATATTATGACGAGAGTCAGGCAATCTCTGGTGCTAGTTGGGGATGTTAAATAATACTTAAACAAAAATAAAATTAAAAATAATCTTATTTTTTACAGTATATGTATCTTAGACCATTATTCCAACTTGATTTAAATCATCTTTTTTGCAAAAAAATAGCAAAATATGCTTCACAGCATTCGCCTTATAGATTTTATATAATTGATTATAATTCAAATGACACATTTTATACACACACTTATGAATATAACAAACTTCTTGGAACAGGAAACGGGAAGTATAATATTATAGATACAGATAATGGGGCATTATTAAATATCGAATATAAAAATATCTATAATTCGCCAAATCCTGAAAGTCCAATGCATCCAACAAATCTATTTTATTCGGAACTTCGAAAATACACAATTGGGCCATTATACACCCAAACATTAGATCATAAATCTAAATGGCAACCTGTACTATATAATCATCTTCAAAAAGAGAAATCTTTTAAAGTATTAAACTTTTATGATCGCGATTTATTTATTTAATTAATTCTGATAAGTATAAACCTCATCCATAATATGACTATGTAGGAAAGGAATTATGCCAGTATTATCAAATGTAGCATATAATTTATCACCATCCTTTTTAATGGTATTAATTATATTATGCTCGTAGCTAGAGGTATGCCATGATCCAGATGAAGAAATTACCAATTTATCTTTTGACGAAGAAGTAAGTGTCCCGTGAGAACTAGAAACTAGTTTTCCTCCAATAAAACTTTTTGAGTTTTTAAAAACATTATCACCATGATTAGGTTTATAATCAAATGTTGCATTTCTTACACCATTATAAGCAATATTACCAGTTACTGCGTCAAATGCTTCTACCTGTACACTAGTATCAAGTCCAGTTTGTGTTTTGGTAACAGTCATGTATAATTTGGCATTTAAACCATTTGGGTAATGATCAGTAGGAGCATATTTTCCTTCACCAGTATATCTACCTGGCCTTAGTACAGCTACAAGATCAGCAGGAGGAACATTTGCAGCCATTCCATTGACCTTATTAAGCAAACAGAGAAAAAGCATTATTAAAATAATACTAACAAGAAAGTGAGCGATAGTTACCTTCATTATTATATATATTGATATAATCTCTCAAATAAAATGGGTTACAAAATATATTTTGGTGCTTATTTTTCTATCTTAATTATAAGTAATGGAATACGTTAAGTTAATAACTGGAAATGAAGACGAATGGTGTAAAAAAATGGGATATAGAAATCCTTATCTTGATCCTTATGATCATCATATTACTAGTACTACAGTAACTGGTGACCATACTGCATATCGCATGTTTCCAGAAAATAGGAAAGTGTATGATAAATTGTGGATTGCACAAACACAGGGAATGAAATGTGGTAGGTTAAATAGTTTGAAAGGGAGAGAAAATACAGTAGAGTATCCTATATTTATTAAACCTCGATGGGGACATTTGAGTGCTGCTTCTAAAAATTGTTTTAAAATTAAGAATCAATCCAGTCTCTCTCAATATATTGACTATCCTGATATGATGTGGTCAGAGTTTGTAGACGGCACCGAAGGAATGACAGACTTTCTATTATCTAATGGTAGAATTGTCTGGCAGGTAACATATATATATTCTGATGAACAAAATGGATTTAGTGACGTTTGGAAATATGTCTCACCAGAAACACCTGCACCCAAGCACATAGAGTTTTGGGTTAGAGATAATATAAATGGTCATACTGGATTTGTAAATGTGCAATATAGAAATGATAAAATTATAGAGGTTGGACTAAGACCAGCAAGAAGTGGTATGTACATAATAGGTGCTAATTGTCCTTCTCTCTCTAGAAATATTTACAATGTAATGGATCGTGGATTTTGGGATGAAGGTCTCAATAATCAAATTACATGGCAACCATATTATGCTTTCAAATGCTTTTCTAGCATCCCTCCACTTTATCTCTGGCCACAACATGTTGTAGATTTAATTGTACAATCATTAACTGATATGCCATTATACGAATATTATTTTGAACCAGTAAATAATGAAGGAATTGTATTTTTCCAGTTTATGCACAAAGATTTTGATAAAGGAATGAGAGCAAAACGCACAATTGAGATAACCTATGTTATTGCACAATTAATAACTTTATCTGTTGGAATAATTATCACATATTTGCTATACAATATGAAGAGCAAATACAAATATATTATTGCATTGATTGCCTATGGCGTTTGGTTAACAAGATTTCTGAATCCATTATATGTAAATTATAATTGTTATAAATCATACAAACAAATGTTCTACGGTGAAGAATCTTTAACATCTCAAGCAGACTTTGATAAAAAAACCAGAGAGATTGAACAAGGTAAATCTACTGATAATTAAATATAATCACAATTATTAAGATACATCTACTCGCAAACCATATATGTGATTGATACGTGTTTCATCATGCCACGGACTATCGCACCATTCAAATCTGCTGTTTTTTATAACGCAGGTTTTCGGTCTTGTTAACATCCACCAATCCTTTGTTCTTTTTCCCCAAACCTTGTCGTTATCTATGCCAAGCCGCTTCTCTATTATACAATTTCTACGACACATTGGACATTTTATATTGTAGAATTGCAACAACCTTTCCATAACACTATTGCGACAAATATTATAATTATAATCACTTAATGCGCGGAAATGAATACCGTCAACCTGCGAAACGTGGTTCCTCATTAATTTTCCAGAACAATTGCTGCAGATAATATGCCCACATGACGTTTTAACTGGATTTACTCCTGAGGTATATTTATATACGTATTCTCCGTCGATTTTGTTCATTTGAATCTGCTCTAATCTCGTTACAAAACGATATTCATAATGAAACCATTGATATTCCGCCAATTCTTCCATACAGATCGGACATGAATGTTCTGATTCAATTTGAGGTGGACCAGCTTCATGTTTTCTTTTTAGAGTATGTATTTTCGACCATTTTTTATGTAGTTCTTTTTTTAGTTGGTTTTTGGGTAATGTGAGAGGGATTGGGTTGTACTGTAACAATTTATCAAAATTATGAGATCTCTTCTTAATCTCACATAAGAATGTTGTCGTAGTATTGTCACTATTATCATATACAAAGCACACAGCCATAAGACGAAGCAATTGAATGTCCAGAGAATCAATTTTAAGAGACACTGGATCACTCATGATAGACATAGCATTTTCCATCTTTGAATGGTACTTACCTGATATTCGGGTTCCGTTAACTTTCGCATACATAAGCAATTCGCATGAATTATGTATTGTGTGGTCGTGTGCACCGTTGCATAGCACACAATGTTTTTTTTTACCAGTCTTGCTCATACTTTATTGATGTTGATGAGTTAGATTAATTTATATAAAATAGGTTCAATTTTGTATACTTATTGCATTTTTTGTATACTTAGTGCAATTTTTGTATACTTATTGCAATTTATGCATTTTACTGGAAAAATTGAAATCGATTTTCTAGTAAAAACGGAACATTGGGGGGATCACCCAAGCTACTAACTTGGCAAAAAAAAGATCAGGATATACATTACAATGCGTTTAGTCAGAGCTTTATGGGAGTATGCGTTTAGCTGTCGCCTTTAGCTGTGGTCTGGGTTAGTGCTCAACGCACATGTATGTATAAAATACTATTTAAAATACTAGGTATTAAAATAGTAAAGTTAGACATAGAAAGCGTGAAAAGCACAGTTAAGTTCGAAAGATTCTCTTTTGGGAAAGAGTTGGCAATCACAATGAATATTTATACCTTAACTGGATATAAATAGGATTTGCTCGCATAAACCATAAATACACCACACCCCTCTCTGTGTAATAAAAAACTGCTTGCAGTTTGGATTCCATTTGGTTTCCCGTTCCCTCTATGTAAAATCCCTCGCAGAATAATTGATAGAAAAATGTAAGAATTGGCCACTCTTATATATGGAAATTATGCGTTCTTGTATTGGATTAATGCTTGGCACAAGGTTTAGATGTTGTTGCACCTGTGTATAATGACCGTTAAATCGGCAATTAGAACAAAAAAAGCAACCTGGGGGACGCCCTGTTTTTTTATTTTATTTATTTTAGTTTTTCTACTATTTTTAATTTTTTTAATTTTGTTATTGGTTCGCAGCATTCACATGCAACGCAATGTTTTTTTACCCAGCCCATTCCAGGTGCTACATGAATTGGTAGACACATGTTTTTCCTACAATTCATTTCAGGATACTTTTCATAGAGTTTAAATATGGACTGTTCTTTCATTTTTGCTTCGATCATAATATCGATTTCAACACCATATTTGACTGGTATTTCTCTGAGGTAAATTGGTATTTCTTCGATATAGTCGCTATGATGTCCAACTCTTCCACTACCTTGTTCACTAACATGAAACTTTGGTTTAATCCCTCGTCTTTTCCATGATTCTAGAATACGAGGTATGTATTCTGACGCAGGGAGAAACTTTTCATCTGGGTGAAGTTTACAGTAACACGTATAATGGTGCGTGTCGAATACGACTGGAATATTTACAGTTTCTGATACCCTAAGACAATCTTCAATTGAGAAGCACTTTTCACAATTTTCAAGAACAAGTCGATTTCTTACATTATCTGGGAGGAGCATATATTGTTTACACCATCTCTCTATTGTAGCCTCTTTATCTCCATAAACACCACCCCCGTGGACAACCATTACAGAGTTTTCCCCGGCATCTATAAGATCAAGTACCTCGGCATGATATTGTAAATCGGCAATAGTTTGGTTAAAACTGGCTTGATTTGGTGTACCAACAACATTATATTGTCCTGGATGGAATGTAAGACGTTGATTATATTTACGGGATTTAACTCCAATTTGTTGTAGTAAATCTTTAGCAAACTCAAACGTATAATCGTCTACCTTAGGGTTTGACTTATGTGGAAACAGCTCACTGCTGAGTCTGAATACTTTTATTCCGTTTTCTTCATTCCAATCCATCATAGTAAGAACATCTCGAAGATTTTGCAGTATTTTTTCTTGAAGAGCCCCAATACCTTGCTCTTCTACCGTTCTGATAATCATTTTACGTGACGCAAATACAGGTGGTTTTTGTGCACGCAAGATAGTATTAAGGCAACAAAGGCCAAGTTGAAGAGGTTTATTAACACTCATATTTTAAGTTTGTTTCTATTAACCAACTATACAATAAGTTAATCAATTTTTTTCTAAAAAGTTTTCGTGTCTCTTAAAATGAGAGAGACGAAAAAAAGTGACGCTCCGGATAGGTTTCGAACCTACGACCTCCCGATTAACAGTCGGATGCTCTAACCAACTGAGCTACCGGAGCACATGTATACCTATCACAACTACTTTAAGTATTTTTATATACTTAATCTTTTTTTATAATTGTGGTTGCGGTAATAACAAAGGAAGCTATAATTTGAAGTGAATTGAACATAATACATGATTTATTCAATGGAATCATTCCACCATCGCCGAGAGTTGCTTGAGTAACTAAACTATAGTGCAAACACTCTATAAAACTGAAACGTTTGTTTTGTGAAATATCTTTGTCTTTTATTGCTCGATTACTAACAAATGGGTTCATGTCATATATTTCTAATAAATAGTAAATTATACCAAATACTATCACCGATAGTATATTATAAAAAATATAATGACTAGCCCTTCCTACTATTAGAACGTGTTTTGTTGATGGCATTAATATATGGATATATAATTAATTACCACCTCGAAGTCTAAGTACAAGATGCAGTGTAGATTCTTTTTGAATATTATAATCTGACAAAGTACGACCATCTTCTAGTTGTTTTCCTGCAAAAATCAAACGCTGTTGATCGGGAGGGATTCCTTCTTTGTCCTGAATCTTTGCTTTTACATTATCAATTGTATCTGATGCTTCTACTTCAAGAGTGATTGTTTTTCCGGTGAGTGTCTTAACAAAGATTTGCATTATGTATTGTAATATATCATTTTGTTTAAATAATTTCCCTATTGTAATATACTGATGACTGATTATGATTTATGTATTTATTGTCCACACTGTATTACACCTATTATCATTAATATAAAAGATATAAATTGTGCTATTTTTAGACACGGAATATTAAAAGAAACCGGAAAACAAATTGATCCTCATACTTCTAAAAATATATGCGATGCGTTGGCTATGGAAGGTAAAATATATGGGTGCGGGAAACCATTTAAACTTGTAAGAAAAGATAGTATTTCTTATTCGGCAGAAAAGTGCGAGTATATATAATATAGTTTATAGCTTAGTGAATGACTTATGTTATCTATTTGTCAGTATTTACCTATTCATAGAGAGAAACCCATATAAACAGGCTTCATTAATAAAATGAAAATGAGCCTATATGAGTATATCTGGCTCGACTCAAATGATTCTTTTTGTTTCAGAAGCAAAACTAGAGTACTTCAGGGCGTATACAAACTCTCTGATATACCAGAATGGAATTATGATGGCAGTTCAACTGGTCAGGCCGTTTGTGGTCAAGATACAGAAGTTATACTAAAACCGGTTGCTATGTTTAATGATCCATTCCGTCGCGATGGTGATAAGCTTGTTTGGTGTCAAGCACATTCAAAGCAAAATATCTATCCAGAGTCTAGAGTGACAGCAATTGAATCGTTTAGTAAAAATACTGCAAATGAACCATGGTTTGGTATTGAACAAGAGTATTACATTACATCAATAGATAATTCAGGAAAACCTCGTCCATGTGGTTTTCATTCAATTGACTATGCTTCTCCACAGACAAATTGTCCATATTATTGTAAAATGGGAAGAGTCGAAGGTCGTAATATTGCAGAAGAGCATCTATTAAAATGTATGTTTGCTGGTATAAAAATGTCTGGAATGAATGCAGAAGTTGGTCCAGGTCAATGGGAGTATCAAGTCGGTCCATGCACTGGTATTGATGCTGGCGATCATTTAATGATATCAAGATATATTTTGGAGAGAATTGCGGAAAATGATTTTTTGATTATTAATTGGACTCCAAAACCATTTCAGGGAGATTGGAATGGCTCTGGATGTCATACAAACTTCAGTACAAAAGAAATGAGGGAAGGAACTGCAGAAACAACCGGAATGTCATATATAATGAAATCAATCTCTGCTCTAGAAAAGTCACATTCTTCTGTAATGAAATCGACCGTTTTCGGTATAGGAAATAATGAAAGACTTACAGGTGATCACGAAACTGCGTCAGCTAATGTTTTTACACACGGAGAAGGTACACGACATACATCTATTCGTATAGGAAATGAAACTGTCAGAGAACAAAAGGGGTATTTTGAAGATAGACGCCCAGGTTCTAATATGGACCCATATAGTGCAATAACGATCTTAAATGATAGCACAATGAATTAATATATTAGTTGATATACTAACACATTAATGCATCCAATGTTCTTTAAAGAATCTTTCTCGATTAATTATTGCAACCTTTGAAGAAGCATCATTTTCACTATACGAAAATATTATTCGGTCATCTTCAATTATCATTCCAAGGCAATATTCAATTGATGAATCCGAAAGTTTAAATGGGTATGAGCAACCTACATAATCCATGTTATTATCAAACTTTACAACAATATTACTGTATCTTCTAGGTGAGTTATGTTCTACAATGTGACCTAAGAAGAAAATATTATTCTCGTACAAACAACCATCAGTTGATCCTCTAACAAAATTAAAAATAGCAGGCATTTTCATCTCCTTTATAATTTCTACATTGCCTGAAGCCATGTCCGCTTCGATGATAGTGAGAGGGTGCCATTTATAAACAATCTGCAGTTTATCATCATCTCTTGGAATAACACACCAATTTTTCTCACAATGATCATCTATCATATCAAGATAATTATATGAAAAAATTGGCATTAATTCACCGGTGACAATACTGATTTTCCTATCCTTGGTGCATGTATTACCAATTAGTTTCAATGAATCGTTTTTATAAAATATCTTCATATCTTCTATTCCGTGTAGCTTTTTTCCTCCCCAATTATTTGGTTCTCCAATAATACCATCCAATGTAAAATATTTATCTTCTTGATCATTGATTTCTAGATTAGCACCAAGTGAAAGTTTCTTGTAAATGCTGGACACAATATTGCTTTCTTCATAACCTGTATACTCACCTTTATTAGTTATAGAATAATTTACCATTCTTATTAGAAAATCATATCCACCTTGTTTATTAGGAATAATGCATGGGGTGGAACCAGTATAATTTATATTAAAACCTTCTTGTTTTAAAGTATGCTTACAACTATAATTCTTTCTACTATCAGGAATGAATGTTTTTCTATAAAAAGAATAATTACTCATATCTAACATGCCAACATTCTCTTGAAATATTCTTTTGAAAAGCACATGTGTTTTATTTGCAATTGGAATATAGTAAGAAACAATAGCGATTTCTCTATCAAAATTAACCCCATATTTATCAGTGTGTACAAATAATCTATCATTTGGTAGTTTAATATCTTTGCCAACCATAGCATATGCCCAGCTCCTAGCATGCTTTCCATTTATTCTATAATACTTGGCTAAATGATAAAGCGGTTCTGCTCTAGTAGGTCTAATTTCCCACGCATCCATATATGCCTTTTCCATATGTGCTTCATGCGAGGGACCCATATATTCATAACATAATCCAATCTGATAATGACTATAAAATATTTCTTCATCCCACCCTCCTTTACCAATTCTCTCTTTATAATATTTAATTGCTTCGTCATATTTTTTTAGATCACGCAAGGTATTAGCCAGATAAAAGTAATAACGAGTATTACCTGAATCATTTTGTAATCCGGTTCTAAGTAATTTTTCGTCTCTTGTAAACTTATCTTTCTTACATCCTCCATCTCCTTTATCATCTATATATATATCACTAAGATTCTCAGTTTTTCCATTAAAACTAAGATATTCATGAGTTACACCAATATATTCAGATGTAATATTGGAAGGCACCAATCTTAAATTATAATATTCTAAGTTACCTCCGCATTGTTTTATAGAATATCCTTTACCATCAAGCTTTAGCTTTGTTTTATCTATTTTTTCTGAATTAACAAGTTTCATATCAGCATCTAAAAGAAGGATATAGTCTCCATATTCTCTTGATTCTTCTAGTGCATAATTGCGATTTTCCGCGAAATTAACGAACTCTTTTGAAAAAACATGCCCCTTCAGATTGTTCTCAATAAAATATTTTTCTATTACTTCAATTGTATTATCAGTACTTCCTGTATCACAAATACATATGTAGTCAACAAAACTTTTAATGCTATCAAGAAAACGACAAATTATATTAGATTCATTTTTAACAATCATGCTTACGCATATGCTTGGCATATTTGTTATTTTCAACGTAACATTATTAGATGACATTGATATATTATTATGTCACTATCATCTTTAATTTATAATTATGTAATCATTTAATTTAAAAATCGCTCATATTAATACCTTTGCTCTCACACATAGCAACAACATCCTGCATGGGGATCGATTGCTGGAGACCAGCAAATCCTCTCTTCCATTCACGCCAAGCATTTTTCCATTCAGGATGAGACTGATCCTTGCTCATTGTTTGAATTACGCCAACAATACCCATTACATCTTTGTTAGACATGCCGGATAGAGCTGATGTAGCACCAGAAACACTCCATCCACCACCACGACGACCTTTACCGCGACCGCGAGTCTTTTTCATCTTCTTACCGCATGTGCGACAAGATGTTTTACCGCAACCACAAGATTTGCGTCTACCTATTTTTCTAGTGTACTTACCAGCCATTAATATTATATGTATATATATTTTCTCTCACGATAAGATATAGATATGTCATTTACAAGATTTCACGATGATCCGAATAGAGTTAAAAAACAAATACAAGAGTCAACAGGACCAGGTAGATATATGTTAGATGTTCCCGGAAATGGCCTGAAGCCATGTTTTATGGAAGATCCTTTTGTGAGATTACAAAAGTGGGGAGCGAATCTTCAAACGAATACTATTAATTTAGAAAGTGCATTAATGGGTATTGATAGAAAAGACGGAAGGGATTGTATCGATCAAATTAAGAAGATGCCTAAAAGTTCTACAATTGAATATCCATCATGTGAACCATTTACAGAACAGCCCAGAGCTACTATGCCTGCATGGACTGCTCGTGATTTAGAACAAAATAATTTCTCTTATTTACCTCTAGATCCCCAGGAACACACATGTATTCCATTTCAAAACAATCTTAATACGCGATTAATTGAGAGAGATAATTTTAAGATACAGGCGCCTTGCACCGATAATACCAAACTTCCATCTATTAATTCACAAACATTTGGTGGAATAGCAACACCACAAAATAGTTGTAACCGCATAGGAACATGTGGATCAGCAAATCTATAGAAGATTACAATACGCTTTATAGCAAATTATAATCTTCCATTGTATTATATACAGAATGGCCGAATTAGCATTACCATTAGTAGCATTAGGTGGATTATACGTAATATCAAATCATGATAACAAGAATGAAGGTTTCACAAATATGGGTGCGCCACAAAACGCATTACCAAACGTGAGTCCTCCCACTGCTCCTATAAATTATCCTGTCACAAAAGGAGTACAAGATTCTAATCCTAAGAGATATTCAAATCCTAATCAAACAACAGATAAATATTTCAATGAAAAAGTCTATCAAAAAGTTGAACAAAACAATCCTAGAGACAGCGTGGGAGGTTCAACACAAACATCTATGTCTTTAACTGGACAGCCAATTAACAAATCCGAGTTCAAGCATAATAATATGGTTCCATTTTTTGGAGCAAGAGTTAAGGGCGCAAGTGCAGGAGTAGACATTGCTCAATCTCAGCTTGATAATATGCAAGGTAGTGGATCTCAGCACAGAAGAAAAACTGAGCAAGCTCCATTGTTCAAGCCTCAAGCCAATATGACCTGGGCAAATGGTATGCCTAATACAACAGAGTTTATGTTGTCTAGGCAAAATCCCAGTACTAAAATGGCCAATGTCAAACCATGGGATGAAGTCAAGGTTGCGCCTGGTCTTGGTTTGGGTTATACTGCAGAAGGCAGCGGTTCAGGATATAATGCTGGTGTTGAAGATCGTAAAGCATGGCTTCCCAAAACAGTTGATCAGCTTAGAACTGATACTAATCCAAAAATGTCATTTGGTTTAGACGGGCATCAGGGGCCAGCAGCTTATTTTAATAAAGAGGCTGCCAACCTCAATACTATGGGTAAAATGGAAAAAAATAGACCTGATACTAATTATGAAGTTGGTCCTAGCAGATGGTTTACTACTACTGGCGTTGAAAAGGGTCCTACTGTTAGAAGTGATCATATACTTGCTCATACAAATAGACCAGACTACTCAGAGACAGATTACTATGGTGCAGGTGCAAAAGAAGGACAGGCTACTTATATTAATAGTCATGTAAACAAAACACATAAGCAACAATTAGACGGGCCTGGAGTTGCTGCTCCTAGTGGAAAAGCTGCGCCTACAAACAATGATTATGGAAATGGTTCATACAAAGCTCTCTGCAATAATAGAAGTACCACTCGCCAGCCTCAAGAAATGGGCGCACTTCAAGGACTAGTAAGTGCTATGGTAGCACCTGTACTTGATGCTTTGAGACCCACGAGAAAGGAGAATGTCGTTGGTAATGCTAGAGTAAACGGTAATGCACAAAGCACTGTTAATGCACTTCCGGTATACAATCCTGGAGACAGAACTAGAACTACTATTAGAGAGCAAACCGAAGAAGGCAGTCAACATATGTATGTTCAAGGTCAAACCTCGGGTGCTTACAAAGTTTCAAAACAGCAGTCTGTTACTCAGGAGAGAGATACTACAAGTATTCAGTATAGTGGAAATGCCGCACCACTTAATGCGGCTAATATGTCTCAGGTAGCAGCTTATAATCAGAGGAATAATCCTAATAAAACTATTCCAGGAAGAACGAATCAGGGTAATATGCAAACTCTAAACTCTAATATGAATGTAGCCTTAAGAGACGACACTATTAGACAAAATACAAGACAAAATGCAGGTTCTGCAAGCATCACAGCTATTCCTAGCGTTGATACTTATGGAGACATGAACATGCCTCAGTATTATAATAATAATCAGGGATGTGATCGTATGAATCCTGATATTCTCACTGCATTCAAGAATAATCCGTATACGCAAAGCTTGAATAGTTTTGCATAAGCAGGTGTTCATAAATAATTTAATATCATTTTATCGATTATGATATTAAACCTAAATGCTGTTATTTGAATACATGAGTATGTTGAAAGTGCATTCGCAAATAGTAACAAAACTTGATCAGTTTCATAATAGCAATCGAATCCCAAATATTATTTTTCATGGACCAACTGGATCTGGTAAGCGCACGATATTAAATAATTTCCTTGACATGATTTACAAAAATAATAAGGAAGCAATTAAATCGTATGTATTATATGCAAATTGTGCACATGGTAAAGGAATTAAGTTTGTCAGAGATGAATTGAAGTTTTTTGCAAAGACACACGTTAATATGGAATCTGATGTTTGCTTCAAATCAGTAGTATTAACAAATGCAGAATCATTAACAACTGATGCTCAATCAGCCTTACGACGATGTATAGAACAATTTAGTCATAACACACGTTTTTTTATTATTATTAATGAAAAATCAAGATTACTGAAACCTATTCTCTCTCGATTCTGTGAAATATATGTGCCACTTCCTATGATTAAAGGTGAACAAGTCAGTTTACATGATTATGCATTAAATAACTGTTTTGGAAAATCAAATGATACAAGGAAAGCAGTAACGTGGATAAAAAATAACATTCATAAGGTTGATAAGGATAATTATAAAAATATCATGAACTTTTGCAATAAAATGTATGAGAGGGGTTATAGTGGCCTAGATCTACTTGCTTATATTGAAACTATGAATAATATTTCAAATATTAGAAAAGCAACATTACTTATTACATTCAATAGAGTTAAGAAGGAATATAGAAATGAAAAACTGTTTATCGCATTCATATTGACATATTTACTAATACGTTCTGAAGAGCCTTTAGAAAATGTGTCATTTATGTAAACTATGGACGATTATTCTGTTGCAAGTTTGTCTGAATCGAAGAACGAGTGGTGCTCTAGACTTGTTAATATCTTCACACCTGCTATCATTTCTGGATTGAAATCTATTTTCGACGAAGCATGGCATATGTGCGAGACTGAAGATGAGGAAGATAAATACCTTATTACATTTCAAACATTTTTAAGTCGTGTGCCAAAGTGGAACAATGAAATTGTAGAAGAAGAGCGAAAGAGAATTGTTGAAATGTCATCATGTGGTTACCTAGAAGATCTGGTAACATGTGTTCATGTTATTCAACTTAAGGCGCTTACATGTATTCGTGTCGGTCAAGAACAAAAAAAAGTAGATATTGATATTCCCTCGGTTGACCAATTTGTTCACAAGATCTATATCAATGTGGCGCGTAAAATATACACAAACGTATATTTATTTGAGAAAGGCATTGCCCCACTCCAAATCCAAAAACACAATCGCGAATTAGAAATTATTATTAAAGAATGTATTATGAATACTATTAGAGAGACTATGCCTATTGAAGATATCTTGAAAGCGTACATGTCTGAGACACAAGAAGAAGAGGTTAAGGTTTCCGAGGAAATTATTGAGAAGCCTGCCCCCGAACCTGTAGTACAGGCAAATAATGCCGATGTTGAATCTAGCACTAGCGATAAATCTTCAAATGATGAAACCAACAAAAATGTTATTGTAAATGATGATTCTATATCGAATAGATCAAGCGAGAGCGAAAATGTAACTCTAGACATTGATACGGAAATACCTGGACATATTTCTTTTAATGATAATGATGTTGCAGTTGATATTGCTGGTTCTGAAACAACAGTAAGTGCACCTAAGACAGTTGAACGTCTTGAGAAGATTGCACACGAGGCAAATGAGAGAAGAAAGGCTGAGGAAGCTGAAGATGATGATGATGATGCACCTTTGAGTATTGGCGAGGAAGTTCGACTTGAGATTGCTGACATTAATGATTTAAATAGAAGCGTAGACGTTAGACCTCCTCCTGCCCTTAATATTGAAACCCTTTAATGCGTTTCACATCTTAAGGGAAAATAGCAAAGATCTATAATGGAACAAGGAAATCTCGTTACCGCATCAGTAATTGCAGTTGTATTTGCAATCTCGAAGTTTATCGAAATTAGATTTATCCAGAAAGAAGATCTAGCTATGAAATATTTAATTAGAGATACCGTCATGGTATATATTTCATGTGTTGTCGGGTTATTTGTTTTAGAACAAGTAGGAGATACTGTTAACAGTAAAGGAGGAACCTCTGTATTTGTAGGAAACCCTGACTTTTAAAATAAAAAATAACTAATTCATTTTATTTTTTATTTATCAATCATAAACATATTACCGTTATTAATATCTAATTATTATCAATTAATTTTTTATGTAATGGAATAAATGCATCTCTCCATTCGAGACTTTTGTAAGTGTGTGTCAATTCCTCTCCCTTTATAATATCTTTTGTAGCATAGATTTCAAAACGGTCTTCATCGAAGTATCTTACCATTCGAGTATTGGTTTGATCGACTAACCCTGAGTTATAAAACGCACAACATCCTGAAGCAAATGCCCATGTATAATTGGGAATATCATCAGACCACGTAAATACATATGGGTTTTTCATTCCATCAAACGATTTATTTTCATTACTACTTAAACGCCGCATCAATCCTTTTTCAACTAAATCATTTTTTTTAATATCTTCGTTCGCAAAAGCACCATCAAATACATTGTCCTCGGTAGAAAATGTAGAAACATCTACGTATACTTTCGAACAATCGATTTTTGTCATGTGATTTTATTAGATATTTTTGTTTAAGTTGCATTACTATACTTTACTTTACTATCGTCGTCAAGACCATCTACTTCATTAATTGTATTTGGATCAACTTCAGTATACGGTTCTATATCATTAGATTCATGATCACTTTGACTCATTTATTACTATTGAGTATAATTAACTTGTTAACTTACCACAAAAGTAATAATAAATATCATGTATATTTATAATATGGAACCTATTGATGATTATTTAGATCGATACCAAATGCAGGCTTTAACTCCAGATGCTATTTTGTCAGGATGGACAAGTAATTCTTTGATACTGTTGACATCAGCTATGTTATTTTTTCATATTTGTCAACAAAACTCTATAAAAATTAGAGGATCTGGAAATAAATTGCCTGCGTATATATCCATCTCTCTAATAGTAATTTCAATTGTATATAACTTTGCTTCTCTGCGAGGATTTCAAATAAGAATAACCCAAGTTATGGATTATTGTAAAAGAGATTCCAAATGTTCTGATGAACATGTAAATAATCTTAATAATATGAAATTGCGTAATTTAATTTTAGGGTATTTACTGATGGGAATTGAAAGCCTAGTAGCTTATCTAATATTTTTTTCATTATAAGTCCTGTTATATTTGCATATTTTCCAAATATAACATTTTACATATATGATGGTAATTCATCAATATTCATTATTTTTGCATTTTTGTTAAGCTTTTTCTTAGATACTACAAAGCGTTCAAAGTATCCTTTTCTTAATTCATCAATTGGCATATGATTATGAACAGTACGGGCAATCATTTTATACAATTTAAAATTAGGATATCTTTCTTCTCCATCTTTCTTGTAAAGAACATTTCGATCTTTATCATCCATACACCACTCCATAATAATTCTTTTTGCGGCTAATTTTGGATCTTTTGGGGAGTCTTCAAGTTCATCCATAAAAAAATCTAGCATTGAACAGCCTAATCTGCATAAATCAAAACTAAAATTGGGCTCTAGTCTAGCTTTATCTTCATTAAGATAAGGTCCAAAATTATACTGTGTTGCTGCATCTCCTTTGGGGTGATAGCTATCACTACAAATAACATTTCCTCGGAACTTATAGATTGCTCTTCCAAAATCAATTATTTTATACAATCTACCGAATGTTGGAACTTTATAATGCTTACCGTCAGCTTTATAGTACAAAAATTGTTTTTCTGTAGGAACATACATAATATTATTTGTATGCAAATCATTATGAGTTAGACTATAAGTTTTTTGATATGATATCAACATCATAATAACTTGAATTATCATAGAACCCCATTCGAGATCTTTCATATCATCACATTTATCTACAATAAGTGAATCTAATGTGTTAGCGCATTTTTCAAGAGCGATAACCTGAACGGGAAAACTAGGTATGGTTGCAAAAAGCATATCTTCTGACGCAGTTGAAAATCCACTTTCAGTACTGCAATCATCGTCATCTTCATCATCACTATCGTCTTTATTTGTTACTGACGATCTAGAAGAGCATTCTGATGAAGAGTCTTCATCTTTATTACTGCCTTCTTTTATATCAAAGCTAAATACGAGGTTTGCCTCTTCTATGTGTGCACTATCATTGCTATTATCTTCTTTTCTCTCTACAAAAATATTATCAAGCTGCTGAAGATCAGATATATTACTTAGTTCAAGAACATTATCGCCTTCTATTGTCTCTAATTTAAGTTTTTCCTTATTTTTTCTAGTATTAAAATTGAATATGCCATTTGCATATGTGTTATCGACTTCGAAAAGTGAACTACGATTGATGTGAAAGAACTCTGAGTCGTTAAGATATTCAACATCATCTGCAATATTTACTCTAAAATCATTTTTGTTTGCAAGAAATGATCCATAAAAGTCAAGAGCATGTACAAAATCATGTGAATGATATAGTTGACTTGTCAAATAGGTAAAAAAACTATCTACATATGCAGCATTGTTTGGATCTTTAATTTTAGTATGACCATTATCAGTATCAAACTGTGGTAATTTCATAACATTCTCATCATCAATTGAATATTTACCCATCATGTACTTAATGGGGTCAAGTAAAGGGCTATATTTAAAAAACACTTCCTTCGTAGTTGAAGTACCATTCTCATCAACAACATTACACTCAAAGACATTTGTATCTTTCATATTTCCTACACTATCAAGATATTTGACATGATTGAGGTTAATTGTATCAAAGTTTTTGTCTGAAAGAGAGAAAAACTTGTGATATAGAGGAACATAGTTCTGCGGGTCTGTTACGTTCATCCCATCGGGATTAACAACACTACTAAATAATGATAAATTATCATTTTTTCTATATGTGAACTCCATTAGTGACAAATGATATAAATATTCAGCTTTTAGAACTCAAAAGCGCGGATTTTCTATTTTTTTATTTTCTAACTCGTTTTCAAATGTCAACTGAGTTAGAATTAAGCAAGTTTAGTATGCGTAACATCAGTTTTAGACCTGATGAAAATAAAGGTCCAGTCATTGTCTTAATTGGTCGTCGTGATACAGGTAAATCTTATCTAGTTAGAGACCTTCTCTTTCATCACCAAGATATTCCGATTGGAACAGTAATATCAGGTACAGAAGCAGGAAATGGTTTTTATAGCGAACATGTTCCAAAGCTTTTTATTCACGACGAATATAACAGTGCGATTATTGAGAATATCCTAAAAAGACAAAAGCAGGTATTAAAACAAATGAAAAAGGAGATTGAAGCATATAAAAGAAGTACAATTGATCCTAGAGCTTTCGTTATTCTTGATGATTGTCTTTATGATGCAAGTTGGACAAGAGACAAAATGATGAGGTTGCTTTTCATGAATGGTAGACATTGGAAAATTATGCTTATCATTACAATGCAATATCCTTTAGGCATACCGCCTAACTTGCGAACTAATATAGATTATGTATTCATATTGAGAGAACCGTATATCAAGAATAGACGTATTATTCATGAAAATTATGCAGGTATGTTTCCTACATTTGAAAGTTTTGCTCAAATTATGGATCAATGCACTGAAAACTATGAATGTTTAGTTATAAATAATAATGCAAAAAGTAACAGACTTTCAGATCAGATATTTTGGTACAAAGCAGAACCTCATGGAACATTTAAACTTGGAGCAAAAGAGTTTTGGGAATTGTCCAAAGAACTAAATAGCGATGATGAAGATGTAGAAACATATGATCCACAAGCAAATAGAAGGAGGAGCGGACCCAAAATTAATGTTAAAAAACGAAGCAAATGGTAAATAGTTTGTTATAATCTGTAATATCAAACTATTCTAAATATGACATGTGGTAATAACCCAGTCCATGTTTAAAAACATTGAATAAATCACCTGTTTTTATATAGTGCATTTTTCCTGCACGATATGCATTCAAATATTCTGGTTTAATAAATGGTTGAAATACATCTAATGGCTGAGCTATTAGATCAAATCTATGAATATACGAGATCGTTTTGTCTCCTAACAAGGTGTTATAATCATCAACAAATGATTTACTAAAAACTGGTGGTTGTCCAAATACAATAACCTCATTTATATTTTGTGAATGGTCATAACTGTATAATATTGATAAAACTGCTCCTAATGACCAACCGGTGACTTTATCACAATATAATTGGTCTAATTGTGGTTTAATCGCTTTGTAGATATCATACATGCCAGTATAAACCATTCCTCTTTTATCTTGACTTATTGTTGGAGAAATGTCCATTTCTATATCATTTAAACTATCTGTTCCCTTAAAAACCAATATATTATTTTTAACACCTGCAATTATCTCTCCATTCCAGTGTATATACTGATCAAAAACATTATCTTCCATTTTTCCACACAAATCATATCTATTAAGTTTTCGAATTAAATCAGCATACGGATTTTTACTTTTATTATGATATAATTCACAAAAGTGTTTTGAAATTGCGCTTTCATAAAGACTATATGAAATGAAAAAGATTGAAATAATGCTCATTAATACAAAAATTAATATGATTTTATTCATAAACAGCTTATATTATAGTGTGATAATTTTTGACATATACATATTGTACAAAGTCAATATGAATAATATCCCATAATCAATTTTTGTAGCTAACCAATCCTTGTCTTTTTTCAGCATTAATCTCGGAACTAAGAGAGATTTAATATGAAATGGAAAGTTTCTAAACGACGTTTCTTTTTTATCCTTACACGCCTTATTTGTTTCACTAGTAATAACACATCGTCCTAAAAAAAACCACCCACAAATAGTAATTAACATTAGAAGAATGTTTTCATAATAATATCCGTAGAGAGGTCCTAAGAAAAGAATTAAACTGCAAATATATTGATGCACGATATTGAGACCTTTCCCATATAGTGAGGTGCATCCCCAAAATGTGTTATCATGTAAAATTAAAAACCATGTAAATAAATTAAAAAATATATTTTTTTGAAGTGGAGTCATTAATATATTTGTAGAAATTATCATTGCCAAATATTTTACATATATTTCATAAATTATCATGAAATATATTGGTTATTTTATACTAATCTGGATTTACTCGTCTGTCGCACCCTCGGTTGTATCTGCTTTGTCCTCAGATGTTGAAATAACAGTGTTTTCCAAGCCATCTGTTAGAGCAGACAAACCATGATCTGTGTTTTTGTCAGTGACGACGTTTTCATCATTAAATAGCTCCTTTCTAATATCTGCCGCAGTAACTGAATCGCCTAGCTTGTTATCAAAGGTGGTTACATCTTTTACACTAACAAGATTGCCGGCCTCATCAATCGTTTGTGTAAGTTTATTTCCAGAAGCGAGTGCTTTCTCTTTATTGTCCTCCATTGCCTTTTTCTTGGCATCTTTAACGCGAGAATCGAAATCCTCTTTTGCCTTTGACTCATTCTTAGTTTTCTCATGCATAAGCTGATTGAGCTCATCCTCAAGATACTCTACCCTACCGGTTTTGTAAGATTCTGGGTGGAATGGCATCCATAGTCCTACAGGACCAACGTAAACATTGTGATTAGGATCAGATTCACGTAGTAACTTGGCACGAACTTCTGCCTCTCCCTGTGTAGGGAATGCGCCTCTAATCTTAATACCGCGTGTGCTGGTTTGGAAAGAATGAGATTCATCGAAATCTGCTTGCATTTTCTCCTCATTGTTATCAACAAATGTTTTAAACTCGTCCTCTACGGTTGTAGTGAAAAGATTATCACGCTCACTCTTAACAAACTCCTCTAAATCTTTACTAAGTTCATCAAAGTTGACATTATGCTTATAAGAAATGAAGTTCAAAAAATGTGTGTACTTTTGCAAAGACTTCGACATATCCCATTGCTTTAGGAACTGCTTGAAGAAAAACGTGTTTTTCTCCTCCAGAATCTTTTCTGGAGACAAAAATGATACACATACAAACTTCTGTCCTGCAATTGATTTATCTTCATCCAATACATCTACATATTTAGGATTTACTGTGCCATCTGAATTAAGACGGGTGGTTACTCCGCTGGGTGTTTGAGTCTCTGTTGTTGACATCTATAACACTATTAGTCATTCTGTTTTTAAGCTTCTACCGCATTGAAAGATTTTTTTCTACTGTTAACTTATAGATATGAATATGATGGGTATCGACCTTGCTGAACTTCTTAAGCGTGCTATCAAATACCTCGTTGAGGGTCTTATGGTAGCTATCGCTGCTTTTGCTATTCCTAAGCGTTCTCTCCAATTGGACGAGATCGCCCTTATTGCATTGACTGCTGCTGCCACATTCAGCATTCTTGACACATACCTTCCTAGCATGGCCGTAAACGCTCGCAGCGGTGCTGGTCTTGGTATAGGTGCAAATCTTGTTGGATTTCCACGCTAATTATGCTATAAATAATAAAATAATGTGATAAACACGTTATTATTAAAATCATCATTTCTCTTATATTTTTATTAGAGAAACGATGAGTAAATGGTCACTTAAAACTACTAGAAAAATTACTGCTTCAATGGCAGATTTTATTATGAATAGAATACCAACCATTTCCTGCATCAATGCAAATAATTTGTATAACGCAATTATTAAAATTAATTCTGTCAAAGATCACATTGGTCCTTCGGTATGTTTAGTTCAAACTGAAGCAGGATATTATATCATGGGAAAGTGTGAAGAAGAGAGATTTCGTGATATATATATTCGATTAAATGCAATGTGCGATCATTACACAGAAATAACGAATAAACTCAATTCTATTAAACAGTCGGAATAAACTCCCAATCTAGCTCTGCACATATTTTCTTCCAAATCTCATCCTGTTCAATCCTTTTCTCTCTATCTTTTAGCATTGGGAAAAACGGAAGAAACTCCTTTTGCTCTAATAACTCGCAAAGCTTGTATACAGTATAGTAATAGTTCAAAAAGTTTACTCTATCATCTGGACAATACTTTGCATAAGGGGCTTGAATATCCATAAATAAACTACAAAGTCTTTCTTCAAGCTCTGGGCTCATAACTGGAGGCTTTATGCCCAGTTTATCTTTAATAAAAGGAATATGTTCATAATATTTGTTATATCCAAGTTTTTTGAGAATATCTTTGGCCCTCTTATTAGTTAATTGTTTATTGCCAATTCGCTCCTTCTTTATCTGGTTCTTAATATTATCCAATACTTCATCAGGAATCTGTGTCGTTTCTTTCGCTTGAAATTGTGCTAATATTTCTCTGAAATGATTAATACGCTTGTATGCATAAAAGCAAACCTCTTTTGGTGGTTCTTTGTAAGAAGGTTTCTCATTTTCAATAAGAAATTGAATACTAACAGAACAATTATTACATACAAGCATGCCCTCATGATCTATGGCAATTAATTCTCCAGAATGACAATGTTCACAAATATCGGTTTGTACTACAAAATTGTTTACATCTAAAAAATCTTCATCTACGCTGGCTAAGTATTTTTGAACATTGGTTAATACGGTCTTCTCTTCTTCTGGTGTAGTGACCCCAATATTGAAAAAACTATTCAATACCTTGGACTTACCCATGCCTGTTGCAGTATGTTTTTTATTTTCATAATATTCAAATACATACTTTGAATTATCTAAATAGTAGTTTTTTCTGGCTAATTTAATCAGCTTAATTTTATTTGTCAATTCATCAATTTCTTCTTGAAGCTCAAGTACCTTTTCAATATTTTTTTCAATCTTAAGGACCTTTTTCAATTTCTTTTTTTGAGATTGCAACTGGGGTAAAACAACCTCTTCTTCATGTGTCATTTCTTCTACAATTGAACGATGTTTGCTATCAAGCGTAGTTGTACTTTTGGCACATACTTGGATTTTCTTACTACTCTTTGGCTTGAATGTAGGCATATAGCTTATATGTAAAAGAATGCAGGTTTTGTTTAATTTAGTATTCAAAGAAAACACATTTATCGTTATTATGCCGATTCTTGTTTCGATATATAATTATATGAGCGACCATAATATTAGTATTGATATTGAAAATGATTCTTTGATGGATTATAAGAGTCTTCAAAAGATGATTTTTATTCATAATGCTCTTTTAGATGGATGGACTATAACAATGAAAACCGATAAATATATATTCACTAAGAAGCATGAAGGGCGAAAAGAAGTGCTTTCTGATGACTATCTTAAAACGTTCATCGAAAGAAATCTCGGTACTTTAAGAGTTAGATAGTTCAATTCGGTATATTTCGTCAAAATTATTTTCTTTAGCAATAGTATATAACCATGGGAGGTGGATTAATGCAACTAGTCGCTTACGGCGCACAAGACGTATATCTTACGGGTAACCCTCAGATTACTTTCTGGAAAGTGACTTACCGTCGCTACACAAACTTTGCTATGGAGTCTATTGAACAGACTTTTAATGGCCAGGCTGATTTCGGTCGCCGTGTTACTTGCACCCTTGCACGTAACGGTGATCTTGCCTACCGCACCTATCTTCAGGTGACTCTTCCTGAGATCAACCAGTCTCTTGCCAAGTTCGCAAGATGGCTTGATTTCCCTGGAGAGCAGCTCATCGCTCAAGTTGAGGTTGAGATTGGAGGTCAGCGCATCGATCGCCAGTATGGCGATTGGATGCACATCTGGAACCAGCTTACTCTCTCCAAGGAGCAGGAGCGTGGTTACTACAAGATGGTTGGTAACACCACCCAGCTTACCTACATCACTGATCCTGAGTTCGCCCATGTTGACGGACCCTGCGATTCCGATGCCCCTCGTCAGGTGTGCGCTCCTCGCAACGCACTCCCCGAGACCACTCTTTACGTGCCTTTCCAATTCTGGTACTGCCGTAACCCCGGACTTGCTCTTCCTTTGATTGCTCTTCAGTACCACGAGGTCCGTGTCAACCTTGACATTCGTCCTATTGATGAGTGCCTCTGGGCTGTCAATTCTCTTGGATGCGACGACGCAGCCGGCGTTAAGGCCAGCCAGGCATACAACCAGTCCCTTGTTGCCGCTTCTCTTTACGTTGATTACGTGTTCCTTGACACTGATGAGCGCCGCAGAATGGCACAGAACCCTCACGAGTACCTCATTGAGCAGCTTCAGTTCACTGGCGACGAGTCTGTTGGTTCTTCCAGCAACAAGATCAAGTTGAACTTCAACCACCCTTGCAAGGAGCTTGTCTGGGTTGTTCAGCCTGATGCTAACGTTGATTACTGCGCATCTCTTGATTGCAACGCTGTTCTTTTCAAGACTCTTGGTGCTCAGCCTTTCAACTACTCCGATGCCATCGATGCTCTTCCTAATGCTCTTCATGCATTTGCTGGACCTCAGGCCATTGGTTCCAACGCTGAGAAGTACATTGACGGTTCTGGTCTCTTCGTCGATGCCGGTGCCCAAGATGTAACGGGTTCCAATAATGATTTCTGGGCCTCTAGCAACCTTGCCACTGGTACCGACCAGTACAATGCACCTAATTTCGGAGGTGTCGTACCCAATTCAACCGATATCGCGTCCGGTGTGTCTGATGCCGGTTCTTTCGTGCTAGCTGAGACTGCTCTTGACATGCACTGCTGGGGTGAGAACCCTGTTGTGACTGCTAAGCTTCAGCTTAACGGCCAGGACCGCTTCTCTGAGCGCGAGGGAACTTACTTCGACCTTGTCCAGCCTTACCAGCACCACACTCGCAACCCCGACACTGGTATCAACGTCTACTCTTTCGCTCTACGCCCTGAGGAGCACCAGCCTTCTGGCTCTTGCAATTTCTCGCGTATCGATAACGCTACTCTTCAGCTTGTGCTTTCCAACGCCACCGTTGAGGGTACCAAGACTGCCAAGGTCCGTGTGTACGCTACCAACTACAATGTCCTTCGTGTCATGAGTGGTATGGGTGGTCTTGCCTACAGCAACTAAGTTGTTTAATCACCTCAAATACAAAAACAAAAAATATCATTTTATCAAACATTGATAATATGATAAAGTAAATAATATACATATAAAATAATTATTGTTGATTACAGAATCTACATATATCATTCCTCTATTTTTATAACATGGATATTGCGGCTTCATTGAATGCTACAATAACTCCAACATCATATTTACCTGTTTTACATACAAATAGATACTCAATCATTTTAGATATAATTAATCGTATGTTCCGTCTTTTTTCTGATGAAAGAAATCTACTCAATGAACCATCTCTGCCAGTTATTTCTGATTTTAAAAAAGGTACGAATGTCATAACCCAACCCCAAATATCAACATTATAATAAAAGTCAGTGTATAATTTGTTATGATCAAATGATCCTTGTAGCAAATATAACTCCCTCTGTCGGGTTAAATATTGAGAAATTAACATCTCGCTTGTTGAATATGGATAAATCTCACCGCGAGACGTATGAAACTGATTCAATACCTCTATAACTGGGGTAACAATACCACCAAGTAAATATCTCATATGCTCTTTATCATATGTATTATGATATAGCTGATGTATTATAGTGCGCACAGTTGTTGCACCAGAAAGACCACGTGGATCAATCATGCCACCCATAGTATCAGCTGTTTGATAAAATGCTCTGGCCACAAGTGGTTCATTGAACATACAATATGCAGTCATCGGTATATTTGTTTCATCTACATCATATTCATTTCCACGAGTTGATGCATCTGTGATTGGCCTACTGTGATCAGTTAAATAACTGAGACCCCAATCTATAATTACCGGAGCATTTTCTTTTACCAATACGTTTTCTGATTTAATATCAAGATGATAAATACCTTTTTCATTCATAGGTATTATTCCTTTCATTAAAAGAGAGATCATGTTCTGAAAAAATAATATTAGTTCTTCCTTCTCATTTAAATGAGAAAGATATGATCCCACTGTTTTGCCGAGATACTTTTGCTGCAAAACACTTAAATCCGGTAATTTTGTCGAGGAAGAATTATGCACTAAATCTGCAATATTACCTATATCACAATGATATCCAGCTAGATCTTCACTTGTAATTTTTTCAGGTCTACACATATAGGTACCAAATCCACCAAAATACCTTTCTGCATTTTCGATTTTTCCAAGACGTTCAGTCACTCTCTCGATTTCATCCATTTCTTTTCTAGCATCAAGCGTTTCCATTAACTTAGATACCATATCATTTTCGGGTTGTCTACCATGTTTACATGGTATTGCTGGAGAGAAAACACATCCATAACTACCTACACCTATTACTTTTCCACCTTTTATATTGCCATATCGTTCCATATATATATATACTTTATTGCAATATTAACTTTAATTATAAAGAAGAATTATTACTACTTCATATGCTACTTATATAAAATTATTCCAACTTTATATAAATAAATAAATATTGTGTGTTTATATGGGTAAAATTGGACTTTTCTTCCAGATATAACTACCTGGATTCATGGGATCCGCTCCAAAGCATATATATATGTGTCCCGTATGTGCTTTAATTTCGCCACTCTCACCTTGAGTGCTGCTTGTAGGAGCAGCAGCAATAACCTCTACTTTCTTGGCTGTTCCAGTTATATCTCCTTCAATTGGATAATTGAAATGACTTTTATTTGCAAAAACATTAATAGCTCCACTATGGGGTCCTTCAGTTACATTACCGCTCTCTGATTGAATAATAGGACCAGTAATATGTACGCCTGTCATGGCCTGAAGCCCTAATGTATGTTTATCAGTCGCAGTGGTAGATGTTCCTTTATTGCCTCCATAAATATTTAAACATCCTGCAGTTGCGCCATTGCACAATACTTGTTCATCACATGGCTGTATATTAACACTTCCGGTTATATCAACTCCGCATGTACCATTTGGTTTAACGGATCCAATTGTAACTTTCCCATTCTCGATATCATTAAATAGATTACATATCGATTTATCGTATCCTCGTGATCGTAAATAGCTTCCGTAGCTGCAATATGTTTCTCGACATGTATGACCAGACATTATATAATCTACTCAGATAAATTATATATTATTTATTCGGGAATAGGGAAAGGTCTTTGAGTTTTAGATACTACTAGTTTTTCTGGCATAATTAATTCCTGACGATCAAAGTAACTCTTCATTGGCAGAGACTTCAATTGAGGTTCTACTTTTGGCTGAGGATTGACTAAATTATTTGCATTTATACCAAAAAGACTAGACTCTATCTCAACTGGATTGTGAGAAAGTGCCGTCCATGGCATATGACTTGCATTAAACCCAAGACAGGGTTGAGCGTTATTATATGCGGATCCAAATGCACCATGTTTGTACTTAATATGCTCTATTGAGTTTTTATAACTTCTCTGTTGTAAGCAGTAATCTTCTGGAGTATTCTTATTTCTAGTTGAAGCCATCTATACTATAACAGGATATTATTATGAGCTTATACACGTCATTAAAGCTTTCATAGATTCTGTGGTAGGTTTATCATGAGTTATAGTTTCACAAATACATCGATGTGTTTCGCTGAATAGATCCATTGTGAACAATATCCTAAACAGATTCTCGTCTGTAAGTTGTTCTCCCATAAATAGCATTAAATGTGTAAATCTAGTTCCTCCCGCTCGAAATCTATCAAAACACGGTTTGAAATGATTAACAACAATATTAAAAATTACATCAGTCTTTCTTGTAATTTCAGAATCATCCCATTTTTTACATTTAAATGCTTGTAGAAACTGTGCTCTGTACAAATCGTCATCATCTAATTGCTTGTATGTACACAGAAATGTTGAGTCATATACTTCATTCATTATAGAATAAATAATCACATAATTTTAAGTTATTATTTATCAAGGTTATCATGAGTATTAAATATTTAGTTACGCTTCACTCCGTCAGCAGTAGAAACAAACATAGTTGATATACGGCCTACACCACCTAGTTGATTCATCTTAAATATTACATCTCTTTTGCCACCATCAGCGTGTTTTCTTATGTGGCTAACGAGACTTGGGCGAGTGTTTGTAGTTGATACTAAACCTTGCCATTTCCCATTTCCATTTCCAGGACCGTTGGCGTTTACGTTATTAACAGCTCCAGATGAGCCAGCATACATAGATCTACACTTAGACATTATAAACTAAGTGTAGATAATAAAAATTGTAATATTTAATTAAACGTATTGTTTTGATGTGTGAGAACTTGCATAATCTTGATCACGAGTCATTTCGCGAGAAGGCATGCCGCCACGAATCCATCCATCAGCAGCAACTCCTTCAACAAGGTTTGCTGGATTTTGGACAGTTGCCTTGAGTGAAGGAATCATTGGAGTGTTACGATATCCCATATGGGATACTTCAGAACTGGGATTAATACTCTTACGATTGTTAGCGAGCTCCCCCTGCATAAGCTGAGACTCAAGAACAGCATCAGACTTTCCTCGACCTAGGAATGGAACGGTTGCAAAAGGTCTTTGATATAAACTGATTTTGCAACTTGAACGCGTTAAATCACTAATATGTAGTTGGGAGTTTTGGTCAATATTGCATCCTCCGATACCTACTTGATGGCTTCCAGTAAAATTAATATTTGGCTGAGACGTTGCAAACTCTACAGCATCACCCATTGGGCATTGTGGACGAAAATTAGTGAGGAGATAATTAGCAGCACCTGCATTTTGAACATTGCGCTGACTAAGATCACATGAATCCTCCCCTATTCTGGTCTGGTTATTGAATGTATAATCGGATACGTGGGCCATTTATATATTCAGATAATATATTATTTTCCTAATTTCCTCCATTGATCCAGTTAGGAGGCATAGATTGTGTGCATGCTAGTTCATTTCCATCTTTGCAAGAAATCATATCACCATAACAAAACTCGGCAAACGACTTTTGATCGTTAGGAATTGTGGTGTTAGCAGTGGAATTAAAATGTATCATTGATCTATCAAACTGAAAGCTATCGCCTAAATCTTTAAACAATCTATCGTCTATACCTTTCTTGTCGTCAAAATTATTAACAACCATTTCTTGAGTTTTTTTATTAATATCTTCAACAACAACAGGATTGAAAGCTGGTGCAGCAGCTGGTCTATTGGGTGTATCTTGAATCTGAGGAAGAAGAACATTCATCATAGGATTAGTAGCTGTAGGTTTTTCAAATCTCATTCGTGATAATGTTTCTCTATCAAGGGTTGAAAAGCCTTCTTTGGCAGCTTTTTGTACAGATTGCTTGATATCATCATCTTTCTTTAAGTATTTCAATATTGTAACCGCAAAGATTGTAACTACGCCACTAACTATAACTCGAAAGTTGCTGGTTACTAGATAACCAAGTATAGTCAATAAAATTACCAGGCGAGTAATAGCATTAAGTTTTTCATTTGAGGTCATTCCAGGCGAAGGCCATACTTGTCCTACGCTATCTTTGTTAAATAAAATAGTTGGATCATTTAACCAGAAGGTGTCTTGCATCTATATATACAGCCATCTATTTTATTTCTTCTTTTTACCCTTTTTCTTACCTTTACTAGGCTTTATTGAACTTCTTTCAGCGCGAGGACCACTTCTAAAAACTGTTTGATTTGGCTCGTCATCCCACTCTGCAAGTAGTTCTTGTCGAGCTTTTTCTGCTTTCGCTTCCATTACAGCCATTTCCTCTTGACTATATTGTGGAACCTCAGGCATAGTTCTTTGACCGGCCTTAGCTCTCATTCTCTCCTTTTGTTGAGCAAGTTTCATAGTACGTTCCATATGAGCCTGCATTGCTGAAGTATTAATTTTTTTACCACCCAGTCCCATATTACTTAGCATCGACTGAATATTCTCCATACCAGGCATATCTTTCATCTTTTTCATCAACTCACTCGCCTCTTCGAGTAGTTCACTCTCTTTGATATCACCTGACTTGATCTTTTCATCTAACTTAGATCCTACATCTTTAACCATACCCATTATCTTCGTTGGATCCTTCATCAACTTTGCAAATACGTCGTTTACACTTGTAGCGTTTTCAAAATCCATATTTAAATTAGCTGCAGTCTCTTCGGCAATTTCCTTAGCAAGCGTTCCTAGCTTTCCATCCATCATACCTGCAACATGAGCATGTACACTTTCTGCATTCGGCAAATCCTCCATGTTAATATTTCTCTTTCCTTCCTCTCCATCTTTTCCTTCGTCTTGTTGAAACATATCTTTCATACTACTCATTGTCTCCTCCAACTTCTGTTTAAACTCGTCCTCGTTAATTGCTTTGAATAAATCAGCCGTATCACCAAACGATTCTCCATCGGAGACATTTGATACACTTGAAAATAATGTCAACTGCAAATATTTCCAGATCGTAGAACGTGTTGCATCACTAATATTCTCTTTCCATAAAACGTTAAAATCAATTCCAGGTAAAAATAGAACCGGTGTCTCGGTATCAAAAATATCTGCATTCTCGTAAAGAATATCAAAAAAACGAGCAGGATAGATCTTACCACAATACTCCATTATCACTTTGGTTGCCTCGACAACCTCTGCTGGCAAATGGTCATCTTGTTTCCAAACAATTGATAAGTTTGTATCAAGATTTTCTTCTAGCTCTGGGAATACATTAATCATGTCATTCATCATGTCCCCAAGAACTTTGGTAAAAGACTTAATCTTTTCGGCGTCGAAACCAGGTTTTTCTGGCGAAGCATCATTAGTCATTGAAGAACCTTCCATAATACATTGACTAATGATACACTTTTAAATCACTGAAGACGTTAATTATTATACATATTGCATATCTTACATAGATTTTGCATATATTGAAGAACCTTGGCCTGTTCGGTTGGATCCATATTTCGAATTGGTTCTTTAATTTTGTCTATTTTATCGAGAATCGCGCTTGCTTGAGATGTTCCCTCTACATCATTCGAGTAATCTTTATTTAAAAAAAAGTTTAAATTGCCCGCATTAATTTCATCTCCATATTGCGAGATTACGTGTTCTTTAAACGTTAAGATAATTAGACGAGGATTCGCTTTTCGCAACTTACCAAGGGCATTTGCAGCAGTAGCTATATCGATGTCATCGGGAAACACCCGAATGACATCATTCAAAAACTCCTCGAAATGATTATTGAATGCTGTTAATATGCTCATATGAAGTTTCTATAGTTCTTCTTTTAAACACTTTAACGCTTTTTTCTATTTGATTAACTTATCTACCTCCCGGAGGAGGACCGTCGTTCATTCTAACATCGCTTGCTCTATTCTGCTGAAGCTGTTCCATAGATACATTACCAACTGTATCAGATGAATAATTATCCGGCGGTGTTTCTATTTGGTCTGTATGAGATACGCCAGCATACATGTGTTGCTGTCTCATACCACCATCTCCTTTTGCTGCTAAATCATCTGGTGACATATCAAGAAAACTAAAATTATCAGATGCTACTCCAAATCCTCCACCGCCTAAAGAAAAGGCCATGGGCTCACCTGTCTGTTTCACTGCTTTTTGCTTCATTACATCTACCGAAGGTTGAATATGTTGCATAATCTCTTCGCCAAATAAAACATGATGTCCTCTATTTAACAAGAGTAATGCAGGCACTCTAGACACAGTTGGTGGCAAAATTACTTTTTCGCCATTTTGAAGTTTAATATAAGTAGCACCATTTGCACCCTTAACTCTATCATCCACGCAAAGAAAATGCATTTCATCTTTTACTGGACTTCGCGAAACTACGCTTAATACTTGTTTACAATTCTCACAAAAGTTACTATAATAAAGGATTGTACTCATTTGCACTATAATAGTATTATCTCAGAGATCTTTAAACTCATATATCTCAAAAAATTGAGATAGAGATAAATTATGTGGGAATATACTATACACCATGAATCCTGTTGTTACTAACCTCGCTGAATCTGACGGTATTATGACGTTTACCTTATCCGGGGTAAATGTTAGTCTTGCAAACGCTTTGCGTCGCATTGTTTTGTCCGACATTCCTTGTGTAGTATTTAGAACTACTCCATATGAAGAATGTAAAATGAATATTGAAATTAATACTACACGGCTTAATAATGAGCTTATCAAACAGCGCATTAGCTGTGTTCCAATTCATATTAGTGATACTAACTTTCCAATTGAAAACTACATTGTTGAAGTCGATAAAAAAAATGATAGTGATATTATAGATTATGTTACAACTGGCGACTTTAAAATCAAAGATAAAAATACAGGAAAATACCTGTCTCAATCAGCAACTCGTGACATCTTTCCTCCTGACGAAATTACCGGAGATTTCATTGATATCGCTCGTCTTCGACCTCGTCTATCTGAAGATATTGATGGTGAAGAGCTAAACCTTACATCCACACTTGATATCGGCACTGCAAAGCAGGACGGTTGTTTTAATGTCGCCGCTACATGTGCATATGGATATACACAAGATCCTGTTCTGATTAATGATAAAATTACCCAAATGGAAAGCGAAATGAAAGCAGAAGGCTTAGATGCAGATACTGTCGCTTTTAAAATTAAAGATTGGAAGCTTCTTAAGGCCCAAACTATTAATATACCTGATTCTTTCGACTTTAAAATTGAAACTATTGGCCAATTTGATAATATGTCTCTTATCTTCAAAGCCGCACATGTTATGCTCGATAAAATCACTACATTCAAGAAGGATATTCAAGAAAATGATAGTTTGATCACTCAAACCGATACTACATTGCCTAATGGGTTTGACATCAAGCTAATTGGAGAAGACTATACCCTTGGGAAAGCAATAGAGTATGTTCTCTATTCGAGACATTATGATCGCTCTTCTGCCAAATCTGATAAATCGCTTGACTTTTGTGGGTTCAGAAAGCCACATCCTCATATTGATGAAAGTATTATTCGAATTGGTTTCAAAGACGCTACTGATAAAAGTAGTGTTATAGCCATACTGACTGAAACATGCAAGACCTTGGAGGTAATATATAATTCGATCAGCGAATACTTTAAAAAAATAGATTAATTATAGATACTTTATAAGTATTGAACAATTTTACAATATTGAAATGATATTCATAACAATATTGTTTTTCTTTATTTACTAACACTCTGTATTCTGTACGATTTCCATATCATCCTTTGCTTGTTGATGATGAAAATTAATAGAATGCATAAGCAAACTAGGATGCAACTCATTAACATATGTTACTACAACACTCCTCCTAACAATCTTGTTTTCTTTTGATAGACTAGTTGTATATAGCTCGTGCAACTTATACATATGAGTTCTAAATTGAGATGAGTAACCACCAAGTGGTCCCTCCTTCTTTACATAACACGAAATATATTTACTGTGAAGTTCGTGTGTAAACTTATGAATCATATCTCTGTAATCACTAAACAGATTCTTGTGTTCAGGATAATAACGTAGATAATCTTTTACTTTTTGTGATTGGCGCAACATAAGATAACGATATTGAAGTTTCGGCTGATTTCCTCTCAATTTTCGAACTGTCTCATATGTTACGTTTCTATATTTACTGCGCATATGCCGACCTTCGGCATCAAAACCAGAAATCATAGCACCAACAATCTTATAATCTGCATCACCACTAGATAGATACGCAGACATACTTGCTAGATCATCTCCTCCTCTAGGATATTGTAGCCAATTAGGCAATTTACTGCGCACATCATCAGTGATATCTACTTCACTTACAACATTATCTGTAATCTCATACATCTTTACTAGAAATAGCTGTGGTGTTGTAAATGGTACAACAATTCGATTTTTAGGATGCTGAAGAACAAATGAAAAACAATAATTTTTGGGGAAATTATCAAGTTGAGCTAAAAGATCATTTTTAGAATCATCCCCTTCATCATTCATCATCTCATTGTGCTGTAGAGTATCCATAAACATTCCTCGAAATGTATTTTCTACACCTGTCCGAGGTTTACCATCCATCGTGTAAAATGCTACACGTCCCCCTACCGAACTCCTAGTAGTAATCTCCCATGATTCTCCTGTATGAAAAGCATTAATCATGGTACCTTCAACATAATCTTCGATCTTGACTGGCTTAGAGTTATCTAGACGAGATACAAATGAGTCATATGAAATCGTCTTTGGTGGTGCGAAAGAAATAATTTTTCCATCCAGATGGACTACTGATCTAAATAGACCAATCGTTTCGGCTCTATCATGTGATAGAAATTGTTTATCATATCGAACAACATTATAATTTTTGCCTCCTACAGCCCAATGTTTTTGTTTAAGGTTGAGAGTGTTAAGAAGTGCATCGACTTTACTCTGTTCATCTGAGAACAGATCGGCTAGGTTATGGCCTTCTACTTTGTTAAGATCGTATCTGCACGTGCTCATTGTGTCTTGCATATTATCTTAATATTGGGAGAATCTTTAACTGGCTTTCATTTACAATAAAATGAGTAATAGAGATAAATATCTGGTATATGTATAAGATAATGGCCAGTGAACCTATTGAACAGTCAATAAACCTTCAAGTCGGTGACATTATCGAGTTTGTCGCACCGACAGACTCAAAGATAAATGCAAAACCTTTCCTAATTAAGTACATTGATAAAGAAAAACTTGATTTACTTGGTCAGGATGGAACCGCTGCGACTATAAACATAAATGAAGATGGAACACTTCGAAATGAATCAATTCAGACAATTGCTATATTAAGTAGAGCTGATTCTCCAAGTTATGCACGGCAAAATGGTTTAGTACCATCTCAATGGATTGATCTTTATTTTGGCGGTGAACTTCCTGTTATTATGACCGGTCTTATTACCAACTTAGACGAAGATCAAATTGAAATTAAACTTGTTGACGATGAAACGATTTATATTGATTTTAAATACAACGGTATTCCTTCGGATTTACCAATTGAAAAAATTGTCAAGAGAGAAACACCTACTCAAGACAATCCTGCTGATATGATATCCCCTATTCCAGAAAAAATTACTACACCTACATCACCTGAAGAAGAAGATGAAGAAATTATTGAAACAACTGAGGAAGACGCATTGACTCCATTGCCCGAACCTGAGTTCAGAGAACGTGTGAAAAATGTTATAATTGCAGCAGATCAAATACAATTTGGAGAAAAATTAGGAGCGATTGCCATGATGGTTGAAGTTCCAGAAGACGAAAAAAGATATGGTATCGATAAACAGGCTACTGATCTTCTTAACGAAATGCTCTCTGACATTCCTAATGCTGAAAGAACTCAAACTGTTCTCAACAATATTCACCGAATGATTGAACGATTCAAACAGCTTAGAACGCAATTTTCCAAGTTCGACACTAACGGCAATGCTCAAATGCCTGATATTCAAGGTGCAGACTTCAAACCATTAGTTCAATCTCTTGAAGTTCTAAACCAAAAACTTTATTGGATTTTACCTGTTGTACGTAATACCAAAAAATTATACGACGTCGATGAAGAAGTTGCCAAAGAATATAATGATGTAGATCCAGAAACTTTGGCCGCTATCAGAACTGCAGAAACAGAAGTGATCAGAGCTTTTAATCAGGGAGAAATCACAGATGGACAAAATGGTTATGATTACATGATTAAATCTGTTGATAAATACTGGACTCCTTTTGGACCTCCTGACTCAGAAAATGGAACTATTACAACACAACGCGTTGAAAGTAATTTAACTGCGATTGTTGACAATTTATACGATTTTTATTCATCTGTTTCCAAAAATGATAACATCAAGCGCAAACGATTCCTTATTCAAGAATATAATCTTGGTATGAACACTCTTGAAACCCAACGAGTTGCTGGTGGAGGCGAAGTGATTAAAATTAAAAGGGTCACTCGCCCAGATGAGATGAGTATTAAATCTTTTCTAACTTTACCAGAATCTGTCGTTAGATTCTCACATGTAAACTTACCATCCACAAATATTATGATGAAGTGCAATCTCTCTAGAAATCACCTATCATATTGGCGTATGTTGAATAAATTAACATCGGTTACAGTTAAATCTGTTGGAAAAGAACCAGTTGAGTTTGACGAAAACAAATACCTGGAAGACGTAAGAGAATATCTTCCAAATGAATATTCCGAAACAGATTACAAAACATATCTGGAAAATATCATTCCAAAAACACGCGTTCTTTTCAATCTAATTAAAAAACATATCACCGGAACTTTGAGCATAAATGCTGTTCTCTCTTATCTGGAACCTTTCCTTGTTTACCAGAGAGATTTATCCTTTATGCAATATCAGGAAATAACTGAGTTCATTTCTGATAAAATTACCAATTGGAAGAAAGATTATGTTATAAAGAAAAGAGATTATGAGCAGCTTACCAAGGCAGGTGTGTCTCGAAGAACGCTACCACTGATTCTTGATCTCCTACGCCAATCACCAGAGGCGAATGTTGAAGTGAATGAAGGATATAGATTTGATAAAGTTCCTCTTGACAAGTACAGTGACGGAGAGATCATTAATTTAATGAATAAAATCGACTCGTCTAGATACTTCAATGATGTTATTGCAATGATGTCTTCTGATCTTATGTTACCAGATGGAATGGCCACACTATTAGAAAAACAAGAGTTTACTATTAGTAAATCAACTGCTCAAACTGATAATGTAAATAATAAGGCATGTTCTACACGTGTTCTCTCTAAGAAATATCTTTCTATTGATGAACTTGCTGATGATAATGGAAAAGATATCAGTTATGATAAACAATTTGATAAAACATATTATGATGTTATTAACTCACATCAAGCAGAGTTAGATATTATTATAGAAGAATCATCAAAAATCGCATATCTCCAAAATAAGATCTCTGAATCTACTGGAATGAGCACCGACGATGCAAAAATAGAAGCAGAAGCAATGATTCTTGGTTACAGACCAGTAAAGGATGGAGATTATGCACTTGTTTCTATTAGCGACGATCAAGTATTCTTCTACAAAAGAAGAGATAATACTTGGATTCGCGATGAAAGCATTCCAGAGACAACTATGGCTAATTCAAACGCATTATTTTGTAATCTAGCTGAAAAGTGTATTAGTATAAATGATGACTGTGTTGCACTTCCTGCAGCTACTATTGACATGCAACAAAATGCCATTAAAGATATGACAAAAGAGTTCAGTGAAAGATTAAAATTAGGATCTAAGGCAATTGATGAAAAAATAATGGCTGCTGGAAATAACGCAGCTGCTCGCCTAACACCATTAATCACATTGCTAACACGTGAGTTTACAAAAAATGATACACTTATGTTTGAGCTTGGGGCATCGGCAAAAGAAGTGGTTGTTGAAAAATCACCCCACGCAGGGCTTCTCAGTCTTATTTTATCACAAAGTGATTTTGTTAAAAGGCAAAACAACATTACGCAATTTGTAGCATATTATACCCGTCCTGCAAATCCCGAAGAAGATAAGTGGTGGTTATATTGCAATACATCCAATGTAAAGTTACTTCCAACCTTTGTATCAAAACTTGCAGATGTTTATGTTTCTGGTGGAAATTATTTCTATGAACTTCAATTAATTGCTGACCAGCAAGGAGAAGAAGGCGGAGATGGCGAAGCAATTGTCGATCAATATAGCGGATGGATAATCACACGCATTGATTTTAGTACAGAAGAAGGTTTTACAGAAGAAGGATTTGTCATGCGTTCTCGAGACGTTATGGAAGCTGATATTGGAAATGCAATTGCTCAAGCACCAAATGCAAAAAAAGAAACATTTGGTGATCCTGAATCTGAAAAGATTTCAAGAGTAATGCGAGCAATTTCTAGATACATGGGTCTCAATACTAATGCTTTGGAAGAGTTTGTTATTAGCCAAACCGCAAAACTTCTAGCAAAAAGTATGCCTGCTCGACAAGATTATGAAAACGCTATTGCTGCACAGAAGGGGAAGAAAAGGGAACCAGATCCATATGACATTGTTTATGATCAAACTCTCATTTTACTTACACTTAGTTTCCTGCTTATTGGCATCCAAACAAGTATCCCATCACTAAGAACTAGAAAAACATATCCTGGTTGTGTTAAATCATTCTCTGGATATCCTGTCTTTGGAAATGGTGATGATTCGGGAATAGAATATATTGCTTGCGTAACCGATGGTATTAAAAGTTCAATTGAACCATGGAACTCTATTAAAAAACTGAGTCAACGTAAGATTGTGTCAAAGATGAAATCTCTTATAGACAAGTTTATCATAGCTAGTGATGTTATTCAAGAGAGAATTGTTTCAAAATCCGAATATGATGCTATTAATCAAGAAGAATACATTCCTGCTGATCTCGATATTACAAACTGGATTAACTTTCTACCGCCTTTGAAGCCAGTTAATGTTTCGGTATTGCCTCCATCAAAAGAGTTCCAAGAACAATTTTTAACTGATATAAAACGCGGATCAAAGGGTCAATTTGAAAAAATCAATGCATTGCGATCAAAAATAATCTATCTTGCATTATCAATTGAAACTGCTGTGCAAAAAGTTGTCACTAAAAATATAGCAGATCATCAAGCTATTCTATCAAACGCTGCAAAGATCCCATTTTTAGAAAATGCCTGTTGTAATGAAAATAACGATGAAACCTATAAATATTTCTCAGACAAGGAAAGGTCTATCAATATTGACAACAATATTGTAAGAGACTTAAGAGCAGTCTTGGACGATGTAGGCGCAATGTCTAAGGCGTCAATATTATTTGACCCTACAGATACGCGTATTGAGTTCCCTAATTTACCTCCAGAGTTTGACGAAGAAACAATTTATCGTGCATTTATGGTTTATTGTAAATATAACAGTGATATACCAATCAGCGAAGAATTGAGAGCTATCTGTATGGATAAACCTGACGATTTCAATATATCTGATTCCATTAAAGATAAAATAAAAAAACTCAAAAGAGATGGCCGAAACTTTGATAATGAGACCCTTGCTCGATTAATGTCAATTATTAACAAAAATAATATTGTTTCGCTTGATATTAGAAGTCTTGTTCTAAGTAATATTCAAAGACTTCGCGACAGACTATCGTCGGTTAATGATAGTGAAGTAAATATCTTGCCAACTCCATTTATCAACGGTATGTTAGATGTTATTGATAGATTCGGTGTTGGAGATCTTCCGGCTGATAAAGATACAGATGAAGTTAGAAGTATGAAAAATTATCTGCAGACTGTTAATGACCAAATGCAGAGTGCTATTTCTGATTTTGTACGTCGAAATAATGCTGAAGGACATGCAAAGTTTGCAGAATGTCTTACATCAATTACAGAGTTTCGCCCTGATCCATCAAGCAATGACTCAACAGTTTTTCAAATGGCTAATTTTGCGAAGAGTGTTTCATGGCTAATTTCTAGAGTGTTCCCAAATATTATTATTAACGAAGTTGCATACAATAATGTAAAAGTTCCTCCTTGCTGGAATCTATCAGATCAACATCAACAAGATATTAGAAGTCAAGCAAGAGATCATTATAGTCCTCTTTCAAAGTTTTATGGAGACAGTCAAATTAAATCACTGCTTCAGGTTTTTCAGTTTGAGGGAAGACAATTATGGGCTATATCAGATGATACAATGTATATCGCACCAGTAAATACACCAGAAGGCGTAGTACAATCTGTTTTTGATGATAAAATGGTGAAATATTTATTCAAGTTCTACATCTTAAATGCACTTATTAACATGATGGAGCTGGTTGATAGAGAAGACTTTTATGACGAAAAACTAGAGAGACCTAGCAATCCTTTACTGCGAGAGCAAGTCGATGTGGTATTAGGCCAAGAAGGTAGAGCACCTATGTTGGAAATAATGTCTGGAGAGAAAAAACTAATGTCTGAAAAAATTGCAGGTCTTATGACTTCTTTCATGAGCGTTGCCTGTCAAGATAAAAAGGTAATTAATTTAAATTACGAGGATTTAATGGAAAAGGTAACACGTGGCAAAGAAAAGGAAAAAGATCAAATTGTCGAGTTCTTAACAGAATTAACTGATGAAGAAAGAGAGATTGAAAATATGTTTAAAAATCACAGAATTGGTCGCTGGTCAGTTGGTATGCAAAAGGGTTTTAGAGTATACGAAGGAGATACATATGATCAAGAAAGAAGTGCAATGGAGGAACGTACTATCCGCGAAGCTCGACTCAATCAAATCGATGGAGTTACCAAAGGTTTAATGGATGTCTTTGAACTTGATGCTATTGTAGAAGAAAACGAAGCTCGAATGATAGAAGATCAAGAGTTTGCAATTGATTATAACGGAGAAGATGATAATATTAGAGATGCTGACTATGGCGACGAGCTATAAGTTTTTAATGTAAAAAAAACCATCTACAATAATCAGGCAATGTTTATAAAAAAATTGAAAATATTTTTACTATTTTTTAAATATCAAACAAATAGTAAAATAACAAATATGAATATGAATACATCATCATATACATTTACTTGCGGAGATCAAGGAGAAAACCACGCTGGAATGCAAATTATAGGAGAGGAAGCAAAAGAAGGAGTTAAAGCTGAAGATGCTGAAGGCATAATGAGAAGAGTTTGGGATACAAAACGTGTATGTGAGATAATTGACCTTAAAACTGTTCTTCCAGATGAATATAAAAAAACTTGCCCCTCTGCGTTTGTAATAATTATACGCAATCTATTATCAGGTAAAGAAGCAGATGAATTATATATTGAACAAGAGGGACTGGAATGGGATAATAAATATTATGATACTCGTAGAAAGAAGGTTTTAAACAAAAGACGAAGACATAACTTGATGTATAGTGAAGAAAGTCAAGAGCCGGATTATGAAAATAAAAAGGGTAGAATTATTGCTTGGTCTGATGTACCGTGTCTTAAAAATGCAGTTAGTAGGCTTCAAATGCTAGGTGGTAATAAAGCAGATAATCTAGTGTGTGAAGGCAATAAATATAAAAAGTTTGAAAAAAAAACCAATGTGGGGATAGGGTGGCACGGCGATAGTGAAAGAAAAAAGGTATTTGCGATAAAGTGTGGTAAAAGCATGGATTTAAGATACAGATGGTATTATTCAAGAGCGATTATTAGTAGTGAAATAAACATAGTATTAAATCACGGCGACGCTTATATAATGAGTGAATGGGCAGTAGGAAAAAAATGGAAGTCAAGTAGTTTGGTAACCTTGAGACATTGTGCTGTACCATGCGGTGATGTAGAATGATTTCATAGATGTAGGGTGCATATTTGGCAACAAAAATATATGTAGGTAAGTATAAATAATTTTTTAATGATTATCCGTCTAGTGCCGAGACAATTATTACCTTATTTTCAATCACATTTATTCTCGACGGTGGTGTAGTACGCAAGAATTGCGAGAGGTGTGATCGGGTCATTATTTTTAATAACAACTGTTTCACACGATTTCTCTTTTACAGCTCCTGCAAAGTATGTAAACGGACCATTAAAGCATATATAGTCTTTTTTTTCTGATATTGAATGAATAACTTGCTCTGCTGCAATATTCGCAAGGTCAGATTCACTTTTTATTCCGGTATTATCGTGAACGTAAGTAATGATAGCGCATGGATTGTAGCTCCCGTCATTGATTGACCATTCAATAGAATAGTCTTTGGAAGAAGAGGAATTAACATGGGATTGATTGCTCATTTTTCTTTGATGATGAAAATCCAAAAGTAAAACATAGTTTTCAATTTTTGAATGAATGTTGTAAACAAATATTTTTGTTGGTGATATTATAATGGATTTAACGTTTTTAACTTTTTTTTACTTTTCCAAAGACCCTCAGATATATTTATAAATACCCAAGAAACACTCAAAATATTTTAGAGAATTGAAAACAGGGTAAAAAACATGATTTATTTAGAGAGCCTAGAGAAGAAAAAACATAGTTTTTAAAAATCATGTAAGAAAGTTATGTAGGGCTGAAAAAAAGGCACTATGTCTATTTTGTAAAGAACTTAAGCTCTTTTTTCTGTAGTCATTATATGACTACGTTAGGACTACAAGAAGGAGCAAAAAAGAGCCAGAAAGAGCTGGAAGAATATCATTGCAAAAAGTGTGACTTCTTTACGTGTAAACTTGGAAATTGGAAAAGACATCTTAACACGAAGAAACACACATGTCCGCCAATGACTACAGATGACTACATTATGACTACGAAAAAAGAGGAAAAAGGAGCTACAATTGATTCTGACTTCATATGCGAGTGTGGAAAATGTTATGCCAATCGTCAAAATCTCTACAGACATCAAAAGAAATGCAATTTTGAAGACGAGAAAACTAACACATCTACTGCAACATATGAAGTGACTACCGCCGAGTCATTAAAAGAAATGGTAGGTCTTATGAAAGAAGTCGTTAATAAAAACTGTGAACTAGTTGAAAAGCTTGCAACCAGTAATTTAAATGGAGGACATCATCACACAAGTGGAAGTTACAACAATACGAATAGTAATAATAATATATTTAATATTCAGCTCTTCCTTAACGAGAATTGTGCAAATGCTATGTCTATTCAAGATTTCGCTAAAAAACTAACGGTAGAGATGAGTGATTTAGATTTGATTGAAAATGACGAACCAAGAGCGATTGTTGGTATGATAAAGAAAAGTCTTTCTGGTTTGAGTCAAAATGAAAGACCTCTTCATTCACATGCAAAAAAATGGTATGTAAAGGATCATGAAGATGGGTGGGAGGATGATGAGTCAGGTAAAGCAGTAGATGTAGTAAAATCAGGCGCAGCTAAATCGTTATCTAGACTGGCAAATGAAAAGTATAACACGTTTATGACTGATGGGAGATCGGGTGAAGCGTATGTTGAGGCAATTTCAAAAGTAAATAGTGATGTTGATGTGCGATCTATGAAGGTAATTAAAACCAATTTAACAGGCGTATGTAGTCTAAAAGATAAATAACTGTTTTTTATATCTGATAATAGTAATAGTATCATGAATCGTAATTTTATAAGACGTAACATAACTTCTGTAGCAATTAGCATTTTTGTAGTCGCATATACATTTATTGTATTAAGCAAGACTCCGCTAATTTTTAATAAAGATGGATCTTTACGGGAGTTTGGAGTTGGATATTCTTCGAGAAGTGTTCTTCCTGCGTGGCTTGTTGCTATTTTAATAGCAATTATTTCATATTTTTCCGTTTTGTATTACATCTCAATGCCACATATCGACTTTTAACCATATTATTGATAATTAAATCTATAATATGCTTTACTTTGTAGTAAGTGTTTATTCGTTACTTGTGTATACTCTTTTGGTTTCTTTTGCGTTTTGTGCTTTCTCTTGTGCCTCTGCTAACTGTTGTTCATATTCATCATGACGTTTTTGCATATCTTTTGCACTAGTGCTGCATGTTGTATTGACAATATAATTATAGCTTACTGATGTTATCAATAATCCTGCTAACAAATACCATATATAGGATGCAACAGTATCTTTTAATACAATCATGCTGTAAAGTTGACCTTTTAATCCTTGGTCAGAGTAAACCCCTTTCTTAAATACACCTCTCATCTTGTCCCAAAAGTAATCAAAATTATCTACAGTAATCTCATTAACTAAGAGACTCTTATCAGAATAAATATGAGCTAATGCTTCATCCATGTCTTGTGATTCAGGTGTTTTCTTTCCCTTGGGATTAGGTTCTAAGATATCAGCTAGAATATTATTGAGGCCTGCTAAAATTGCCACTCCATAACCAAATGTGTTTGAAAATGGAGATAACCAACCTGGAAACATGGAGAGCAATAATGTTAATATACCAAAAATAAATCCCCATGGAAATATAGTAACCATTAATGCTGTGGACCATTCCGCACTACCGCACATAGCCTGTGTGACTCCTAGATTAACGAAAAACTCGCCTATGATAATTAATAATACATATCCAGCAAAATACATTCTAGATGTCCCGCTGGAATCTTGACCCATTTTTTTACTTCCAGTGTATTCAGCAACTGTATAAAGCGTGGTGACTATAAAGAACCATATAATTGAACTAGTGGGATTAGGAGTACTTGAATCAGCCATCTATACTAAATAAGCACAATTTATTTTGGAATTATAGAAGTAATAATTAATGGAACGCCCAGTGCTTACAGAACCAGGAGTAAAATATTGGTTAACCCAAACATTGAAAGAATGTAGGAAGTTTAAAGACCGCAATGTCAGTATATTTTTCAACTTTACAATGCTTGTATTGTTCTTCTTAGTTGTAGGCAGTTTTTTGACTTATAAATATAAGGGCAAATTAACCCCTAGCGAAATTGCTGATAAAAACAGAAAAAAACAAGAATATATTGTATCAAAGTTACAAAATCTAGCCCTTATTAAAAATAAAGCAAACTCTACTATGTTAACTGATTTACCTACATGGAATAATCATCCTGAGATCGCTGTATTAGAACGGAAAATATATACGTAATATGTATATAATGGATCAAGCTACTATAAATGCATTAGAGGAATACTATAAGCTTAAGGATGAATATGAAACTTCTATTATAAAGACTCGTCGAAAAATTATAAGAGATAGATCAATTAATAAGTCTGCTAAATTGCAGGCAATTGCGTCTATGAGAAAAAAATGCAGCAACTGCGGTAAATTGGGTGGAATGGTTTTTTCTCAAGAAGGTACTATTCTTAGAGCAAAATGTAGTGCAATACAAGGACCATGTGCTTTAGATATTGAAATTAACCGAGGAGATTATCAACCAGTAGATGCACTTTATACATTCGCAAGCGAAGAAAGTGAAGATACTAGAACTAAAATTATCCGAACTAAACTGAATATGTTATTTGGGTTCACTAGTGAATCAGACGCTATGACTCTATTTGCTGACCAAAAAGAGGATTTTGATAGTATCACTGCTAGCTTAAGAGACGTAGATGATACATTTGTTAATGTTGTTCAATGCAAGAGAACATTAGATCAACGAAAAGAGACAAAGGCAAATATTTCAGTTGCAGTTGATAGATTGCGTAGATTATCAAAACAATATAATGAGACAAATAATCCTGCTATTATTAGTGACATGGTAACCCACTATGTTAATGAGATTCAGCCTGAAGCTACCAAATATCGCGAATTAAGATTTGCTAAAAATGCAATCGAGTGTAGTAACGGCGAAAGAGGTGGAGGAAAGTTTACATGTGAGGATGGTATATATCATTTAATACAGGACCCTTACACATATGAAGAGGCTATTATTGTTTTGGAAGAACCTGCAGTTCTTAAGAATAATAAATAGAAAATTATAAAATAGATTTATATATCAATGAAGATGAAATATATAAAACTCCCAATATTTTTAGCTGCATTTGTAATAGGATTATTATTCGTTTACTTATCAGCTGCCCCTACCGAGACAGTACTCGTTTATCCAACTCCGGAAAACGCAGGTAAGATTGAGTACCGAGATAAAGCAGGTAATTGTTTTTCTTATAAGGCAAATGAAGTAACATGTCCCAAAACAGGTATGAAAGTTATACCAATTCAGGAGTAATAATATTTGAATAATGTATATGATACAGAATATTATTAAATCAATGCATACAAAGTTTGGACAAGTAGTTATTTCTATTATTCTAGGAATTGGATTAGCTAGTCTGTTTAGAAGAACGTGTCGCAATGAGGATTGTTATACATTTCAATCGCCAAAAACAGGTGAGGTAGAAAATACAACATATCTTCATGGTGGATCGTGTTATAAGTTCAAAGCAGAAACAAAAAAGTGTGAATCGCAAAAACACGTTACTTTTGCGTAATCTATTTTATTATAAGAACTGAGTTATAATAAATGGATTCTGGTGGAATTACGACAACTAGTTTAGCGGAGCTTCCTACTTCTGGTAGTGCTCCTGACCAAAATGTTCAACTTGTTACGCACGAAAAAGATGAAGGAAATACTAATACAATCGTAGAAAATGAGGCGAATAAAGCAGAGCAATTAAGAGAGCGAGATAACGAGCTTATTAACGGTATTCAAAAAGCAAGTGCAAGTGGAATGCTAGGACTTCCTAGCAGAGATATACCAATGGATCAAAGTAATATAACGTCAGATGAAGAAATTAAGCCCAATTTTATTCCTGCACAAACAAATGATTATATTACCGAGCATGTGACATCTGAAGAAATAATTCGTCAAAATGCAAAAACTCAACAAACAAAAGACACTTGGGATGATGTTTATGCTGAAATAAGTTTGCCATTGCTTATTGCTGTGTTTTATTTTATGTATCAATTACCAGCGGTAAGAAGAACATTTCTGAATACATTGCCTATGTGTTATGGCAAAGGAGGTGATGTTAACTTAACCGGACGATTGATAAACTGTTTAGTATTTGGTGGAGTGATTTATGCTTCATCAAAATTAGTTTCAAAGATCAGTAGTTGAACACTTTTTTAAGGTAACATTTGATAATTTACAGAAGTAAGCACTCATTGTATCATTTCTGTAATCATTAATATAATTGATTTCTCTTATTCCCGAAGCACATAATATTTTTGAGCAATTTATACACGGATAATGTGTAATATAGGCAGTAGCACCATCACATGAAACTCCTCTCCGTGCACAATCAGTCACTGCATTTTGTTCAGCATGAACTGTTGCGATTTCATGTCCGTCCCTCATCACTTGCTCGTGCACACAACCTGGTAAATAACCATTATAGCCTTGCGATACAATTCGATTATCTTTAACCAATACGCATCCTACTTGTAATCTTTCACAAGCAGATCTTGTAGATGTTACTTTTGCTAATGACGTAAAATATTCATCCCAATTCGGTCTATTTAATGTAGTCATTTTTATTATTAGCGTTCACTATTTATGTTATTTTATATATTGTCTGTGTAATGGAAAATGATGAGAACACCGACATAGATTTACTTAGAAGCTATATAGATGCAGTAACTAAAAATAGTATGAATGGGCTTGATAAACCAAAGGAGATAGATTTAGTAATAAGCGGAGGTGCATTCAATGGAGGATATGGTTATGGTGCATTACTTTACATTAAGAGTTTGGAGTGTCAAAACAAAATCCATGTAAATCGCATTTCAGGCTGTAGTATTGGATCGTTGCTTGCAGTTGATCATTTATCAGATAAATCTCTCAATTTGGAAGAACTTTATGGTGGTTTACAGAAATGTTTACGTGATAATGGCAAGTTATTTGTCTTGCGAGAAATAGTAGAAAAGGTTGTCGATAATGCTCTTAAAGATGACAATTTTTTCCAAAAAGCTAAAGGGCGTTTATTTATTACACGCACAAATCTAGAAACTGGTACGCATGAACTAGTAGATAATTTTGATAGTCGCGATGATCTTGTAGAAGCAGTTTATTCTTCATGTTTTATTCCAATACTAGTAGACGGCAATATGCGTTATAATGAGAAATATGTAGACGGGATAGTGCCATATTTATTTACAGATTCGGTTAGACCAAGCCTATATATTGATCTAATGTGTTTCTCTAAGTTTCATAAAATGTTGTTAACAATGAAAGAGGTTAATCCTCATGTTAGAATAATAGATGGTGCAAATGACGCATCAAAGTTTTTTAACGAAAATGCGTCTGGAATATGTAGTTGGGTTAATAAATGGGGATTTCATCAAATGATAATTTTCAGATTGACATATTTGATATTATATATTGTGGTTGGAACATTAGATATTCTCTCTAATAATTCTGTTCCATCATTTATAAGCAGTTCGGCATTATATAAAGGTATAATAGGTACACTAACACGTTTATTGAGAGATATGTTATGTAAAATGTCTTCTCACGATGCATATTCTCACGATGCATAGCCTTGACAGTAACATGTACCATAACGTCTAGATAATTTTTGTCCTGGAGGACAAATACACGGATCAGACGCACTATTATTAGCAGCTGTCTTAAGACACCAGCTCATTGGATATCCTTGACCAATACATGTATCATACGGAGTGAATGTTTCTTTTATTCTTGGGTGTGTAATAATCAATACAACAATAAATAGGATAATTGATAATATAAGTTCGGTTTTCATTAACTATATATATTATCAACTTTTAAAAGCCAAACATACCCTTTTTATTTTTACGACTCTTCTTTTTTGATTTAATTACTTTTTTACCACGTGTTTTAGATTTCTTTTTAGTATTTTTATTTACCTTATTTTTCTTATTTTTCTCTCCTGGGGCATATCGTAAAAAGTACTCTTCATACTCTCTTGAACCTCTCTTTCCTTTGAGTTCTTCGTATTTCTTGCTTTTTTCATTGCGCATATCTTCTAGAGTAGCTTGTTTACCGATGCATTGAAGACTAAATCTTTTTAATACTCCTTTTTGTTGTAGACGATTTCTTGATTGAACTAAGAAAAGATATTGAGACATACAATATATACGATCGTGATCATAATACGCTCTGTTAGCATATAAGAATGCTAAATAAAAACTAAGCATGGTGTCAAGAGTTGCAACATTAACTTTTTTCCCTTTAATGCGGATAACATTGTAACTATGACATGCAAGTGGTTCATAAATAAATGCAACAGTGTCATTTCCAACTGTAATATCATAATGAGGCGCTATAATTTCTCCGAATCCTTTATGTTTGTGTGTTTTGACATTATGAAATCCTTCATCTTGCAATCTCTCTTTTATAATATTGGATGCTCGTTCGGGGTCAAGTGAAATAATATCGAAATCAGGATTTTTAGTTTGGAATCTGAACTGATTTTTTTTATGCATATATCTGCTGTATAGTTCGCTTGCATACCCTCCAAAGAAAACCAAACCTTGATCAATAGCAGATGACCTAACGGTATTATAAATATCCTTAGCATCTTCAGATGATCCTTCAAAACTTCTCATGAAATCAATATGATCACACTTAGGATTACGCATTTTGTAATGTTTATTGAGAAGTGTGAGTCGTTTTAATACTTTTTCCCATCTACTTACGTCACCTTTTGGGCGAGATAGCTCTAAAAACATTGCCATTCTTAAGTAATCAGGTGGGGCATATAGAATACCATCAACGCGAATAGCATCTTTTTGGATAGATTTGAATAAATCTTTTGGAATATATGTAATATCCGCAACTGGAATAAAATTGACAAACACCTTGTATGTTCCGTGATGAACTCCAGACTTTGCTTCTACATCTGTGTAACCTTTTTTTGCATATAAATCAGCCAAGTCTTTTGCATCATTAAGTGCATTATGACTAAAGAAATCGTAATCAGGTATTTCAATATTTTTATCGTAAAACTGGTCTTGTGTTGGAAGAATATTGTTGATTGCTGTTCCACCATAACAGATTAATTTCTTCTCTCTTAAAAATGTTTCAACTATAATGATTATTTCCTTTACTTCTTCTGAATGTGTAAGTTTTTTACCAGCTTGTTCTTCTGCTTTATCTACTGCGGCTCTTAAAACCTCTAATTCTTTTTCTTCAAGAGTGGGCATTGTTTCGTATATATACAGAACACATAAAATATACTAAACTATCATCTATATGGTAAGTGCGTAATAATCTGTCTTAGTCTCACGCTGTTTATAAGAATATTCAGGATTAGGAGGAGGGGGAGCAGCAATTGTAAGGGGAATAAATCTAAGAGATTCTGGTTTCAAAACAAATGCACTTCCAGTTGAATCGAATAATAAATCATAATACTCCATATTTGCATCAAAGTTTTGGAAAGACATAGCATTAAGTTGACATCCACATTTGATAGATAAAGCAGCAGCATAGTTGGTATCATCTCCAGAGAGATCAGGCATTACAATGGTCATACATTTTTTGTTATATTCAATAAGTTCGTCCATATCAGGAGTGTACTTAACACCGTCGGAATAACGAACACCTCGCATAAAAATAGAGTTTGATGCTTGATTAACATATTCATCTAAATCGGTTTGTTCAAATAATGGATTTGATCTATCAACAATTAAAATTACTTTACCTCGTAGATTTTTAATCGCTTCTCCGCCAAGATTTTTTCCATGATTTTCATAACTATACTTAGGGCCTAGGAGGCGTTCAGAGAGTGTCGATTCAAACATTTTAGCCATTTTATTATAAATAGATTGATTATTGCTCATTATTCGTAAATGAATAATTAGTGGATCTGCCGGGTTAGGACATGTACTTCCTGAAAATGCATAATCTCTAATAATATTGAGAGCATCTGAAATTGGAACACTATTATATGTTTCTTTAACTGAATAGTCATCAACAGATGAAGTAGCAATAACAGGTTCATTATTTACAGAATAAATCTCGAAATCAAGGCATCTTGCACCTTGTTTTATACAGTTTTTAAGTGCACAAATGTTAACAAAGTCGTTTTTGAATTGACCTGCAGAACACGCATTGTATGCAGTCTTAATGTAGTAGTCTCTTAGATTGTGTTGAAAATCCTCATTATCCGGATTAAAACTATGTATTTTTGCTGTATCTGGATATACTTTATCCATGGTATCGCAATTTGCTTGATTAAGGGTGCTTTTATTATACAGCCAAAAGATCATCATGATAATCATTAGAGCACATAATACCAGAACAACATATTTTGCCATCTGCGATTCACTTAGTGCTTTGGCAACCGCCTTTGGGTTAATATTCATAGAATCCATATTAATATACCTAGCTATTATTTTATCAAGCAATTGAGTTAAATATAATCCAAGTGTTCTATATAATGCCAGGTGGTTTATTAAATCTCGTAGCTTATGGTAATCAAAATATAATACTTAATGGTAATCCTAGTAAGACTTTCTTCAAGACAACATATGCCAAATATACTAATTTTGGTCTTCAGAAGTTTCGGATTGACTTTGATGGACAGCGAACATTGCGCATGACAGATTCTTCTGTATTTTCTTTTACTGTACCAAGGTATGGTGATTTACTTATGGATACATATTTAGTTGTTAATATGCCCCATATATGGAGTCCAGTTTATCCTCCAACGACAAATTATAATTCGGATGTTGATACCGATAACAGTACCAGTGTAGAGTCAGGTACCGGTATAGACTCAAGTACCGGTCTTCCATATGCATCTTCTTTATGGCAGCCGTATAATTTTAAATGGATAAAGAATCTAGGATCTCAAATGATAGAGAGTGTTAGATTCACTGTAGGTGGTCATGTAATTCAAGAGTTTACTGGTCAATATCTTTACAATATGGTAGAACGAGATTTTGATAATGCTAAAAAAGACCTCTTTTATAAAATGACAGGTAATACACCAAATATGAATGATCCTGCAAGTTTATCTTCTAACGGAGGTTATTATCCTTCTGCATTTCATGGCGGTAATAGTGAAGATACTGACTTTAAAAAAGGTTATAATGCGGCTGGAAGTGAGCCAAGTATACGTGCCAGATCTCTATATATTCCACTCAACATATGGTTTACTATGGCGGCTAAAATGGCATTTCCATTAGTTTCATTACAATATGCAGAGTTGCAAATTGAAGTTACTATACGACCAGTTCAAGAGTTATTTACAGTAAATGAAATATTTACTGAACCAAGTCAATTATATGCCCCTGTTCCTATTCAACCTAATTTCAACCAAAGTCAATATGGTATGTACAGATTTTTACAAACTCCTCCTGGAGTAGATATTAGTAAAGATAGCATCTATGAAGACAGGCGGACAAACTGGAATGCAGACGTACACTTGGTATCAACCTATGCTTTTTTGACAGATGATGAAGTTAGAGTATTTGCTGGAAAACCGCAAGAATATTTAGTAAGACAAGTTTATTCTAGAACATTCAAAGATGTTGTTGGAACGAAAAAACTAGATATTAATAGTCTAGGTTTAGTATCAAATTACATGTGGTATTTTCAACGCAGCGATGTAAATGAAAGAAATGAATGGTCTAATTATACAAACTGGCCATATAAAATATTACCAAACCCAGCACAAGTAGTTGGATTGAATAATACTTCACCAATAACAATTGGACATTATAATACATATCCAGGGTATACAACAGGTCAGTCATTACAAGTAGGACTTAAAACTACCGGTATTTTTTCACCTGAAAATCAAAAAGAGGTTATGTCGAATTGGGCTCTTCTATTAGACGGTAAGTATAGAGAAAATGACATGCCATCTGGGATGTGGAATTATGTTGAAAAGTATGTTCGTACTAGTGGAAATGGACAAGATGGGTTATATATATATTCATTTTCCTTGAATACTGATCCTTTCGACTTTCAACCAAATGGTGCAATGAATATGAGCAAGTTTAGCACAGTACAATTTGAAGTTAAAACAATGCAGCCAACTCTAAATGCAAAAGCGAGTTTTACAACAATATGCGAACCTGCTACAGGCACAGTAATTGGTACAGAAATGCCATCTCGAGGTATTTATGATTACACGTATGATGTAGTAGTACTTGAAGAAAGATTTAATATTCTAAAGTTTACAAACGGTATGGCAGGATTAGAGTTTGCTCGTTAATTACACGAATTAAATGTTTTTATAGGATCACTATTTAAATTATCATTTGTCATAGCGATTTTATTATTATACTCTCTTGATGTGTGATAATTATCTATTGCTTTATTAATTGCCCAATTTGTTTGGATATGTGTAGCATTTTCATAAGGATAATTGTTGGTTGTCACTTTACGCAATGATGACATGCCTTCTCTAATTAAATACGCAGGCCCATAATAAAAATTAAGATTAGGTTTTACAACCCGATCTCTAGGTTGAATCGCAAATGCAATGATTATTGCTAATGCAATGATTGACCAAAATAAGTTCATTTATATGTATGTATATAATTTTGTCTCATATATATAAATGGCAGATGATTCAGTAAGCGCTATAGATGAAAAAAGTAATGAGAATAATGGAGAATCTTCTACAGAAGAAAAACAATCTGATTGGAGAGCATTTGGGAGTGCTGTAATCAAGAACGTTATTCATATTATTGTTTTCATATTGGTTGGATCTAACTTTATATTTTTCACATATTATGACTCTTTGGATCTTATATTTCCATTTAGAAAGAATGTATATTTCCCAGGAGATTCCATTGCTCTTCAAAAAGGTGGTCGAAAAAAACAGAAAGGTGGAGGTTCAAGCTACACATGTCCAGATCCTGGAAGTGGTAAAAAGTTTAAGATGCCATCGCTTGACACTTTGAAGTCACTAGGATATAATGGCAAAATGAACGGATGGCCTTATACAATGTATAATAATCAAGATGAGGGATTTTCGTGGAGTGGTTTTAAAAATTGGTTTGCCATGACTGAAGGCGAATCCTTCATGTTATATAGAGAGCTTGCTCAAAAACTATTTACTGGTGGTGAAGCAAGACCATTCCAAAAAATGCCACAATGGTTATTATATATATTAGCAAATGCGGTATTTCTCTTTTCATTTGTATTCGTTATAATAGGATTTATCACAACAATATGGCAAAGTTTTGTATGCGTTAAACATGCATGGGCATATTCATTGATTGGATTCTTTTTATCTTATACTGGCATGATGGCTATGGCAAATGGTGTTTTACAGTATGCATCTCTAATGTGGAATATGCTTGTTGTTCCTCTTTTAATAGATCATAATGTTGTTAGACAGATTTGTCAATGTAATTTAAGTTGGATCTCTCTATTCTTTGGTGCAATGGTTGTTGGTTCAGCAACTAGCACACTAGATAAAACCACCTCAACAGTTATGTTAGTTGCTTGGTTAATTCTTGCTATAAAACAATTATTCTTTTAGTGATTATTAGTTTAAAATGATCTAAAAATCTCTACTTTGTGAATACATATGGAAGCTAATCCAACAAATATTTTACCTAGAGTAAGCGTATGTACACCAACATTTAATAGACGTCCATTTATTAGTCACATGATAAAATGTTTTGATAATCAAGATTATCCTAAGGATAAGATAGAATGGATTATTGTTGATGATGGCACGGATAAAATCGGCGATTTGGTAAAGCAACATCCAAATGTAAAATATTTTGAACTTGATGAAAAGATACCACTCGGAAAGAAACGAAATTATATGCATACTAAGACTACAGGCGATATTATTGTTTATATGGATGATGATGATTATTATCCACCAGAGAGAATTAGCCATGCAGTAAAGACTCTTCTCGATAATCCACAAGCATTGTGTGCAGGAAATAGCGAGATATATATTTATTTCAAACATCTCGATAAAGTTTTTCAATTTGGTCCATATGGTGATACACATGCTACAGCTGGAACATTTGCATTTAGAAAAGAATTATTGGAAGATTCAGAGTATGATGATGATGCATCTCTTGCTGAGGAAAAATCTTTTTTAAAAAACTATACTGTACCATTTGTTCAACTTGACCCAGTAAAAAGTATTTTGGTTTTTTCGCACGAACATAATACCTTTGATAAACGTAAGTTACTAGAAACCCCTAATCCGCAATTTGTAAAAGTATCAGATAAAACCGTAGATACTTTCATAAAAGAAGCTGAAATGAAACAATTTTATATGAACGACATTGAAGAGTTATTGAAGGATTATGAACCAGGAAGACCATGTATGAAACCGGATGTCTTAGAGAATATGATAAAAATTGAAGAAAAAAGAAGGAAGGATGCCGAAAATATGGCAAAAAATATGGCGTCTCAAGGCAGTATAATGATTCAGAGAGAGGGTTGTCCTCCTACTTTATTGAAAGGCGATGAAATTGTCAAACTGTTAAGACAACAACAAGATAGTATTAGTAAACTGAATCATCTGATTAAAATAAAAGATCAAGAAATTATACTTTTTGGAAATGAAGTTTTAAAATTACGAACAGTCATGCAAAAAACTGATAATGACACAATTTTTGAATCATATGTCAGTCAAATAAATCAATAGTATAATTGATTTAAAAATGTAAACACATAAATAGTATACAAAATAATGCCGAGCAAGAAGAACAACAACACCTTGAGTGAAATGAATTATAATAATGAAAACGACGAGGGAGTTGTGCGCACTAGACGCCGTAGATACTATCCATCTAGGCTAGGCGGTATCTGCGTTAACGCAATGACTGGGCAGCGTTATCCAATTGCACAAGGATCATTTGAAGAAATGCGTCTTTATAAGGTAGTTGATGCAACTGCCTACTGTGATAAAAATGGGTTTTATAGAGAACCCAAGGATTCTGTAAATCGTGATCCAAATATTCTTTACTATGATAATCCCGAAGAGTATATGCGGCATATGAAAGTTACTCTTAAACAGTCTCGAATTAACCTTTGGCGTATAAATCAAAAACGGATGTTTCCCAATGGAGGGGATTTTGATAAAGATGCATATGATGTTATCCGGAAAGAAAATCACGAAATGCATCGGATTAACAATGATAAAGGCGAGGTTTCTTCTGAGGACGAGTGGTAAAAATATTATAATTAACAATTATTTATTATAATATTATCAAAATTAGAATACTTATGCCTGTAAAGGAATAAAAAGTTCAAAATCGTTCATTCCGGCACTAGTTATTTCACCAACCATATCTCGCTGAAACATTGTTCTCTGTTGATCTGGCGAGTTAGGATAAATTGAGGCCAAAAAACAAGCTTTTGTAAATGCTGCTTCAAGCGTCATATCTGACCCTGGTACAACTTTCATCTTACTCAGGAAACTGCCTGTAGCATAATCACCTTGTTCAACTCGCCCTTGACTACATTGTGATATATTGTAGACTGGTATATTGGTAGCATTACATGTGTGCAGGAAATGCTGAAAAGATTTATTTCCATCAGGTCCATTGCCAATGCCAAATGTTTGCAAAACAAATGCATTAACTTTATTTCCACTTTCTACCATTTCAGTATAATGATCAAAATTAATGCCTGGAGTCAATGTCACTACGATAATATTTAATCCTTTATGGTAAAGCGTAGGCTCAAAAGCTCCTTGTTGATACTGCCATAGTCTTTGATATTTTGTGGTTGGAGTTCTGGTATCTTGATTTACAAAAATGTTATATTCAAAGTCAATGCCAAACTTTCCAACTGGAGGAAAATTAGGTGATCCAAATGCAGTATTTTTGTTAGGTGATAATTTTTTTGATCTATTGCCTCTGAAAACCAAGTTATCGAAAATAAGAACAACCTCATGCATTGCATCACTTCTAGAACAATAAATTAAAGAACAAATTAAATTGTTAATTCCATCATTTCTAAGCTTTGCTAATGGTTCTTGAGCTCCAGTTACAACCACTGGTTTACCTAATCCTTTCAGTGCAAATGATAAAGCACTTGCCGTATATGCCATTGTATCTGTACCGTGCATTATCAAAAAAGCATCATAATTAGAGTAATTATCCCTAATAGTCTTGATCATCTTATTCCAATCGCCTGGATCCATATTGGAACTATCAAGCAACGGATCGTATGAAAGAATATCATATTTACCTATTTTATCTCTATAATGAGGATAAAGTGATAAATATTTATCTAATTGCTCTGTTCCTTCACCTGGTTTATTTTTCAAACCATCTGGTGTATTTACCATTCCGATGGTTCCTCCAGTGTAAATAACCAAGATCTTTTTATCATTCGGACTATGACTGCTTGCTGCTTCAACAACATGATTGCCAAATAGCATACCAACTGCTAACCCAACTATTAAAACTGCTCCAAGAAGAATATAAGTATGATATTTCTTTGGAATAGACATTATTACAAAATGGTTAGAAAATAATGTTAATCGCTATCATATTCTGTATCTGGTTCAGTCCGTTTTGTATATTTATCTAAATATCGATATACTCTGTTAATATCTAATTTACATATGTCATATGATTCAAACATTTCATATATATCCTCTTCACTATGAAGGTTTCGTAATTGTAAGAAAAATGAGAATGTATCTTTTTTATCCATACCCAGTTGTTGACACAGGTTTTGAATAAAAACTGCGTTATTATATTCAGTACTATACTTTGTAAGCACTTTTGTAAATCGAACCTCGCTATTAGAATACTTCGGTACTTTATCCAATGATTCGTGATACAATTTATTTGTCTTGAAAGTTTTAAGAAGAGAACTCATTTCATTAAATTGCCAGATCTGTTTTTGAAATGTAATCCTATCAATATAATCAGAAAAACAAATTGACTTTAATGCTTCTCTATATATTGGAAACGCAATATTATTCGGTATTTTTGAAAGAGGATCAACAATATTTTCATGCCATAACAGACCAACTATGGTACGATCTGTTTCATTCAATGTAATACCATGGTGATCCAATGGTAATTTGTTATTAAGAAGTCGTTTTGTTATATCTTTTGTATCTTCATTCAATGTTTTAGGTCTAAAAATGTCATCTAATACATCTTTGGTAATAATTTTTTCATTAGACGAATATATTTGATAAACAGCATTTAATTTTCGCAAATCCCCGCACAGGTACTTAATTATGCAGGCAACCGTCTTGTCTTTTACTTCAGGCATTAATTTATCAACTAAGGTTCTTACATGCTCAGGTCGAGGAGTTTTTAGCTCAACTGTTGTACATACCTTCATCAATTCTTTAATTTTCTTATCTACATGATAATTGCTAACACAGATTATAGGATTACATGTAACATCCTCGAGTTTTTGTTTTTTTGTTTTTTTTGGACGGATAAGTTTGATGAGAGCATTAATCCCGCCTTTATCACCATTATTCATTCCATCTATTTCATCCATTAAAATAGCAATCGGTCGTATTTTCTTATGAAATAAACTAATAACACTTTTATCTGACATAGTATGCATTGTAATATTTTCTATTACACCCTTATTTCTTATATCACCTGCATCATACTTTACAACATCATAACCTTCTTCGCGCAATATCTGTTCTGCAAACATTGTTTTTCCAGAACCAGGAGCACCATAAATGTATATTCCTCTTTTCTGCAATTTATCAGTTTTATTATCTTGAAACTCTTTTAACGCGGTCTTCATTTTTTCTTTGCATTCATTCCGATTAAGTATTTCTATGAAGTTTAATTGCTCCATCGACTTCTAAATGAACTTGCCCTATTTCTTTTATGCCATTTTGGTCCAATAAGCTCTGTAGCATGTTGTTCTATTATCTCTCTACATTTATTCGAGCAACAATCAATCGCATATTCATATATGAAGTACAAGAAACAAGTGTATTTTTTATTATTATATCGATAATGTTTACTATTTATCCAGTCAGTCATCCACTGTGATTTATTTTCAGAAATTATATGTTCTAATGAAAATCCACTATCACGTCTGATTATAGATATAACGTAATTATTGAATCTGTTTTCGGGTATCATAGATTTAATCAAATTATTATGTTGTAAGTAGTATATTTTATTTAACCATATCTTGCTAGTTGTAGGTAGATAATTAAAAATTATATTTGTTAATTCTAAAGGAAAAGTGAGAAGAGTTTTTTCTATAATATCCTCTTTGTCGACGTCCATTATTAATAATTAGTATTATTAATAATTTATTAGTTATTCTCGCATGCATTTGCATTGTTGCTTACACCATCCCACGTAAGATCACATTTACGCGCCCATTGGCTTTTTCTACATAGACCATCTTCCCCTGTCCAGAAAGATCCCGAGAAATCCATTTCCTTATTACAAGCTGAACTGCCTAAACTCATTCTGTTAACGCAGTTTGAAGCGTCGCCTTGTGACATATCCAGCCAATAATCAGGACAGTCGGCCACAACAGGCGGAAATTGTGTGTTGTACTTACTGTTATATAGAGAAACCCCAATAAATATCAGGCATAGTACAAGAAGTACTGTTGCCACAGTCATAGTGATACTTTGAAATGTCGCCATCTTATATTAGTTATGCCGATAATTTTTCTATCGAGTTAGTATATAATGAGCTGTCAAAAACAAAACAATGGTAGAGTTAATATTATTAGTCCCGATACAAATGTTCTATTTGCTATGAAGGATAAGATTTCTGCTGGTGGAGAGAATACAGACTTTAGACAAGCAATGACCGGAAATTGGTATGATACTAAATTATCTGATGCATTCTTCTCAGGACAAAATATTCAGGCAATTCAAAATGGTCTTAGATCTGGTGTATACAATAGATCAAATGGTCAATATCTTATTGGTGAACAAAATACGGATGAATTAAAAATAATCATGAGAAGCGTATTTTTACAGTATTCTAGAAATGATCCATCTAATATTCCTGGTCAAATTGCTGCTCTAAACAAGTTAGTACTAGATTACGCAATTGGCCAAGTATACGGAGAAGCAGAAGGATACATGAAATATAGACATGATGCAAGCAACATGTATGAGCCGATTGCTCATCCTGTTATGTCAACTGTTAATGATAAACAACTTGTTTTAAAAAAATGGTTTTAATCATTTCGCATTTAAAATTACCCTATTGATTTTCATGCCTATCGCCATTCCTAAAAAAAATAATGCCCACGACTCATGATTGTCAATATCACTGAATTGTACAAACTTTTCTAGTAGGGTTAATTTAGGGTCATTATAATGTTTTTTATAATGATGCAATACAATTCCACATGCAATAACAATTGGTATATTAGAATCCATTACTTTATTGAAAGAAATAAATAATCAAAAGATTGTGATTTAAAATACGAAACTGGTTAAATATCTAGCTTATATTTTTTACTTTATACATTATTCTCCTCAACAGAAACAGTATCCGTAATTGTTTTACTATCATTTTCATTCACGTCTGTAAATATATTATCTAAATATTCATTATCCGTAATTTTAGTTTTTGATTCTTCACATGCACAACAACAGCATAATACGATTCCTACAAAGAGAATTATTGCATATATAGAATATACTATAACTATCAACCAGAATTGAAGTTGATAAATTATTGTCTCGCTCAAGTTGTCCAATGCACATGTTTTGTATACCTCTACGGTTGCGAAGATTAATGCACCAATGTTAATACCTACTATGATAACATTTTGTTGATGCTTCCCATTCTCATCTTTCTTACCACATATATTATCCAGAATCGCTAGTCCATTGCCGATCACTGCTACCAGAAGACTGATCCAAATGTTTGATCCAGAACACGTATCACGAATATCTTGATTTGATGTTTGCGAAAGTGCAATTATCGAATATACAAACCAGAATAATGATATACTACGTAGTAGTAACATGCAACATGGTACAATCATTGAAAAGATACATGAAATATTTTCTTTATCATCTTCTTGATTTGATGCAGGAAGTTTATATTCAGGTTCCCGTATTTCTGAGTTATTTTTTGACATGTGTTGTTGTCCTTTGTATGTCAAATAAAAATAATAATACGGCGTTTTCAATTTTATTAAAAATAAGAGAAATATAATAATTATTTTTCTCTTATTTGTAATTTAATTTTTCTTAGAGACTAGTTTTTTCTTACCGAGTTTCTTAGGTTTTTTCGTAGCATTCATCTCTTTTTCGCGTTGAGTAACGTATTTGGTATAAGCCTCCTCTAGATCACTAATTTCCTCTAGCCACATTTCTGACTCACTTGTCGCTTTGAGAAGTTGCAATTCTGTATCTTTGTCACCCTTTTGTTTGAGTAGTTTATCCACATTTTCTTGGATTACTGAATCCATTGGCATTTTGGTTAAATAGTTGTAACTATCATCAATCATATCATATCCTCGGGTTGTAAGTAGTTCTGTAACTACATCTGCTTTTTTTCGCCTTAGATCAACACTGCCATCCAAGTTCTCCATAATATACTTTGCTTTATTTCCTAGCTTGCATGCATCATTCTCTAACTCTGCAACTTGGGCAATCTTTCGCGCAACATATACTGTTTCTCTAACTTTGTAAAAGTAGTCAATGATTTCAGTTGGATTATCAAACTTGCGAAGTTTCTCTTTCTCATCAAACATGTGCATATTTGTAGTAGTCTGTGTTGTGTAAAGTCGAAGATATTTCTCTAGACCATTGCAATCATTTTCATCAGATTTACTGATAAGAGTTTGAATGTCATTTGCTTTATTAAACGTAACTGTAATATCAATAAGCTTATCTGTGCACATATCAACATATTCTTTCACCAATCCTCCCTTTTTCTTCTTGCCATCACCTTCAATAAGTTTCTCCAAGAACTCTTTGTAGTCATCAGTCCAAGTTCCAATGGGTAGTTCAGTAATCTTCACAGTCTTAGAATCAATAATACTGCATCGACCTTTGATAAGATATTTCTGATCTGCTATTTTAGATATTGTTCCTTTGAATCCTTCGTAATATGGTTCGATTTCAATACTAGCAGTTTCTTCATTATGAATCTTTGCTTTTAGGTACTGAATAACTTGTGATGGGTTGAATGATGGGATATCTGTACTGAAGCCAGTGCCAATGCCCTTTGATCCATTAATCAGTATCATAGGAATGATTGGTGCGTACCATTCAGGCTCTACTGGAGTACCATCATCATCAAGATATCTTAATACTTGATCATCCTGCTTGGGAAAGATAATTCTGGTCAAAGGGTTAAGTTCGGTAAAGATGTACCTCTCGCTAGCTGCATCATTGCCACCTTGGAGACGAGTACCAAATTGACCATTTGGCTGAAGAATATTTATATTATTTGAACCAACATATGTTTGGGCCATTCCAACGATTGCGCCATTTAGACTCTGTTCACCATGATGATATGAACTGTGCTCAGATACATAACCTGCTAGTTGAGCAACCTTGATTTCAGAAGTAAGATTTCTCTTAAAACATGAGAAGAGGATTTTTCGTAAACTTGTTTTTTGTCCATCCATCAAGTTAGGAATAGAACGATCACAATCATACTTGGAGAAGTGAATCATCTCTTTGCTGATAAAGTCTTTATATGGAACCTCCTCTAGAGAAGTGTCCATAAAATCATCGCGATTATAATCTTCTAGCCATGTTTTTCTGTCATGAGCGCGCTTTTTGTTGAAAACCATGTCGATCGCATCACGACAATCAAAACCAGAACATTTAAACATGACTACCTTTTGATTTGCAAAATACTCTTGGAACTCCTTTGCAGTAGATGTACCAAGACCCTTATAATATTTAATTTTCCATCCCTTGGTATCATTTTCTTCCTTCCATACTTCATATTCACCTTCATTATAGAACATTTCTTGATTGGAACCCTTCTTTGCTTTCAGAATAGGAGTATTCATAAATCCCAAGAAGTCCGGAACTTTCATTAATGATCCCCATTCGGAGTCAAACATATTAATACACAAACCTTTAATATGTGTTCCATCCAGATCCTGATCTGTTAAGAACAATACACGTCCATATCGAAGCTTACTTTTGGCACTTTCTTCAGTATATTTCTTACCACTTTCCAAACCAAGGATTTGTTTGATATCATTAATTTCTTTATTTGACGCGATACTCTTTAGTGATGCACCTCGAATATTCATAAGCTTTCCTCTCAGTGGATATACACCATAAATATCACGGTCTTCTTTGGATAATCCTGATACAACACCGGCCTTAGCTGAATCTCCCTCTACTAGGAGTAGAGTACAAGCCTGACTATTCGGTGTACCAGCACTATTTGCATCAACTAGCTTAGGAATACCTCTAACATTTTTAGTTTTAGAGCCGTCAGTTTTTTTAGCCGCTTTATTTTCCTTGACTTCAGTCAATGCGCATGCAGCATCCATTACTCCCATCTTAGCAACCTTCTCAATAAACTTATCGCTTACATCGCAAGATGATCCAAACTTGGAGTATGGTGTTGTCATATAATCCTTTGTTTGACTATCAAATGTTGGGTTTTCTACATCACATCTAATAAACAACATGATTTGCTCTTTGATAGTACTAGGTTTAACATCAATCTTCTTCTTCGCACTAATGTAAGATGCTAGTTTACGAATAATCTGATTAAGAAGGTAATCAACGTGTTTGCCTCCTTTTGACGTAAAGATTCCGTTCACAAACGAAACTTGTGTGAACTCTTCTTTAGGAGCCATGCATACAGCATATTCCCAGCGGTCATTTGATGATTCATATATTCTTTTCGTATCGCTTTTACTTCCAATATACATGTCAACATACTGTTGAAAGTGTTTAACAGGCAGAGTCTCTCCATTAAATCTTACTTTAACCTTTTTATCTGTTACAGCAGCAATATCAAACACTCTTCTTTTGAAAAGCGACAACATATCTGGACTGAAGTTTTCAATACCAAGTCGCTTGAAGTCAGGCTTAAACGTGACACTTGTATATGGTTTGCCTCCGTACTTTGTGATTTTTGGTGGATGAATAATAGTCAAATTATTCTCAAACTCTTGAACATATTTTAGTCCGCGCGTATGATCAACCGTTTCTACACGACCCCATGAAGACCAAATAAGGACTAATTTAAAACCAAAACCGTTCTTTCCACCAACAATTTTTTTTTGTGTTTTGTCATAATTAGTTGATGTGCGAAGATGTGCGAATATCATCTCGGGAATCCAGATTTTATGTTCAGGATGTTGAGCAACATCAATACCATTTCCATCATTAAGCATCGTGACGACACCCTCACTTGTAATATCAAAGTCAATGTGTGTTACAGGAAGAGTATTTGGAAGACATTTTTCAATGCCTTGTGCCTGACGAACTTGGTGATCTCTACAATTTACAACACCTTCATCAAAGAGCTTATACAAACCCGGTATCATTTTAAGGTCTTTTGAAATAATAGTATTTGTTTCATCGTCATACACGTAAGTACTATAATCGGTTTCTTCCATAGACCCCGTATATGTGTCTGGATTGTCAAGTACATGCTCCCTGTCAGATTTTTTCTGGTATTGTTTCGCTAATTTCGTTTCAGCCATTATTCTCTTGTATACCACACTAATTCTATCTCTAAGCGATTTCAATTTTGTTTAAAATATGCTATTATATAAAGATATATGTCACAAAATATTAATGCTAATTACAAATGTAATTGTAACCCTTCCACGTCAGGTATAGAAAAAAATGCTAATTTATTTTCAGGTAATACCAACCGTCCAGGGTTTCTTATAACGAATCCTTTCATATTATCAACAATCATTCGGACAGCAAGATTTTCTAATGCAGGGAAAACCGTTTTTTCAAAAAAACAAGTAAATCAATTTGGCAGATGGGAAGGTGCGCCAGGTGGTTCTGGTAGTCCTCCAAAAAATAGTTTTTAATCTGTAATATATTTTCATTGATTTACTATAGCAATTTAGGCGTATGCGTTTTTTTCTCTGGTAACTGTATAATGGGAAAGAGACACCAAAAGCAATCTGATGGCATGTACCATATTAATGGTAAAAAGTTTGAGGAACTTAATGGTTCCCGTGCTAAAGTATGGCACGGAACCGCATATAAGACTACTGGTAACCTTAAGAAAGGTGATCTTGATATGAACAAACACGGTCGCATTGTATCCAAGAGACGCGCTGCTACTGCTAAGAAGGAGAAGCGCCTTGAGAAGGCCGGCTACAAGCCCAAGAAGGGAAAGTTCGTTGTCATGCGTAAAAGCATGCGCGCCAAGGCAACCAGCTCTCCTGCTCGCAAGACCCGCAAGTCTTCCAAGGGTAAGCGCAGTCGCAAGGTTCGCACCAATTAAGTAAACAATATATAACTTTAATTGTAATTATATACTGTTTGTGTAAGAAAAATAAACAATATGTACAGGTTTTTATTTATTTTTTGATTTAATTAGCAGTTCTACCCCAGCCCGGGCCAAGAGTGTCTTCAAGATTTTCATCATGATTTTCGTTAATTTGAGGGCGGATTTCAATGTTTTCGTTTTCGCTATATCTTTTAATGCCAATCGCTATACGATCTGGTCCTCCACGTGAGAGATACTCCAACCAATCTGCTTCGTCGCCAAAATCAAACGTCGGACTTAACAACTGCATTCCAATCTGCCTCATTATTCCAAAATCGAAGCAATGAAGTGGAAGATTTATCCAGATTATATCGTCTCTATCCCAAACATTCGCAACAGGATTATAGTTTGTTATTAACTTGTAGTTAAGATCAGACTCATTGGTATTCTGATTCGCAACCTCTGTCCGCGAGAAGGGAATATAATCATGGGTGCCTAGCCATGTTGCAATCTGACCATCACACCAGTTCTCCGGAAATCCACCGATATTTGAAACCACCTTAACGCCTGGCTCATTGAGCGAAGATATAAGAGGGATAGGGACGTAATTTCTGGAGAGAAGCTGTCCAAATAGTGGGGTTCTACGATCGTTCTGCGACATTATCTTATTCTTTTATGCAATACTTAAGGTACGATTAATCAATTTCATTTTTTTCATGAAAATGTCCATTACTCATCTGGTTGTATTTCTTTTACTAATTTTTCAAAACAATTCTTTGACATACATATAGTAGATTTCCAAGACGTATAAAGTGAATATAGTGCTGACAGATGAGTTGGTGTTTTAGATTCTTCCATGGTTCCAATATATATCATAAAATCGGATACTTCCCCTCGCTTGTCCCAAAGATCGCAGGAAACACCGAAAATGTATTTATCATCCTCGATAGTTATTTCAGGTGCAATATGCTTTAATAGATCAATAATAAACTCTTCACTAACGTTTTTTGGAGGTCTAGTAGTAGATGCTATAAACAACTGTATAATTTCATTAACTTCATATTCAGCCACCCCATAGTCATCCTTAAAATGGGTATCCCAAAATGATGAGAAGGAGGAAACAACAGGAAGATAATGACTGGTAGTATCTGTATATGAATCGCTTTGTGGAGAGAAATTAACTAATTTACGAAGTTGTTCAGAAAATGCCTCGTGAAATACGATATTTGGTATATTATGATCATCTAAATATTTTTTTAGAATGAACAGCATATTCTTATTTGTTACAGATGAGTCATTACATTCATATAGCGCCGATTCCTTGAAGTTTATTGCAAGTTTCTCTACAGTCAAATCTTTGGAAAACATACATATTTGCTTCAAAGTTTCATCATTGGAAGTATTTACAAAATTATCTGCACTACCGTATCTATCAGAGTAATGAGATGCAACACACAACATATCAATCATATGTTTGGCAAGCTTGTGTGGCATTCTTAATGTATTACTATCAAGCTTGCTTTGAAAAAATCTAGTTAGTTCATAACTATGACCGTGATATCTTAGTTTAAAGTTTGCTAAAATATTGGTTGATCCGAAACAATTGTAATGTGCTGTCTCAATCTCTCTCATAATATCTCTTAGTCCACTAGTTACGATATACGTATTTGTCTTTTCTCCCTTAATACAATCTCCTACTGCTGTTAAAAAATGTTTTGCTGCATTTTTTGTATGAAACACTGCCGGATATAATTGGTTAAGAACAAACTGGATTGTAGCTGATTCAGGTATACATTCGAGTGGACTTCTTTCTTTGAGAGATTTAATTACACTGTTCTTAAGTTTATGTTTCCATGGCACTAATTCTTGATTTGTAGTAATTTGTGTAAGAAGCATGTGTTGAATATCATCTTCACTAATTGGTATAAAATGTTCCTTGTCGTAACAGACAAATAGTTCTATTCTTGGACAATATGATACATTAGAATTGGCTAAAAATTGGTCGGCGAAAATATCGCCGCTACTGAGCAATCTTTCTCTACGCTCATTTCTCTCTTTATGTAACTCACTCGCTGACGCCAATGAGTTAGGCAAATGACTCATTATAAATGTTTCTAAACGTGACATTACATAACTGTCATTATTGTACAATGTGATAAGTTCATCGATCTTGGCATGTAACTCACTCATAATTTACAGTATATATAGAAACTCTTCTATATACTTTAATAACAAGGCTATTAATTACATAAGTTTTTAGAATGAACGCACATAAGCATTTAAAGCTAGCGAGAAGAAGATACATATATATAATGGCCGGAATGGTTGATCAATCGAAGAATATTCTCTCTATTCAAACTGTACAAATTGCTCCTTTCAGGACTCTTATGACAGCATTAAAGGATATTCTCCTAGAAACAAATATCACTTTTACACCAGATGGTATAAAAATCATTAATATGGATAAGTCCCATACTATCTTAGCTCATCTTTCACTTCATGCAGATAAGTTTGAGACGTTTGATTGTAAGTTAGATAAGATCATTATTGGTGTTAATATGTTGCATCTTTTCAAGCTTATCAACACTATTGATAATGATGATACTCTAACCATCTATATCGAAGAGAGTGATTACATGGACGGAGTTGTTCAATATCTCGGTCTTAAGTTCGAAAATGGAGATATTAAACAGCAGAAGTTTCAAAAACTACGTTTGATTGAGCCCGAGCACGAGGAGTTAGTAGTACCGGAAGTTATGTTTTCATCTGTTCTCAATCTTCCTGCTGCTGATTTTCAAAAGACAATCAGAGATCTATCCTGCATTTCTGACAAGATTGAGATTCGTTCTGTTATTGGCAGTGAAGGTGCTGAATTAATTTTCAAATGCAGTGGTGGATTTGCTCAAGCTGAGGTCCGCAGAGCAGAATCAGACGGTAGTATGCAATATATTAAAACTCAGGATAAGAGTAAGATTATTCAAGGTGAGTTTTCATTGAAGAATCTTGGTTATTTTATTAAGTGCACTAATCTTTGTAGTACGATTGAGATGTTTTTAGAGAATAACATGCCACTAGTTGTAAAGTATAATGTTGCATCGCTTGGAGAGATTAAATTATGTTTAGCTCCACTACCTAGTAGTTAGATATACCATCATCTAATATACTTCCATGCACGATTCTAACATCATCCTTTTTTATTTTATCATAAAACCAAACACAAGTTTCTTGTGAATATAAATAACATCCGTTAAAAACGTCAGGTAATTCATCCAATTTCGTGACGTTTGCAATTATTTCTTTGCTTCCAAATCTACTTCCTATTATTTTTAGAGGACACCATCTATATTCGTCCTCTAAAAAATATTCCAATTTAAGACTATCTTGTGTTAATGAAGTCATTTTGTTTTATTATTAGATAATTTTTTACACACATTTTGTAGACTATCAATATTAACTATGTAATTTTCACTGTGCACACCATAATAATTTATATTAAGATATGCAGCTACTCTTAGAAAACAGTTATTTGGCCAGGAACTATCCATAATTTCTATAAAATTGGTTCCTTCGCTCATTGCGAGAATATTAATATTTCCGCCACCGTGCGGTGCTATAATTATGCTGGCAGATTTAAATGCAGAATGTTGCTGTTTTATAGAAGGGAGCTTACTGTCATCATGTATGTACAATTTTAACCCCATTTTTACTGCTAATTTATAGCTTGCTTCATAGACCTCTTGATAATTTTTTAGTTGTCTACTGCGAGTTCTCTTAGATAAAATCAATAATTTATCTGAAGTCGCATTCACTGATGATCTTACAATATTATTCAACCATGTAATTTGTTCTGGATAAGGGCTGCCGCATGCACCAAGTTCTGGTATTAATAGATTTCTTGCTCTTATATTTCCATCAATTACTCTGTCCTGAGATATTCCGATTAAGCTAAGCCAATATAATACATATTTTGTCTTAGTATGTACATGTATCTTTGCATCACTTGGCATTTTTGTACTCATTAATGCAGAGAGTGACTCTGCTGGGAAATGCCAGATTCCCCATGTCCATATCCCGGAGATACTAATAACATTTGGATAAACATTGTTATCTATTACATTATCGTCTTTTATCTCATCACAATCACATCCAATAATTGTACCTATATGTTGAAAATCCTTGTATATTTTACCATTTTTTGTAACAATAACATTATTCAGGTTAGCTTTACGATTCTTATATGATGACATTAGCCAAGACTCTATAGCAGCTCTAGTTAAAGAACCATATTTTTTTGTAAGAATATTTGTTGTCTTTTCATCAAAAAACAATTTCCCCTTACAATCACACTTTATATCAAATGAGATATGTTTTGGAAAGTATTTTATAATACTCATTAATAAAAATAGATATAATTCTATCTTTATTAATATTTTTATTAATATGATTAGTATTCAGGATTGTGCTTTTTGAAAAGACATCCATGAGATACAATAGATGTTCCTACTGCATTTATAATATTAGGATCTTGGCTTTTGCAGTCACCCATCCAAACTTTCACAACGGCGAAGTTCTTTTTTGGTGAGATGGTAATGCCATTAATTGATTTTTGATGCGATGTTGTGCTTCCCAATGTTTCGCCTACCATTGTATATGTTAGATCACGCCACACTGCAGGAACTATTTTATTACTTACTTTGTATGAAAAGCAACCTCCAGATCTATTACGCTGATCTTCCCATGTTGGCGAAATACCTTTGCGCATTACAAATAACATACAGTTTCTGATCATTTTATGAGGAAGAGTCTCAGTCAAAGTTATTGCCTGCTCTACAGAATTGAAATCCTGGATCCTCTTGTAGCTAGAAACAGACCAGTCGGTGTCGTGAGGCAAATGTGCCCACATAGTCCATTCCTCGCCGAGCTGGTGTGTACTCATATTAATATCTTGAGAAGTTGAATCCAGGTTTAGTACCGTTTCCATTTCTGTTGCTACAGAGTCAACCATTATGTTAAACAATATCAATTTTTCTTTTATATCCTTTTAGTTATCTTTCTTCGTTTCAGAAGTTTCATTCATCCAACCAAATAAAAACGACGGTCGCCTTTTTTGTTCTACTGTTTCATTAACTTTTGGAGGGTTAATTATCTCAACAGTGTCTTCTGTCATATGCATTACTCCTCCTTCCACGATAGTATGTTGATTAATATTACTATCAATAATATCAATACTATAACTTTCTGGAAGATCCACATCAAATATATACTTCATGTATTCTTTTGAAAAAAGTTTATTTCCAACTACTAGAGTTGATTTAAATATATCACTTGTTACATCTAGATCTTTTTTATCTTGTCCGTTGCATTTCATAACTGCACTTAACAAAGATACGTTACTGAACTTTATATTATCAAGATCAATATTAGTATGCACCTTGAAAATACGAGACATTCCCATGTTCTCGTCGTTTTGGATTTTATAAATCCCGTAATCATAATCTACATCCCATTCATCATCTAATTTTCTGAACTCTAAAAGGCCCATTTCTTTAACTACTTCACCATCCTTGTAAAAACATATTTCTTTATTTGGAACTGGTCCAGGAGAGATTATGCTTGTAACTGGCTCTAAAAGTGTAAAAAAATGTTTTTTAAATCGAGTCGCTCGGATCTCCATTCCACAATATGCCCATGCTGCATCTGCTAAAAAATCATCTACAGTAAGCGGAGTGTAATTTATATATAAATAATAAAGTATGGTTGCTGTACTAGCAACACCTATTGAGTAAAATATCGAGTGTGCGGGAGTATCCGTTCTGCAGTCCATTATTAATGTAACATTATATATATGGTTTAAACCATTTTATAAGAGTGTTATTTCAATAATTTAATTAGTATTGAAATAATTTGTATTAATTGTAATTGTTAACTTCATCTGCGGTTGGTGGAATCTCATATGTTCCTGTTTGTACTTCATTTCCGTTTTCATATGGTTGATTGACTCCATTGTTTGTTACTACAACTACATCTTTTTGTGCATTAGGATAGTCTACTGAATAATCTAATCCTCCTGTTGCAGGAGAAAGTCCAAATACAAACAACAGCATAGTTGTGATTATAGTCATCATAATGAATGGAACAAATACTATAAACCAGGAAATCACTCCTAAACCGCGCTTACACAATATGTTCAACATAATAGAAAAAATCATCATTACGATAAACTTGAAAAATGCAGTATTATACATTTCTTTGAAAATATCTATAATAATCTGTGTAAGAGAAAATGCTATATATAAAATTGCTGGCGCACATAGTTTCTCGAGCATATTATAATATAACTAGATATTTTCATTTTTATTAATCAAAGAACTCTGGTTCACCTTCAACAAACTTGCCAATCTTCTCTCCAACTTCATCTCCTTCGAGTAGTTCGTAGATATATCCGTTTTCTGTATCATTTGTTAGGTATTCAAGTGGATTTCCGTCTTCATCCTCCATTTCAACAACTTCTAGCTCTTCTGCAGATTCCTCTTCCTCTACAATGACATCATCCTCTTCGTCATCAACAGTGCCATCATCTTCTTCTTCTTCTGAAAGAACCTCATCCTCCTCTTCCTCCTCCTCTTCCTCTTCCTCTTCTTCCTCCTCTTCCTCTTCCTCTTCCTCTTCCTCTTCCTCTTCCTCTTCTTCCTCCTCTTCCTCTTCCTCTTCCTCTTCCTCTTCCTCTTCCTCTTCCTCTTCCTCTACACTGACATCATCCTCTTCATGTTTATGCTTTAACTTGGCAACTTGTGCTTCTAGCGTTTTGACAGTTTCTTCCGAGTTTTTTGGAATACCAGATGTCAATAACATAGTTTCACCATCATCTGTGTATGTATACTTATTATTTAATGAATCATCCTCATCTTCATCTTCATCTTCATCTTCATCTTCATCTTCATCTTCATCTTCATCTTCATCCTCAATGCTCCAGTCATCGCATTTATACCCGTCTTTAATAAGTGTATTTTCATTATCTTGAAAACATGTATTACATAATGTTTTCTCATCAGCAGCATCATCTTTTTTATAGACAATATGAATTGCATTTTTGTGACAATCTACACTAGTTGGACAATTATCGCAATCAACGTACCTCTCTTCATCGTCACCAGTTTCGTTTGGAATAATTGTAGCAACTGCTTCAAGTTTTGCTAGGGTTTTTGCTGTTTTTATATTTAATATAGAACTCCATTCTGAATCACCTACTGTAATAACTGTTTCATTTGGCAAATCACCAAATAATGAAGCAAACTCTACTTTAAGATCATTAAAGTCGTCATAAATTGGATTGTTGTGAGTAACTGTAGAACTAAACTCATCTAACTTAAGTGACCATGACTTCAATTTACTATAGAGATGTTCGTGTATTTTACTAGGCATTTCGTCTTGTTCGGCAGTTATATTTGTTTTTACAGTTTTAACATTGCTAACAATATTTTGAGAGGATGGTATATCGTATTCTTGTCTCAACAAATCAATAGGTATAGACTCGGTTCCATTAACTTTTTCCTGTATTTGAATCTTAACTCCTTTTTTAAGACGATTATTTTCAGCAAGAAGTAATTTATATTCAGGTAAGCTTTTCAAAAGATCAGTGATAATGACATCGCGACGATTTGATGTATTAATAAGGGTAACAAGTGGTTCAACTACAGTATTGACATTGGTAAGAACGGTTTTATTAAGTTGATTAATAATATCGGTAACTGTAGCATCTTGGTTCATATTTGGCTTATTAGTAGTGAACATTATTAAGCACAATCAATTTTTACGTTTAATACCATTTAGAAAACATTTATCATAGTATTACAGAAGATGCCAAGTTATGAAGATATTCGAGAGAGGTTCGAGAAAGAGGGAAAATTAGAGTTTTTCCAACAAGGAATTGACGATGCTTGTAATAAAATTGCAAGACAGACAGATTATGACAATGAAACTGCTTTGACCAAATTAAAAGAGCACAATATGGATATTACAAGCGTTGTAAGAGATTGGATTGGCGTAGAAACAATTGAAAAACCGAAACGCACATCTAATCAAATGGTTTTTGATGAGTTTAGATCATTTCTTGATACTGCATCACTGGATTATTATAAAAAAAAGGAGCTTGAAGAAAAAAAACAAATCTACGTGGAAAAATTACGAGAATCAGCAAAAAAAGAGTTAGAAAAAAGAAAAGAGGAGTCTATGAAAAGTGCACAATTAAACACTATCATTGAAGATAGTAAGTAATTGAAAAACGTACCCCAAACTGACATTAACATCAAATATGACATATTTATACATCTATTTCATGTTAAAATTATTCATTAAAATCTCACTTTTTGACTTGGGCTTTGAAGATCTACGAAGTTTATATTTACCGGCACCGCCTTTATTATTAATAATAAAATCATCATTATCCTCGTGAAGCTCTGGAAGAGAACGAGTTAGAGGCTTATCTACGATAAGCAATAATCTTTCGTTTTTAAGCATCTGTCTGTATTCTTGAATTGAAAGATTTCCATAGAACTTATCAAGAGTATAATGTGGATCAGGCGCCGGTTTAATATTTTTCTCGTAATTGTAAATCTTGCAATAGATATGATTCAAAAGAGAATAACGCTCAAACTTAGAAGAAGGATCTACATCAGTTTGTTTCATTAAATGTCCAGCAGCACATTCGGGACTGCAAAAACAACCATAAACGTGATATGTACCTTCGATACTATGCTTTGGAATGTAAATCGGTGGATTATCAAAATCACACGTACAATGAAAACAAGCTGATTTTTTATCAGAAATATTATTATTATGAAGATCATGTGCTAGTTGCTTCAATTTGTTTGTGATAATATCATTCATTGCATTTTGTTTTTCATCATTATTACTACTATTATTATTATTATTATTACTACTATTACTAGTAATATTATTTACATGAGAATCCTGATTTTCTTCAACATGTTCGAAGAATGAACTATCGGCTTGTTCATCAAATTGATATGCATCAATCTTATTAGATACATCTGATGGATCATATTCATAACATTTGTTTGAAAAAAATCCATTATTTTTCAAATCATTAATTCCACATTTTAAATGAAGAATAACATTTGGAGTAGGAACCACAACATTTTCCTCTGGAGGAGTTATTGTTACAATTTTACCACCCTTTGGCTTACGACCGCGCTTCTTGGGAGTTTTGGAGACAGTATCTTTGTCATTTTTCTTTGCTCTAGGCGCTCTCTTGGGTTTAACAGGCTCACTGTTTGTGCTACTCATTTACCTTGAATCATAAAAATAATTTAAGTGGTTTTGTTATAGTCTATCTGAAACTAACCTTTCTTCATAGCAATATCGGCAAAGTGGAATATATGAGCTACTGCCAATAACCTTTTGAGCTTTTTCTTCTGTCAATCGATAACTAAAGATTGCATCCGCTTTTCGACAATCACAGCAAATGGATCGTAATTTTGTCACAGAATCACTATATGCAATAAGAGATAGCCAATCTCCAAATGTGTTTCTTTCAAAGTCGCCGTCTAATCCACATATATATACTTTTTTGTTAAATGGTCTTGATATTGCAGTTCTTGTCCATTCAATTATATCAGGAAAGAACTGTCCTTCATTTATCAAATACACTTGTGTAGAATCAGCGTCAGTTAAAACATTTATCTCGCTCATAGTACTTGCCATGGTACACGGAATCATTGCTTTATCATGAGTAGCTAATTCTGGCTTATCAGTATATCTAGTGTCTTCTGAATAATTAATAACCATAGTAGGCACTTGACAAAACTTAAACTGCTTGTAAAGTTCATGCATTTTGCTAGTCTTTCCAGAATACATTGGTCCAATAAACATATGCAACATGCCAGAATCAGTCATAGTGTTTGTCGAGATATCTGACGGATCCATAATACAATAACGAATGATCAATTTTTAGATAATAATACTCAAAATATCTTCTTCAATTCACATTTGATATATAAACAAGCTAAAAGGAATAGTCTACTTAAAAGCAGATATGAGTGATAATGATACTATTCCTTGGGTTGAAAAATACAGACCGACTAGTTTTGATCAAATTGTATTGGATGAAACAAATCATCGGATTCTAAAGAATATTGTGGAGACAAATCGTTTTCCTAATTTACTATTATATGGTCCACCCGGAACTGGTAAAACGACTACGATTATGAATCTTATCAATAGTTATCAAAAAAAATATAATCAGCTTGGAAAAGGATTGACAATACATCTTAATGCATCAGATGAAAGAGGTATTGATATAATAAGAAATCAGATTTCACAATTTGTTAATTCTCAAGCATTGTTCACTACTGGGTTGAAGATCGTAGTATTAGACGAGGTTGATTATATGACAAAAAATGCTCAACACGCATTAAAATATCTTTTACAAGACAGATCAACTAATGTGCGTTTTTGTCTAATATGTAATTATATAAGTAGAATTGACGATTCTCTTCAAAATGAACTCTTACATCTAAGGTTTAATCAACTTCCATCTAAAAAAATAACAGATTTTCTAAGCATTATTGCTAAAAATGAGAAGGTAAATGTTACTACGTCAACATTAAAAGCAGTCCAGCGTTTATTTAAGTCTGATATTCGTAGCATGATAAATTATTTGCAATCAAATCAGTATGACATAAATGTGATGTCTGTGCTTGATGATGCAGTATGGAACTCTCTAACTGAATCAATTAAAATTGGCAAGGATAATGCTAAAGCAAAATTATATGAAATACAAAATAATTATCATATTGATGTCCGTAACATAATCAAAGATTACCTTAATTATATTATAGCTTATGAGGTATTGCCAATCGATTCAGACTTTATTAATTTTTCGGAGTTTATAATGCACCTTTCAGAGCCAAACGCGTTGTATTTAGTTGATTACTTCCTCGAGAAAATAGGAACATGGGATATCAAGATTTTTTTATCGTAGGATTCTCCTAGACGCTGCATTAATCTCTCATTCCATGCGTTGGGAGGAGAACCTTTGTTTGGATTGAAAAAGTTTTGCTTCAAGCAATATTCAACATCTTCATCTAAAGTTTGTTTTTTAGATTGAATAGGAATTGGCACAGAACGCTCGTACTTGTTACTTTTTTGCTGAACAGACAACATAATTTATTATTGGATTAGAAAATAAATTGAAATAGATATACTTAAAGAAACGGTGTCAACTAACGATAACATGCTAGATTTAGAAGATGCCTGGGATAGCTACTGTGACGGTGATTATAAACCAATCGCAGCTGTTAATAGACCGATGCCTACACCATCTAAAGATCTTCCTAAATGTACGCCTATTTATATATCAACTAAGACCAAGATATCGTATCTGAATTATCCTATCGATCTCAAAGAAACCTTCTGGAATATCCCTATTACTAGTTATCATATACCCCAAGTAGGGGTTATTAAAAAACAAATGAAGTTTAATAGTACCACACAAGAAGAGCTTGATGAAGTCTTTGAAAACTGTGATGATTCTATCTTTACAGATCATCACATTCTTTCGCGTATTGTGAAACCTGAAGGACGTATTACTTTCAGAGATATAAGAAAGATTAGTCAAGGATTGTGTAAAAAAGATATTACTTCCTACCGATGCAAGCGAAAAGGCGCATTCTATAATTGTTTTGCATTGATATTGCGAATTGATTATAATGATGCATTCAAAGAGATTCATGTCAAGGTATTCAATACCGGAAAATTAGAGATTCCAGGCATTCAAGATGATGCAGTTTTGATAAAGACACTTGATCTTCTTATTAAAACATTGCAACCTCTCGTACCACAAAAGGATAAATTGCAATGGATGAAGAATAAAAGCGAAACGGTTCTTATCAATTCAAACTTCTCATGCGGATTCTTTATTAACCGCGAAAAATTGTATAATCGTCTGAAATATCACTATAGAATTAACAGTGCATATGACCCCTGTTCTTATCCAGGCATTCAATGTGAGTTCTATTACGACCCTCAAGCAAAAGTTCAAACTGGTCAGCAGACGCCCGCTGGTATTAGCGATGAAGACCGCGAACGATTTATCAAAATGTCATTTATGGTTTTCAGAACAGGTAGTGTTTTAATTGTTGGAAAATGTAAAGAACCTGTTCTTTATGAAATCTACGAGTTTATAAAAGTTCTTCTTGAGAACGAGTATAGCATTGTAGGCGGAGGGCTTATTGATACTAGCAAGAGTAAAGATACTAAGACTAAAAAAGTCAGAAAAAAGACCATCCTAGTTTCATAATTAACTGCAATTTGAAAATAATCCATTTATATATTTTCTTAAAGTTAGTTCTTCCCTATTAATTTCTGAAGAACTTACTGCCGAGCATATATTATCCATTGATACCTTCACTTTGGGTAATTTTTTAACAATTGCTGTCAAAAGCTCTTGAATATCTCTAATATGATGGACCGATAGTGCGTCATTAAACTTTAATACTGCTCGCAAATGATCATTGTACAATTTATCAGATTCTTTATAATCCATATTTAACAGAGCAGATGTATACTCTGCAAATGTTCTCAATGTATTTGTTAAATCTTCTGTACTTTTTTTAACATTTGTTAAAATCTCTCTTCGGAACATACTCAAAAATAGCTCTGTTAATGTAAATAAATTATCTGTTGTTATCTTTTCATTTTCATCACTTTCTCCATCATACTCTTTACGATATGACTGGTTTATTGCAAATACTGTTTTCTTGTATACAAATAATGAAGCATCGTTTGAAGTAAGTTTCAAAAACTCATGACTATCATCTCCAATTTGCCCGATAAACTCAAGGTAATAATAAAGTGCTTTCTTGCAATTATAAAAGGTTATATCCAGATTTTTTGTATACAATAGCAACATTCTAAATACGTGCGTTAATGTTTCCAACCCTTTAACAGTTACATAGGTAAAATACTGTATCTGACTCACTTTAATGCTTTCTTCTGCCTGCATACAAAACTCCGTAACTAATGCCATATACCGCGTGAACATTTCACGCTCAGTACATTCATAGTTACTACGATAATTATCAATTAATGTAAGATCATATTGTGACATCTTGTAATATGTTATCTAATGACATTTTAAATGTTTTTTGGCCGTATAAGTATTTAAAGCTTTTAATGCCGTTACAGTATATACAATGGCCGAAGCTGAACAGCAATATCAAATGCCCGGAGCACAAAGTATGCAACATGCATGCAAAATTGCAGTCGCAGATGACAAACCTATTATGCTCGATTACTGGGCGGATTCATGTGATCAAAAAGTTGTAATCGGCGTACGTGAAAATGGAGAAAAACTACTTGTTAAAAGCGAGGAAGAGTATACCTCCCCTATCGCAAAAATCTATAAGGTCGATAAGGAGTATCTTATTATTACCGAGAACTCAATCTATCTTACATCAGATCAAATTGCGACTCGTCGTATCTCTTAAATTATAATATAGTATTCATGAGTCTTACTATATTATTCGTTACTATTCATTATCTTCATCTAATCTCTCTGGTGTTACTCCATCAGATATTCTTGGTACTAAAGATATTGGTGGAGGAGTCTCTTCAACAAAACCACTACTATTTCGAGAAGGAGTTACCGGGGAATCATATTCCCAATCGCCCAAATCTAAGGAATTAATGCTATCATTCGAGTCTAATGATCCTACTTCACTTAGTAAATCGCTTCCATTATCATTTATAGTCTCATTATCATTTACCGTATCATTATCATTTACACTGTCATTTAAGTGAGAGAGATGCAGTGAATTGCCTCTTGATCCATCTGGCGAATTATAATCTGGTCTGTATGATTCACGTGGTGATTGTTGTTCATTTTCAAACGAATCAAACCAATCGCCAAACCCATCAGGAACGCTTTCGTTAGTTGCATTTCCATCCATCTCGTCTCCGCTCTCTCGTTCTATTTCTCCAGATGGTTCATCGTCATCATCAGCAAACAATCGATTTCCAAAAGCACTCACTATAACATTATAGTTGCGAGGATCCGAAACATTATCACCTCCCCAATTACTATCACCTCCATCCACATCTATACTTAGGTTCTCGCAAATAGTATCTGGGTTAACGTTATGACCCTCAAGAGACAGAGGAAACGCCTGCATCAAGGCATATTCATGTTGTAAATATTCATTAAGTGATGTCATTGGTTCTAAAAAATCACGCGTTAACTCTGGAATATCACGATCATTTATATTAAATGCTTGTGCGGCGCGATCTAATTCATGTGCACTAATACTTCCATTTATTTCGACATTTTGAGCTATAAAACAACGCAACTTTGCAACGCCTCTATGCATATCTGTAACATCATCATACGGATAAGCTTCCCCTTCTCCTGTACCTAAAATATCTAAAATGTCATTTGCCTCAGAATGCGTGATATTTGGCTCATTTATAGAGTCGTTAAATACACGAGGTCTTAAATCTATATCATCTGGGTCTATCAATTTCCCTTCTTCGCTTAACTCTGCAAATCTATCAGTTGGTCTTGCGTATGCCTCTTTCAATATATCTACTATTTTGGATTTTAAATAATCAAGAGTTACTGGTTTATACTGTGCAGTTGAATACATTTCATTTACCTTACTCATCGCATCTTCTTTCTCTTGAGTGCTCACATCTTTTGGATTCAAAGGTGATATCTTCCAAACAGTTGTATCTTGACCGAGTTGACAATGTGACGCACTTAATGCATCTGTAACTTGTGAAATCTCATTTTCAGCATTTTTAATTGATCTTGCTGCTTCACTTGCAGTTTTCTTTATAATGTCATCTCCACTATAAACTTCCTCTGTTTTATCGATCTGTTCTCTTACCCAGTTTAAAGTGTATTCCCAATCCTCACTGTCATCTGGCTCATTGACAACCTGTTGGACAACGTGTAATAATGCTTCATCAATATTATTTGATAAATCATAATAACTTTGCGAGACATCTTGGTTTACTGATAATCCATTTGATAACATAAGATAGTTTTCGGAACTAACTTGGTTTATTACAAACCGGTTTACATCAGGAAACCCTGAAACTTCATAAAGAAAATCTTTTAGATCTATTACACCACCGACATCTAACCCAAAAAATCTTAGTTTTATATAAAGTTCTTCTGATCCTGCAGGGCCTTCCCTAATATTTGGAGTTTTAAAATATATGAGTTCTCCTGTATTAACTTGACGATCATTTTCTAATTGAGACATTTCGTCTTCAGCATTTTGTAGTTCGTCTTGCAACTGCATAAGTATACTTTGATTATCTTGATTCTCATCTTGTTCACTCAATTCGCGTACTATTCTCTCTATTTCATTTTCTAATCTTCCCTTATCTGATGGTTCACGATATTTATTAATATATTTCGGTATTTCTACATCTAATTTACTTACACTTCCATCACTCTCAGGAACATCAATTGTTATTTTATCACCAATCTTATCTGTTGCCTTTACCACATATTTGATCTTATTTGTTGATACACGATTATTGGCATATCCGTACATCATTTCAGAATTGGTTGTTGCAGAAATAGGGGAACACAATCTTATTGTCTGTGATCTTATTCGACTTGGATCTTTTAGAATAGATCTATTAAAACATACATATTTTTTCAAATCTTCTCTCACATTGTATTCGACTACAATAGTCCCGTCATTTGCAGCAAGTCTTTTCAATACTTCTGATTCTTCTGCTTCATAAACATCACTACAACATTCAAGATCAGTTGGAGGATTTGGAATCATGCAACGATTGCTTACATCTTCAACTGTGCTGGATTCAGGATTAGCTAATCGGGCTTGTTGAATACTAGTGCGCAATTGCATCGTTTTCATGATTAAATCTCTATTTCGTGAAGTCATTGCACGTTGATTGGCTCTTCCAATTACACTCATGGCTTCATCATATTTTTGATCATCCCTTAACTGTTCAGCTTCATCAATAAGGCTGTTAATTTCAGTCTTAATCTCATCAACGCTAGACATAATATAGTATGATTTTAGATTATAATATGGATTTGTAATCTAAAATCTTATTAACAATTATTCACCACATGCAAACATCAATGTATGATTTCTTGCATTATTATCGTGCTCTTCTTTATTTGTTTTGAATAAATCAGCTATTTCTGTAACTAATGGATCATCTGGATTTGGATCATCCATCATACTACAAATAGATAACAACACCTTCGAGATGGTAAGAGCTGGACTCCATTGATCTTTCAAAATATCAAGACAGATACCTCCAGATGAATTAATATTACAATGATATATCCTAGTAGTAAATGACACCTTTGGTGGTTTGAATGGATAATCTTGTGGAAAATCAATTCGCAAATAAAATATACCTCCTTGATATGGTGAGCCATTAGGACCAATAATCATCGCTTGCCATTTAAATATATCATCTCCTACTGGTCCACCTGAACAATTTGCCGGCGGATCTTCTATTAGTTTTTTTAATTCAGACTGGATTCGTTTTATTGTACTCATTGTTCGTTTGTATATATCAACACTATCGCTATTTTTATACCAGTTTACAATATTTTATGGATTTGTTTTTCTTGTTTGTTTACCTTTTCTTTTTGAAGTGCGTCTTTTTCCAGTCTTAATATTTTTTCGCTTTACACAGGCAAATGTTGTCCACGGTTGATATGGACGATCTATTACGTATGGTTCTTGGTGCTTCCATTGAATATTCCTCTCAAAAAACTCTTTTGCATGAAAGGGAAGGCCACAAGATGACCCCCATCTGGCTGATAAACCCATTCTTTTTGCCAGTGCTGTGCTACTTACTATTCCATCTAATGCTCCTCGAGGTTGATAGGGAAGCGGGCGATCAGATTGGGACATGTATTCTCTCTGATCTAAATCATAATGACTACAACAAGTACGAGAACACGGATTCACTTTATTAAGATATACATCATAATGATCTCCTAATATTTCTTGACCAATTTCTACAGTTATCTTACCCTTGTGTTCCTTCATAAGCTGTTCTAATCGAACTTTTCGTGCGCCCTGATGACGTCTAATGTCATTAAATCCTGTATTACTACACTCAAGATTTCTAATACGACCATCATATGGTGCATTAAATCCAATAAAGTATCCATTCTTCTTTCTCTCAACATTCACAAAGTTTAATCCCAATTCAATACGCATAATTTCATTATTACGAGTATCTCCAATTAACCATGAATTAGCATAATCTCCACTATTACCATCTTCTAGAAACTTAACAAAATCATCTAACGATTTACTATATTGTACTGCATTGCGAATGCGACAGAATACTGGATTTAATAACTTAAATTGATTAAACCCGCCAATAGTTGTTTCAGTTACAATAAAACCATTACTTGTTACGTAGTAGTCAGTGCCACTGGAAACTTGACCTGGCGCACACTGCATAATAAAAGAGTTTCCTTTCTCTGGTTTTACACACAACATTACATTTACAAATTGAGAATCAATAAAATTATCAAATGTATTGTGAGCACACACAATTTTTCCATCTTCAGTCCAGTTTCCTACTGCGATAAAAGCACTGCATTTATCTCCTGCTCCACCCTCGGATGCTCCACCGCTAATTCCAGAAGGAAATATATCTCCATATTTATTAGATAATTCTGGATCTGATTTGATTATTTCAGGTAGTTTGCCAAATACATAACCCAGAGAATAATAGCAATTCCAGAAAAATACAAATTGTAAATCAATATCTCTTTTACCTATACCTTTTGTTATAGATTGTATCTCTTCCATTAATTCAGGATAATTATTAGTTACTATTGGAGAGAAAATGTCATAAATTAGATTCTTCATCACATCAAGTGCAACACCATAATCGTCCATCATTACAAAATCCATTGCTTTTATAATATCAGGCATCAGATCTTTGATTAACTGACCATATGCGAATCCTCTTTGAGAAGGCGTTCCTTTAATGTTTATCCTAACCCAACCATTTTCTTCATATCTTGAACCATTCGGTACATGTATGATATTTTTCATTATACATAAACCATATAGTTTTTTTTGCAAATTATCTTCAAACAATACACATTAATGTACACTTTTTATAGTTAAATATTTACTGTTACCAACCTACTACTATATATATGTAGGTATGTAATAAATTGTTTTAAGAAAGTTTGTCTCCATGATGATCGCATAAATGCAATCTAGAATCGCGATTTAACTTACTATCACATTTCTCTTTTTTTTCTCCATCGTCTTTCTCGGAATCCTTTTTTGGAACTTTGATACCAAGCATTTTAGATACAGCATTTGAAAAACTAATGTAAAATCCAATTAAAATGATAAAGAAGCAAAAGATATCGCTACGGCTAACAGTTTGTCCTAACCAAAGAGAATTAATTACTAGAATTGCTACAAACTGGATAATAATTAACAATAAAGTATCTTGTGTAGGAGTAACAAGTTTATAGCGGTCACCAATATACACCGCCACACTCATAAATGCCCAATCTAACCAAGCAAATGGGATAGCACGTAAAAATGCCTCCATCATTCCCATCTTAGGGTACTTAAGTGTGAAATATTGTCCCCACATAGAACTTGCTTGCGCTAAGATAAACATAGCAATAAAGCTGATATATTGCACTGGCTTAGAGTAAGAGTCTAGGTTCATTTTTATATAGTCATATAATAAAATGAAGGTTGACGTAAAGACAATGTTATTTTGGTTAATCCTAAATATTGGGATTATGGTTTTTATGGATTTAGCACTTTTCGCACAAACCACTCCCTCTATGAAGAATGCAAGTTTTCTTAAAAAACTTGGAGTATCAGAATTACTTGCAACTATAGAATGGATGTTCATAATTCCTGCGAATCGAATTGGTAACCGCTTTATGAGTGCTGCACAAGTATCACTGTGGTCCTATATCTTTGATTTCCTGGGTCAGATATTATCCAATACATTCTGGTTAAAATTGCCAACTACTCTAGATGATTATATTGCGATGCTTATGATATTTGCAGGTATGTATGTTTCTGTATACAAAGTTTTAGGCTAAATATATCAATGTTATTATGAAATAGTAATAATATTGATTACATTATTTTTTTCAATGTATCTATTTGTTCAGTGTTTAATTTCTCTGGAAATGTTATTTCAAACTCGATTAACAGATTGCCAACGTGCTCTTGTCGTTGCAAACCTAATCCTGGGACAATTTTTTTATAGCCTGGATAAAGTATTGTTTGACCTTTAGTATTATTTATTTTGTATAATTTTCCTGAAACATGTTCAAACTCAAAATCTACTCCACATAATGCATCTTTCAAACTGACCCGCTTTGTATAAATCAAATCTAATCCCGACCTTTTAAAGTATGTATGGTCCAAAACACTTACAAAAATCTTTATGTCTCCCCCAGGAGCATCGTCTACAATATGTCCCTTCTCTCGAAATACAATTATCTCGTTTGTATCAACTCCTTTTGCAACATCAACATATAGGGTTTCTGTTTCTTCTCTAACCACACCACTTTGTTTGATATTCCTGGTTATTTCAATTGGAACCATACATCCTGAATATACCTGCTCTAGAGAGATTTCAATGCGCTTAATTATAGGAATAGGTTTCTGTAATTGGTTATTCATATGTTGCGAAAAACTAGGATTGTTTCCCATGTCAGCAAACATTTTCATCAATGTATCTAAGTTCATTGCACCATCTCCGAATATATTTTCGTCTGCATTATTTTGTTTATTTTTATTAATTATCTCATATGCCTCATTTATTTTTTGAAACATATTTGTAGAGTCAGCACTATTATTATTTCTATCTGGATGATGAACTAATGATTTTCGACGATACGCTTTTTTCACCTCGTCTAGACTTGCGTCCGCGTTTATTCCAAGTATTTCATAACACTCAATTAACCTCATTATTATAGTATGATTAAACAACATAAACTTATATGGTTAATTACGAATACATATTATGGAACTATCTAATCCATTCACATTCAAATATCGCCCAAGGACTCTTGAAGATTTTCAAATGAATGACGATCTCAGAAATGTACTTCATACATTTATTGGTCTGGAAAAACTTAATATTTTGCTAGTCGGAAACTCTGGTTCAGGTAAAACATCTCTTATTCATGCAATTATTAATCATTATTATGGATTTGATGTTCCAAGTAGCTGTGAAAATATTATGTCGATAAATACTTTGAAAGATCAAGGAATCTCTTATTATAGAAATGAGGTCAGAGTTTTTTGCCAGACCAGTAGTATTATTCCAGGCAAGAAAAAAATACTATTATTAGACGACATTGATATGATAAATGAACAAAGTCAACAAGTCTTTAGAAATTGTATTGATAAGCATAGTCATAATGTTGCATTTATCGCCTCCTGCTGTAATTCACAAAAAGTTATCGATAGTTTACAATCAAGAATGGATATAGTTAAGATTTTCCCCTATGGTAAGCATGACCTTACCCGTATTGCTAATTTTATAAGTCAACTTGAAAATATAATAATTGAGCCAAATGTAATTGATTTCATTACAACAGTATGCAACGGTTCTGTTAGAATATTAGTTAATTATCTAGAAAAGTTTAAATTAGTAGACACTCCTATTACTATAGAGTTAGCGAGTGAACTATGTACTAATATTTCTTTTAAAGAATTAGCATGGTATACAGAATGTTGTAAAAGTGGGGATTTATCCGGCGCACTTTCTGTCATTAATAAACTTGTTGTTAAAGGCTATTCTGTAACAGACGTATTAGATAATTATTTTACTTTTGTTAAAATCACACAACTTCTAAGTGAAGACGAGAAATACAATATTATACCTTATATTTGCAAATATATAACGATATTTCATAATTTACACGAAGATGAGATTGAGCTTGTTTTTTTTACCAACAATATTGTAAATACTTTTTGTACATAAAATATAATATGTATTAAGCATATATATGGCGAGTCAATTATTTAAATCATGCGTTTCAACTGAGATTTTTACAACATTTTTACTAACATGCTGCGATTCAGATAACAATAACAAAAATGTTTTAATTTTCAGTAATAATTCTTATAAAAGGGCACAACTTGCAGAAACATTACAACCATTTTTAGACTCGATCATAGATAGCTATCATATATCGAAACAATATTATGTATCTAGAAAAATGTCATATACTAGATTTGTTACAGTTCTCAGGCAAATCTGCAAGGATATCCGAATCCCATATGTATCGAAGATAAAGTATGATAGATCGTCATACGAAATCATCTATTATATTTGTTTTGATAAAGAGTTTTCACTGGGAGATCAAGAGTAATTTCCCGATCACAGTATCACTTTCAATGGCTTGTCTCGCAGATAAACGAGCAAACCACTGATAATCTGTTCTTTTCAAGATATCATCTTGTGGAAAATAGATACCAAGAGTTGTAGGTGCAAAATCTATAAAACTGTTGCCAATTAGTCTATCTATATTGACAACATTTCCATCTTCATCACACGATCCGGTTAATTCTGGACTAATTATATTTACACCAGATCTTGGTGTTAGGAGCCATCTGTCTGCATTTCCTTCAAATACACTCTCAGCAGAATAATCATTTGAAGCAGTTCTCTCTAGATATTGGATATAATCGTCTATCAATCGACACTCTTTCTGACAACCCATCATCTTATTTGATACCATAAAGTCAACTGTTGAACTTGTTATATTTCTATCAACCATTGATGCTACCATTAAACCTCCATTTGATGTCATTTGATGGTAAGTACTAGAGAGATTTTTTGTACATAGAAATGATGGAGGTACAATTAACCCACCATAATATTTTAATACCCTAGCCATAGCTAAATCTCTTAGTTTACCTCTAATTGGGTCTGCGACACGAGTCATATCGATATTCCATCCAGGGATAATATTACCAAACGAATCATCGTCTATTAAACATATATTAAATGATCCACCACAATGGTCAATTATAGACTTAATTGTTAAAAAAATGTATGGTTGATTAAGATCAATTGTATTTCTGGAGAAAAAACTTGGCCAGTTACGAGCATTTACTTCATAATTATTGTGAATCCAAAGAATAGGGAGTTTGCTCTTCGCTAAAGAGGAATCACTTACCAAGTATCTTTTTACAATTTCATAATTACGAATCTGTTCATCTGTCTCTGTATGATCCTTGAACTTCTCATATGCTACTGATACAGCAATAAGAGTTCCAATAGTTACTATGTATTTGAGATAATCCATATATATAGAGACGATACAATTTTTTATCTATGTGAATTAGTTAGTTTTAAAATCGTGCTAGCTGCCGCCTTATTTACTTCTCGATAATGTTCATCTTGTTTGGCTAGAGAGAATGCACGATAAGTATCACTCTCTTTCTTAGATTCTTGCTGTTTTCTGTATTTATCATTATGATCATCCATATTATAGTTCTGTGATGCGGATTCGCGATCTCTTCTATATGAATCCATATTACTATATTGTTTCCGTGATTTATAATCATCCTCCGTAACAGGAACAACTGATTCTGTATATGCTGTTTTTACATCATCATACTGCAATGATGAAAATATTGATGAATGATTGCCTCCTACGCCAGTCAAACTACTTCCCATATCGCCTCCCATTTCTTTTATTCCATCATACACAATTAAACCTCTCAATTTTGCCTTTTTCTCTCTAATCAGCTCATCCATTTCATTTCTATTATTTGCATGACAGACTTCATCATCCTCTTTTAACCAATCACCGTGACCACTATCATCATTTGTATTTATAACATGTTTTTCAAACATGTCATTGAAAATCTTATTGAAATCTTTTCTACTTGATAATCCCTTCCATGATTCACCGTGATCAATATTCTCGTCTATTTCACTACTCGTGTAAACTCTATCGACACATTTGTCTTTGCCACTTCTTTCTCTTACTCTAAATACATTATACAAAAGACGATATGCCGATGTGAAGAATAAAAAGTATTTGGGATCTAAAGAAGATTTATCGGGGTGAGTCATAAGGACAGTACGTTTAGCCTTTCGCATGTCTTCTTCGTCAAAATCCATACCCAATTCAAAAAGATTAAGTATGTCATTCAAGGAATAATTAGATATACAAAGATCAATATGTTCCATATCTAATATGCTGCATTATTATTTTAAGTTTTTTTAATCGTATCTGCTTTAGATTTCGCACGTTCGAAAAAACTTAAGTGATCGGGTTTGCTAGATGATAGTACCGAATCATTTGGTATATACCATTTATCATAATCACGATCTATTTCGGGATACCATGACAATATGCACGGGATACCAGTCAACATTCTTTTACGCTTCAACAACATATACAGGTCTAGTGCTTCGTCTATATCAATAACTGCAATTATTGCATTGCTTGGTATATTTGAAAATCCATCTTGACATATCTGTGCTACACTTTGACATGGCTTACACCAAGTAGCTGTAAACTTCAATAGTAGGTTTTTGTCACCATCAGCATCAATACACTTAATTAGTGTTTGAAGTTGAGAGTCGTCAAGTTCGCTAATAATATCACGAGATTCCATAATATTATTAGAGGCCTATTATCTTTATGCTTTTATATATTCTTTTACCACTTTATCCACCTCATGAAGTGATTTATTTCCGCCAATAACATGCCCTTCCCAAAAATATCTACAATAAGAATACTCTACATCATACGTCACATCATTCACCCAGCTGCTTTTCTCTTTAATAATAATATTATGTAGCTCCTTTGGAAGTAAGTGAAAACATGATGGAGGAATAACATATGTAAGTTGTGTAAGAGGATGAACTGGAGTATGATTTGACTCTGAAAAGAAATCCACGTCAAAGTAGGGGACATACTTTTTAAGATCTTCAAGTAGTGGCGGATACTCATATTTATAATGCCAATCCCAATCTGGACAACCGCTAGTATAATATTTTAGTGTCCACTCTAGTCCAGAAATATAATTCAATGAAACACTCTTACATAGTTCATCATTTCTTTCAGAATTAAACAAACACTTATAATATCGTTCTTGCCAGCCATCAGAAAATGGATCAATAAATTGTTCCTTTGTTCTATCCAAGAGCGGAATATTATTAAGACGACTCAGTATGGGGTCATCTCCATGTCTTGAATATGATACAGATTTGGCTTGTTTATCTCGAATTGAATGTTCTGTTCTAAAAAACTCGCCTTCTTCATTCGAAAGAATATTAAAAAATGCTCTCATGTTTTTCCATACAATTTTGTCTCCATTTGTAATATTTCCATTTACACTAATCGTTTGCTTATATGCAGAGGTTATTCTATCTATTCCATCTGTTCTAATATTAAGAGCAGGAAAATGCGGTAAAAAGTCATTACCAAGAAGGAAACAAATAAATATGTAATCATAAAGTCGCTGTCGTTGTGACTCATTATTAATATCAGAACCGTCATTTAGTTCTAGTGTAATTGCATTTCCCATTTCGTTCATATTTAATACATAATTGCAATTTGGTTCAAGCGATGAGTCAATGCTTTTAATAAATTGCGGAGTTTCTCTATATAAATAAAGGTCCTTTGATATATGTAGGTGGTTAAGTGACAGCATAATTAAGTCTGCATCTAGACCATAAATTGCAGACTTCGTTTCTCTATGATATTCTGAGTTATTTCGAATATATTGAAATATTTTTTGCTCTCCTTCGCCTGGTTCGTCACTTGTCGAAACGATAATTTTTTTAACTGAATAGCGAGATGGCTTTGAAAACGTGGATGTAATTTTTTTTCCAAGTTTATCCATAAAACTGGTTCCTGGCGTGATAGCAGTAGTATCCCAACTAGTATTATTTGATTTTCCTACAGATTCAAAAATATCTCGCTCTATGTGCGAACGGGTTCTCCGAGTAAGCTGTTGACACATTTTCGCCCTAGGAGCTACTCCATCAAATGCGATCATAACATGACCGTCTGGATTTACACATGATATATAATTTTCTAATTTTATGATTGTTTCTTTTATTACTGCATCTTCAAAGTTTTTGGGTTGTTTCTCCCTCTCTGCAATTTCTCTAACTGCATCATATATGATGGAGTTAGAATCAAAATATATATTATTTACGGTATGAGAGGTTGTCAATTTGGATAACACATTGCGATATTTTTTTATAACATGAGAGTAATATTTTGGGATCCCCATAGCTATATTGACATCATTATATCCTTTTAAACCAAAATAAATAAGCATATCTTCATGTTTTACAAACAATCGTTATCGCGAAAAGGACTCAAATATTAAAATCGCAATAAATATAAATGCCAAGTGATAAAAAAGCGAAACTTAAGAAAAATAAGAATGAAGTCATAATTGATTCATCTACATTTTCTACAAACGTCAACGACTTGTTACTATCTTTTAGAACAATCGTTCAAAAAACTATTATTAGCTCTCAAACATACAAAAATAATGATGTTATGACTGCTAACGATTTGAAACAATCATTAGAATCACTGCATAGAGTCTATACTCAAATCGATAAGCTTGAGGGTATTATAAAAGAAAATGCGATTAGTAAAGATAATATTATTAAGGATTTACAGTCAATCACTAATGATCTTTCTTCTGTATTCAAAAGCTATGGTACTGATAATTTGGTTGATTTGTTAAATGTCTGCTTAGGTAAAGACTACATAACAAATGAGATTGAATCATCTGGACAAGAAAATATTGATAGATTTGAACTATTGCAAAAATATGCCAAGCCAATAAGCTATAAAAGTGTAATCTGGAAGAATGAACCACCTCAAGAACCTGTTCAAATTAAAAAGAATCGCATTGTCGAAGATATCTCTATTGCAGAAGGCGCAAAAACATTAGAGGCTTTTGATTTGGCAAGAACTATGAGAGGTTTTCATACAAAAGTATATGGCATTAAAGTTGCATTCAGAAAACCTGATGAGAAAAAAACTCTTATTGTTAATTTTCTAGTCGATGATATCATGTTGGAATGTGCAGGATCATCATTTATTAATAAACGATTGCTTGTACTTCACTATGAAAAAAATCCCTCCGATAATGAAAATGAAAAACGTATCTTCCATAGATTTCTTGGGTGTCTTACAATCAAAGATTTACTTGTTTATAGTGATGATGAATTAGTTCACAGATATGTAGGTTATTGTAATCAAGTTACTCTTATTAAACAGAAAACTATTACTCAAGTTACAAAAGAGTTTTTGGGCAATGAATTATATCTACAACGATGTACCATTATGCAATTGCTTCTTAGATCAGATGAACACGAATATCAGTATCTTGCATATCTCTTATATGATCTACTATCGAATGATACTAATGGCAGTGTAGATACACATGAGCAAACTTTATTGTTTGACAGCTTACCATGGAATGTAAAGAAATATTTCCGTGATGCAATGAAGCAAACTATTAATTACACAAATAATTTATCTAGTTTTGATAATGCAAAAATACCTCTAGAACAGCAGATCTGTTTAATGAAAGCAGATGAATCTGTAAAAGAGAAGGCTATGCTGAAATTGAAAGAAGTAAAAGCGAAATCAGAGGATTCAGGATCTAAGGCACGCCAGTATCTCGAAGGTTTACTAAGAGTTCCATTTGGTATTTATAAGAATGAACCTATTCTAAATGTTATATCTGATTCTACTGAAGAGTTTAAATTAATTGTGGATAAAACAAAAGAAGCGAATTGTCCAGTATCTTGCTTTCCTCTCCAAGACAAATATAATGGACTTGAAGTTAGAAAATATTCGGGCGCATTGATGAACACATATGTTCCTAATTTAAAGTCACAATATTCAAAGAAGATTTGTTCTGCCCTTACAAAATGTAATAGAAATACTATTATTGCAAATGTATGCCTCATTAACACATATATTAAAACACATGGGATTGACTATCCAAAATTATTACATTCTGGGAAAAAAATCTCATTTATGCAATCAAAGATATGTGATTTTATCAAAGAGTTTAGTACTAAACCTAGTATTCTCTCTGAGATAGCCGAAGTATGTGGCCAAAAACAAGAGATATGTGATTTAATACCAACGGTTGAACGAGGAGTTGATGTTATTACAAAAAATATTTCGAAAATAACAGATTATATGGGGGATGTACACGATACACTTAACAGTGCGGTTCATGGACATGATAAAGCAAAACGTCAAGTTGAAAGAATTATTGGACAGTGGATCAGCGGTGAAAGATCAGGTTATTGTTTTGGTTTTGAAGGACCTCCTGGTGTGGGAAAAACATCGTTAGCTAAGAAGGGTATTGCTAGTTGTCTTAAGGATAATGAAGGTTCAACCAGGCCATTTGCTTTTATTGCTGTTGGAGGATCCTCTAATGCTAGTACATTGGACGGACACAATTACACATATGTAGGATCAACTTGGGGAAGAATTGTTGATATTCTCATGGAAACTAAATGTATGAATCCTATTATCTTTATTGATGAGCTTGATAAAGTAAGTCGTACTGAACATGGTAAGGAAATTATCGGTATTTTAACCCATTTGATTGATCCTACTCAAAATGATTCATTCCAGGACAAATATTTTACAGGAATCGAATTGGACCTCTCGAAAGCATTATTTGTATTTTCATACAATGATGTTGATGCAATTGATCGTATTCTTCTTGATCGTATTCATAGAGTCAAGTTTGACCATCTAACTCTTGAAGATAAACTTACGATTACAAAGGATTATTTATTTCAAGAGATTTACTCAAAGATGGGTCTTGAAGGTGTCGTAAACATCAGCGATGAGGTAATAGAGTTTCTAATAGAAGAATACACATGTGAACCTGGAGTAAGAAAGCTCAAGGAACTACTGTTTGAGATTGTTGGAGAGATTAATCTCACAGTGCTTCAAGAAACAACTGATTATGATCTACCTATAAATGTTAGTATTAGTGATATTAAAAATAAATATCTTAAGGATCGTCATGAGTTTAGGGCTAAGAAGATTCACGATGAACCAAAGGTTGGTTTAATATCTGGATTATGGGCAAATGCTCTTGGTAAAGGCGGCGTTCTTCCAATTGAGGTATCATTTTGTCCTTCACCCAACTTTTTAGATTTAAAATTAACTGGTATGCAGGGAGATGTTATGAAAGAGAGCATGACAGTTGCCAAGACACTCGCATGTACTCTTGCTGAGAGAGATATGGGAACCAAAATGATGGGGTCACTATTGAAGAAATGCGAGGAATCAAAAATGCAAGGTATTCATATTCACGTCCCAGAAGGTGCTACTCCAAAAGACGGTCCATCCGCTGGCACTGCTATTACGGTTACACTTTATAGTTTACTCATGAACAAAAAAATTAAACATGACATAGCTATAACTGGAGAAATGTGTCTGCAGGGAAAAGTTACTGCTATTGGAGGATTAGATTTGAAGATTTTAGGCGGCATCCGTGCTGGTGTTAAGACGTTCATCTATCCCAAAGAAAACGATAAAGATTTTAATGATTTTATGGAGAAATACAAGGAGAACCCATGTATTGAGGGAATCTCATTTGTAGAGGTTTCTACAATTGACGAAGTGCTCGAAATAGTCTTTGTCTAAAGCAATAATATCTACATACTATATATATATTATGGCTGGAATTGAATTAACATTATCAAATGTCATGCAATTGATGGCTGCATTGTCGCCTATATTAATTGCCTTTTTCATGTTGATGCTTTCTTTTATGAATCAGAACGTGAAAGGAATTATTTTTATTGCAGGAGCAATTATGGCTACGTTTATAAATCACTTTCTTCAAAACATGATGAAGAGTCCAGTAGATCCAACTGCATCTCTTTCATGCAATATAATTGATATTCCATTTTTAACACGGTATAACAGCCCATCAACAAGTAGTCTGTTTATTGCATTTACATTTGCATACCTCTTTTTACCAATGAAATATAATAATCACATGAACTATGCCGTTATTGCTGCACTTCTTGGTATGTTTTCATTAGATGCGGTAAGTAAAATAACTAATAAATGTACTACTGTTGGAGGTGCAGTGTTGGGTGCTCTTTCTGGATTTGTATTAGGCTCACTGTGGTACACCGTGTTTCATGTTGTCGGTGCAGATGATCTTCTTTATTTTGATGAAATGGATAGCAATGCAGTTAGATGCGAGCGTCCATCAAAACAAACATTCAAGTGTTCCGTTTACAAAAACGGTAAATTAATTAGCTCAAATATAGCTTAACTAATATTGAAAGATGATTGGTGTTTTTTTATAAAATCAACCATCTTTTTTACTGCAGTTTTTCTTGACATTGTATACATCATACTTCTTTCACCCGGAACATTGCGATTCATTATATTCATAAAATGCAGGATAATTTTAGATAATATTGCATGTTCGTATTTTTCCTCAGCATCTTCAAATGTTACATATGGTTTTTTTAATCGAGAATTAACTAAATTATGAAACTTCCACCAAAATACCTGTAAATCTTTTATGGTTTTAACTTTGACACCAGCCCTTTTTGCTTGAGCAAATGTAGTCTTAGCATGATCACTGCAGTCTGGACATGGTAGATTTATGCATAAATTATATATATAATTGTTCAAACTTTCAATAACCTGAATATTTTCATCTTTTAATTTAAATGAGATACTGTGTATTAAGTGCCAGCATGCATTGCCCCATTCTTGTTTTGTACTCATGATATTATATATAAAGATAATACCATATAATTACTAAACGATGGTGACTATCGGCGAAAAAAATAAGAAAAAACAAGAAGATAATATTATTGTCGAAGGAGCATTTGATTTCTGGTCAGCACTTGATTCAGAACCACAAGAATCCCACGATCAATCAGATGATAATATATGCCTTTTAACACGAGAACCTTTAAAACCAAATTATGTAACCATGCCATGTGAACATAAATACAATTATATACCGATTTGCAGAGAAATCTCAGCAATTAAAAATCCTAATATTGGTTCACAAAAGTATAATCAGGGCTATATATCAAACGGAGTCAAATTACTTCGAAATCAGATATTTTGTCCATATTGTAGAACAGTGTATAACACATTACTTCCAAAGATTCCCGAACAATATCTAGATTTCGTTCCTGATAAGTACGTTACTTCTTCAAGTAACTATATTTCGTCTCGAACATGTAAATATGTATTTAAATCTGGAAAACGTAAAGGACAATGTTGTGGAAAGAAAAATGCATTTGATACAAAAAATGGTACATATTGTTCACATCATGATTCTGTGAATAAAACCTCACCGGTGAAATTAAACAAGGTTGCAATAGTACTAAGTGATGAAGAAAAGAAGATTTCAAGTAATTTCAAGCTTTCTCAACTCAAACAGATACTTAAAAACGCAGATTTGCCTATTTCTGGAACAAAAGCGGTATTAATTACTAGAGGAATGAAGGCAGGGATATCCTTTACTCTTCCTGATATGTAGGTGTTATTAAGATTTAACGTTTTTAACGTTTTTAACGTTTTTTTTACTTTTCAAAGTCTCTGAGATATTTTACTGATAATTATAGAAATAACCCAAATATATTTTAGAGAATTGAAAACAGGTAAAAAACGTGATTTACTTAGACGCCCTAGAGAAGAAAAAAATATTTTTGAAAAGTTTATGAAGGATTGTTATGTAGGACTGAAAAAAAGGCACTAAATAGTAATTATTGAAAGGGTTTAGGAATAGCATATAATGCTCATATATAGCATATAAAATATGCAAAAATATGCACCTGCCTCGAATGGTAATAAAAATCCAAAGTTTTACTGTGATAAATGCGACTATGGTTGTAATAGGCGTTTTTTGATGTCTCAACACGAAAAAACCCAAAAACACCGAATGCTCAAAAATGCTCAAAAATGCTCAACTAACGACGAATTATCAGATGATCTACATAAATGTAAGTGTGGAAAAAAATATAGACATGTTCAAAGTTACAGGAGACATGTAAAGAATTGTCAATATATCGAAGCTAGTCAAGAATTGGTTATAGAAAATAAAACAAGTAAAACATCTGACGATTTAAGAAATATGTTATCAACAATTTCTGAACAATATAAAAATATGGTTATAGAAAATGCCGAAATGAGAAAAATTGTTACTGAGATGATACCTCGTATCGGAAGTAATAATACAACTATTAATAACCAAATAAATATCCAAATGTTTTTGAATGAAGAATGTAAAGATGCATTGAACTTAACCGACTTTATTGATACATTGAAACCTGATATGGCTGATTTAGATTCTACAAGAGAAAATGGTTATGTTGTTGGTATTGCTAATATTTTTCTTAGAGGTCTCAAAGCACTGGATCTTAATAAAAGACCAATTCATTGTTCTGATCTTAAACGAGAAGTTCTATATGTAAAAGATCATGGTATATGGGAACAGGATAATGAAGAAAAGCAAAAAATAAAACATGCAATTACATCGGTTGCTAAAAAACAAATTAATGCTATTAAACAGTGGGAAGATCAACACCCTGGATGGCAGCATACAGAAAAGGGGACGCAAGAATATTGTGAAATGGTTCAACAAGTTACTACGCCAACAAATGAAGAAAAAGATAATCGAATAATTAAGAGTATTGCAAGTAGTGTTGTTCTTGATAAAGATTTATAGATCAGCTTAAAACTTAACATATAGAATATATAGACATGGCACAAACAAAAGAGGAATTGGTTGCAGTTGTTAGAGAATGGGTAACTCTTGAAACTGAAATTAAGACGTTACAAAAGCATATTAAAGAGCGGCGCTCTAGAAAAAAAGAATTAACTGGGGCATTAGTGAATACAATGAAATCAAATGAAATTGATTGCTTTGATATTAGTGATGGAAAAATCATTTATAGTCAGAATAAAGTAAAGGCACCTGTAAGTAAAAAACATTTGCTTTCTTGTTTATCCGACTATTTTAAAAAGTCAAATGATCCTTCTGCTGCCCAAGAAATGACAAAATACATTCTTGAATCTCGAGATACCAAAATGAAGGATAATATTAGATTCAAAGAACCCAAGTAATTTTTTAGATTATACTCTATATTTTAAAGTATAATCAAATTGTATATGTTATCGGGTCTTAGTAAAACGCGATTTGAGATTGTTAATAAATTATCTAGAAGTAAAAAAAATATCACTGAGAGCGATCCAGATGTGGATTTTACAATATCATTAAGTGATAATATTCGTTTAATTGATCCAGGGATAGAACCTATCTGCACTACATGTAAATACATGATTGATGATATACTTGATATTCGAAAATCAAAAATAATATCAGGAGAATATTCAATACTTATGTACTCAGTTTGTAGTATTGCATTGAAACCATTCCTTCTTTTTAAATTAACCAAACATAATGATAAATGTCTACTACCAACACTAACACTTGATAAAACTGGAGAGATACCAGTTGTTGATGATATGATATATCAGGGAATGATTCCCGATGAAAACATACTTGTTTACGAGTTTAATTATACTGATTCTGATGTTAAAAAAATATCTTCAAGTGACGATGATATCATAGTTAGTGTAGACGATATAATTAATCAAAAACACGCATTTAATTATAAGATTGACGAAGATGTTATATCTCTATTTCTCAAGTATGAGCAACTCATTTATTTACAAGATGATATGGGAGAATTGGTAGAAACACCCATGACCGCATATAGAGGGGAATATTATAAGATGGTTGGCGTACTAGCCGGTCTTGGAACTCCAAGATCGGGACCATATTCGTCATTAGGACCATATTTTAAGTTCGCAGATCATGCAAGAGCACTGAGATTTGGCGTAGTATCATTAAATGGTAAACCTCAATATGTTGGCGATGAAAAGATTACACGAGAAGAAACTCCTGTTTTTACAAAAGGTGGGTTAGTAAAATACATGTTGTTTTTAGGTAATACTAAGGTTTTACTGAATCTCTCTTCTGATCCGGATGATGATTCTAGCGAGTCAATTAGACTTGCAGAGAGTAGACTGTTTATAAAAGATACAATGAAACTTAGGGATTCGGCTGGAAAATGGGCTTCTAAGTATGATAGTATTATGCAACCACTAATTACTATTTATGATTCTGAATCGAAAAGAGACAGACAATTAGACCCACAGGTAGTAGTTAAAGAGTTTCGTCAACAACATCCAATTCAGTACGCATATCTTGATACAAGTAAGGTGACGCTTGATAAAGAAAGTGGATTTTACAACATCAAGGAATCATATTTGGAATAATTATTCATCTTCAACCTCTTCATATGTTTTTTGTATAGTTGGAGATTCCTCTAGCTCTAGATATGCGTTCATCAATGCAGCCTGTGTTATCTTTTCCTCTCGTTGTTTTTTAAACAATTCTAGAGCTTTCATCTCATTATTAATCGTTTCCAACTCTTTTGTATCACAATAAACAGATGTTGTTTGTATTTCAGTCATAGTAGATTTATCAATCATTTTAGGTTTAGTATTGATAGTAGTCAATGGTTTAGTATTGATAGTAGTTAATGGTTTAGATAGAGTAGGGGGGTTAACAACACTATTAGGATTGGACTGGTAATTAGCCATGCGTATATCATCTTTTCTTGCAATTTCTATATTAGATACAATCGTAGACAAACTAAACATAATTATAAGTTATAACTATTTTTTATAGTGTACTTTTTTCCATAAAAAAAGTATACAGTTATTGTATTATGAGTGCACTCACTAAATTAGTATATACAATAGCAGCGTCGGTAGCAATAGTATATGTGACAACGACACTATTCTCTTTTTTTGGAATAGGCTTTGAAGTATATGGTATATATGTATTGTTTATGGTTGGCATGGCAATACTTTATTCAATGTTGCCAGAAGAAACCGGATTATTATTTTCACGCAAGTCTTAGACATTATTGTCACCACTAATAACCATATTCACATTCTCAGTTGATAATTTAGGTTGTGAAGAATCATTCGTTGAAGCAACATAATGCTCAACAAACCCCATCATATCTTGATCATCTAGTTCATCGCAAATCTCTCTTGTAGTAGGGCGTCGATGTTTTGTCTTTTCAAATTGGTCTATAATATCTTCAATACGGTCTTGTTTTTTCTTAAGTTCAACTGCCTTTCTAGCAAGCTCAATTGCGGTTCTTGTTTGACCGGAACCATTTTTAAGATTACTAATAGGAGGTGCTTTATAGACAGCAGTAGCAGTAGATTCAATTGTATCACATATTTCGGGCTTTTTGAGTTCAAGGAATGCCAATTGACGCTTTGATAATAACGTTTTGTCTAGTTTACCCTTAATCTTAGAAACTCCGTCAGAGAATGTGGAGTTAAACTCATCAATTACCTTTTCAGAAATACTTGGACTCGTTTCCATTAAACGATCAAACTCTTCTTTAGAGTGCTTAAGCATTTGAATTACAGGCAATCGCTCAACTGGTGATTTTGCTAATTCAACCTTAGTATTTCTGTAAAACTTATCCCAAGCAATCGAGGCAACTCTATGTGCTTCATTTAGTTCACTAACTTTTAGAAATTGAGCAATTGTAGTTAAAATGCCAGCAAAAATATTAACCGATCCAACTGCCATACTAAAAAACCCTCTGGATGACTCTGGTAGTTTTTCCTGAGCGAAATTAGCAGTACCAGTTATAGTACTCATTACAATTACAGGTATCGTAAACCACATATTTGATCTTGCAAAATGTTGGTGTGCTTTTGAATGTAACCACCTGTAACACATTGCTTTATCTGCCCACTCAATTAATATATTTTCGTGTTCCTTCGTCCAATCTACATGTAATTGTGTACCATTTACAGAAAATGTATCTGAGTCAACATTTTCATCGTGTGTTATTTCTTTTGTATCTGCTGCAGACATCTATTATATATATAGAGTAATAATATTGCCAATTGACTTTAATATACGTATTATATATATATGAATACAAGTCCAAGTGTTTCTGAGGTTAAACGAAAGTTCGAGCAGGTATTATCTCTTAGACAAGATATAATTAATGTTTTCCACATTTTAGATAGCAAAATAAAGGTGCTTCAAGAAGTATATTCAAATATGGTTGCTACGCATTCACATAAAGAATATGTTTTTGGAATTGATTCATTTTGCTTTCAAAATGAGCTAATCGAGACTGATTACATTAATCTAAAAGATATATTCAGACGTATAGGAGGGCGTTCATATTGCGAATACTATAATTTGTATATAATGGTTCAACAATACGGTACTGCTGAAATTACAGATTCTAAAGTTAAAAGAAGTGTAAACTTTACACACAATTTTCCACCATATAAACATCTAGATACAAAACGAGAATATAATATTGATGTTGTTAGAGATATGCAGGACTCTATTACCGGCTGTATTACTGAACTAGAATCGCATCACCAGGGAAGAGAGACTTCATTACAAGCAGATAGAGAGCAGTCAAATCTGGGGTTAAATATTGATAATCTGGTATATACCGAGATGTTTAGAAACACAATGTTGAAGGCCAAGATTGATATGTTTTATAGATACTTGGATGTTTTTTATAATCATCATTCAAAATATTATACTCGCCTTCTTCTCAAAGCAAAACTACATTTGGGAATTGTGAACGAGGATATTTTAATTAAACAGTTCAGTCAACAAAGCATTGATCGTTCAGAAATTGCCCATTTAAAATCTCCTGGAGGAAAAGAATCAATAGGTGGTGTGATTAAAAAAGAAGAGGATGCTCAAATCAAAAGCTATGTGCAGTATGATGAGATGGCAGAATCTAGACAAAATGTGCTTTCTCATATAATAGCATCAACCGGCAGTGATAATTCTAATGGTGAATTAAATGATGATGATTCTATTCAAAGTGAGAATCATTCGATTATAGATGAATTAGATAATGAATTAGATGTATTTGACAGTGAATTAAATAAAGATAATATTCAAGTTAAGCTCAGGTCTGAAAAGATTCTTGAAGAATCTGAATTAAATAGTGTGACTGGTTCTACAGAATGTATGTTTGATAGTAAATCGGTTGGAAAACGCGTTTTAATAGATGGTTACGATAGTGTTGGTACAATTTCATTTGTAGGCCCGCATAATGAAAATAAAGATCCTAGAGTTGGTGTAACATTAGATACTAAGGTTGGTCGTAATAATGGAACCGTGCGTGGTCATAAATATTTTGAGTGTCAGGCTGGTTATGGAATATTAGTTGTGCCATACAAGGTTCATTTCATGGATGAGTTGAGTTGAGTTGAGTTGCTCATAGCTTTAAGCTCAAACAACTATATATATTGAAAAATTGAACTAGAAACATAACGTTAACGCAAGTTAAAGAACATGGAGAAACGCATCAATAAGAGAATAGAACAACATCAATTAGATTTTAAGAACTCTATAAAAACATTTGTTGATAATAATAAGTGTCGAGTGTGTGGTGATGAAACTGATCTTACAAGTAATTTCCTAAGATTTATATTTGATTTTGATAATCTAGTACTATCAAAAGATGATTTTAAAAAGAGAAAAAGAGTTAAGAATCAAGTCCCTCAATATGAAAGATGTACTGCTAAGCGGGCTAATGGAGAGCAATGTACACGACGTAGAAAGGACTCAGCGTGCTTCTGTGGTACACATATTAAAGGAACGCCTCACGGAGTAGTTGATAGTGATGGTGAAACAAAAACTGTTACAAAGATTGAAGTATGGGTTCAAGAAATCAAGGGTATTAATTATTATATTGATGACAGTAATAACGTATACCTTCCGGAAGATATACTTCAAAATAGTACATCTCCTCGTAAAATAGGAATATGGAATCTGACTGATTCAGGTGATTACGAGATACCGTCGCTGGGGGTTTAATACGTTCTACACGTAATATTTTTATTTGATATTATGTGTAATGGATACAGAATATCAAAAAATAATTATCGACTTTTTAAATGTATGCGGAATCCCATGTGAGTCTCTTTCTGTTATTGATGGATTAGCTGTGCCTAGAGAAACGCTGCTTCAAGAAGATAAATATAAGGCTGCTTGTGATCATATAGAAAAACTAAAGGAAATCTATTCCTCTTCATATATGACATCTCTTCAAAAGACAGCAAAGAAAACACAAACTTGGCCTTTAATAAATATTGTTAGACAAGTTCTTAAAAGTTGTGGATATGTAATGGTTCCAAAGCGTTTATCTAATGGTTATACTAAGTCAGGTAAAAAACTTTACAGGCGCGTTTTTTTAATAAGTAAAGCTGCAAATGGCTCTAATGATACATCTGATTGACATTAATATCCATGCATATATTAATGAGTAGGGTTCCGCAACACTATGTGCCTGATATTTTATCTAAATCACAAAAGAAAATCGCAAAGCGCGAATTGCGTAAATCTAGAAAAGCTTACAAGAAAAAAAAATATTACACGCGTAAAAAAGTAAAAGGATATAAGAGCAAGAGAACATCTTGGGAGAGTCGAGTAAAGAAGGTTTATAATATCCCAGATAAAACGAAGTTGAATCTTTCTTTGCTATCTCGTAAGAGTAAGTGTAGTAAAAAATCACTCAATCAAATAATTAAGAAAGGGATGGGTGCATATTATTCATCAGGGTCTAGACCAAATCAAACGCCTCACTCTTGGGGATATGCAAGATTATATAGTTCACTTGCAGGAGGTCCTGCATCAAAGGTTGATATGCATGTATTAAAGGACGGCTGTAAAAAAAGTAGTAAATCTTTAAAATTAGCTAAAAATGCACGTAAAAATGCTACAAGGAAGAAGGTTCAGCTTGGTGGTTATCGAATGAAAGAACGGATTATTAAGTTTATAGTATCACCGATTAAGTTTAAAAAATATAGAGCTTATGTTCGTAATATTAAAACTGGCAAAGAGAGACATATCGATTTTGGAGATAATAGATATCAACAATTCAAAGATAGAACGCCAGTTGGTCACTATACCTCAAAAAATCATGGGAATCCAAAACGTATGAGAAATTATTTTAATAGACATAGTGGAACTCCTCATAGAGGTCGTGCAATTGAATCAGAGAGACGGAAAAGTAAAGGTATATTTAATGCTAAGATTCTTAGTCACGAATATTTATGGTAACAATAATAAAATCAAATACTTATTATTGTTTAAAAAAAGGTTTTTCCAACAGCTATACCAAGGATAGCTCCTATTATTGACCCTATTGCGGTAAGATAGAGTGGTTTTTGTCTATTTTTTGGCCTTATTAATGACTCCATTATCACGCTAACAGCTGTTCCAACTGTTATACCTAATATATTGCTATAAAGATTTCCGATTGCCGCCTTGAATCTCTCAGTTCCATATATGTATTTACTCATTTCTTCGAGACCAATCCAAATCCCAAGTGTGTCCACAAACCCTAGTGCTGTGCCGAACGATAAGCCGACTATTATATCTTTTACTGTTATCTCCTCTGCTCCATCATTTATAAATGTTTTGAAATCGAACCCATCATATGGAGGTTTAAATGCCTGTACTTCATATGCAAGTATAAGAGAGATTGATATGATAATAATGCTAATTATAATGAATCTATTAAGTCTTCCCATTAGTGTATAGTTAGATGATTATCTGTAGATAGGATTTGCTAAAGCAGGCTGACAAACGCATTGACCGCCAAATCCTGGCATTTGTAAACCGATTGAGCCATTCTCACATAAACATGTACCTACACCCCATGTTGCAGCTGGAGTTTTAACGCAGAACTCAGTAGTAAATCCTCTTGATCTACATTCGGCGAATGATCCAGTGAACCCTTCTTCACATTTACATTTGGTGATTATTGCAAATCCAATAATTGCGATAAGAAAAATACATCCGCACAACATTTTGCTTTTCATTTATTTATTGTTAGATATTAACTTGATACTATAAAACCCCATAATGCAATTACAGTGATGACAATTGTGGCAATTCCATGTGATATATTATTTAATATAATATTCAGTTTACTATTGCATTGTTTTTCCTTTTTGGTATCTTTTTCCTGTTCAATTTCATTTTGAGCAAGTAGTCTATAATCTTCATCTATAACTTCTGTGTCCTCCGTATTATTAGATTTCACATAATATTGTTTTTTGGTTATATCATTAGTAATATTCAGACTATTCAGACCTGTATAACTATACTTACGCGATAACGACGGTGGTGGCGTTTTAGTGTTAGTTTTTTCCCATTCAGACGAATGAATTAAATTGGGATCAAGTATACTAATTACATTAACTCTCTCTCTAGAACAGGCAGGGGAACATACATATGCATCGCACGTTCTATATAATGGTTTACCTTGATGTAATTTTATTTGAGATCCGCAGTGTCCGCAGTTCATATTATTAGTTATATTCTATATAATTACATAAAAATAGATCAATTTTGTATTTTTATTTACTTTCTTTATTTTGGATAGGGTCATCGTTTTTATGAACAATATTTGATTTTTGTTCTTCATGGCATCGTAGAGATCTACTATTGTACTTACCAAACTTATTGTATCGATCTTTCATTTTATCTTTTCCTCGCTTTCTTGGTGCTGAGTCAGAGTCTTTTCGAGGCATTATGATTTGTATATGATGAAAAAATATTGGTTTGAGAAAAATGGTTCATTTTTAAGAGTAATCAATAATTAATATAATTAAATACTCGATGTGAAACATTTTTTGGTGTGCTCGATTTGCGACGAATTAATTGAACTTATTTACCGGTAGTAAAAAACTGCCTCGCGCAGTCGCAGTTGCGACGAAGCGCCAAAAAATTGAAAAGTAAGATGGTGATAAGGAGAAGTGTAATCAAGAAGAATAAATTGAACTAAAAGTTAAAAGTTTTAAAATGAGTATGAGTATGAAGATATCGGGAACGAGTTTAAGTAAGCT